TCTTTATAACAGTTTTCTGTATCCTATCTATCACTATTATAATATATAAATAAGATTCCTGAGATAGACAATGCTATCTCAGGAACATAGTAAATTATCAATTTTCTGTATACCAAATTTTATCTAATAGAGAATGCTTTTCAAAGAATTCTCGTTCATCCCATTTATATATTTCACCATGTAAATATGCTCCAATAAATCTAAATTGTTCTGTATGGTCATCATCATTATCTGCTTTATTAGATGATACCAATTCAATTATCTTTAAATATTTAATCCCATATTCTTCCAACGCACTACTATAGATTTCCTTTCCGTCTTTAAGATATTTAGAAGCTTGAATAAAATCTACTAACTTAGGTTCAGGAACATCACTTTTTTGCGTTATTTGTTTCTTAACACACCAATCTTCAGCTTCAATATCTTCAAGTGTGAATAGAAAATCATTTACAGGTCCTTCTTTAAGTTCTTTATCATTACCTTCTTCTTTCCATTTCTTTCTAAAGATAGTTTTCCCTTCATGAAAATACATTAATGCAAGATTTAAACTTAAAGATTCATCGATAATGATATCAATTGGATTATCATTTTCGGAAATTATATGCCAAATAATAGGCTTTCTAGAAAGATTCCATTCACCATTGAATTCTAAATCTACAACATGATAACGGAATTCAGAAAAATTATGATCACAATATACATAGTAATTTTTTGTTAGCACATCAAATATATCATCAGACATAATTTGAAATTTATTATTACCCAATGCAATAACAATGAAGAATTCTTTATTACGATTTGATTTAGCTTTTGTATAATTTGGACGTTTAGAAGAGAACGGAATACTATATTTCGGTAAATCTTCTCTAAAGCATCCAACTATATATTCACACGAAATAATCTTATCCAGAAAATCTGAATGCAATTTTTTATTGTTTCCGGCTGGAGCTGGATCTAAAAACTTCTCTACCAGCTTTTTAAAATTGTAACACATAATTCATAACTCCTTTACAGCATATCTATGTTATAAGTTTCACCATCATCATATTCATACCATATCTTCTCATCAGATAGTAAATCACTAGTAGTAAATGCATAAGGTGTAGAAGAAATGATAGCATTACCACCAAAATACATTTTAAAGTATTGTGTTTCATCCTTTGCAAGAAAGATAAATTTGAATAATCTTCTTGGATTTTTCGTTGAAATTAATTTACCTTGCTTTAGTAACTTTATAGCTTCCAATGCTGTCATTGGTTCACCAACTAGAACATTCTTCTTAGGTTTGGTTTCTTCTTCTTTTTGATAGAATTGCTCAATTGTTTCAGAGAAATGGTCAAGTATATTAATTATAGCTTTATTAGGATTAACAAATTCAAAATCTGTTTCAAGCCATTCTATTAGATTCTTTCGATCAGTAGACCCAAATCCAATATCATACTCATCCTTACCAACTTCTAGATACTTGATTTCATAATAAGGTTTTGTTTTATCACCCATATCAATTAACCTAGAAACGATATAAGCATCTTCGACTAGAAATAGATGGTCTTTGTCCTTCTTTTGTCGTTTGAACTTGTCAAATAATGATACTTTAGTATTGTCCATAAATGTATCCTCCTGTAAAATATTTTTACTATTCTGTTTTTGATTCATTAAACTTTGAATCTGAGGATTAACATCATTTAAGTCTCCATTACTTTTTAAAATTTCTAACAGATTATCATTGTCCATTTATAAATATTCTCCTTTTATTCGTTATATAATAACAATCATTAAAGTTCACCACAAATATCAAACCTCTCATTGTCTTCTTTTGAAAACGCAATTATCCAATCGTTTGCTAAAATATCTTGATCTGTCATAAGATAATCAACAGTAACGCCATATCTACGAATTACTTCAAAAGTATTTTTATTTTTTATAAATTTTAAAAACTTATCTCTATTCCAAGCTTTTCTAGTACAAATATATCCTTTCTTTAAAAATCTTAATATAACATCAAATTCAACTCCTATAGGTTCATAATCTTTTATAGTATAACGCTCTGTTGCTACGATAACTGGTGGAGAAGGAAAATCAGATTTATTATTAATATCTTTATGATTTAATATCATATTAGCAAGTTCACCACTATAAGGCATATATCTAAAATTCATATTTAACACCTAACCTTTTCTTTTTATAAAAAGTCCTAGAGATTGTGTTTTGAAATTCTTTAGGACTCTCTTAATAATATAATTCTTTAATTACATATTTATCTTCTTGAAATACAAACATCTGATTTTTGAACCAGAATCTCCAGCCGCCGCCAGTTGTTGCTTGTACGCCTCTAAGACAATCTGAAATATGTCTAGATTCTAATCCATGGTTAGCCGCAAACATAGTTTGATTATTTGTAAGGTAAATTTCACCAGTAGGTGATACTGCGTAAAATTCTTTAATCATTCTCGAATTTCTAGTCTGTCTTGTTGGAGTGGTCCATCTAAGATTTCCTCTAACATATCCGACATTATTATTGATTCTATCCAAAGATACTCTTTCTCCAGCATAATGATTTTTAGCATATAAGTATTTTCCATACTCATCATCATAGAAATCTACAAATGCATCGTAATCTGTGGTCAATCCTCTGCCTCCATAATTATAATAGTATTCACTATTAGGATTATAAATACGATTTTTCATATGTACCCATACATCATAAAATTTAGGATCTTGTTGTTTTAATCCAAATCCACAAGCAACCTCGTGTATTGAACAATTTTGTCTATCCCTAAGATTGCCTTCGTAAATATCTTTTTCTCTTCCACATTTTAAGCATCTGCAGGTTAACATTCTTCTATTGTTAACAACATCTCTTTTTGAAGAGATAACCTCCATGTCATTAATAACATCTCCTGGTTTAATTTCTTTGAACTTTCTAGACATAATTAAAACCACCTTTCATAAATATAAATAATTTTGCTTATAATAAATAGATTTATATTTATGTTAGTATGTTTTAAAAAATAATTATGAAAAGGTTGTGATGAGATAACTTGTCATTAAATTCATTAATCTCCGAATGCTTCCATAGCGTTCATTTGTGTAAACTTTTCTGTACTATCGTGGAAAGCCTTCATCATAATATTCTTTACAGAACTAGCTAATTGAGGAGTAGCAGTACCGATATTAGGGGTATTTAGTAGGTAGTATAAGTCTCCAGCACACTTGTTACAGATACATTCGTTTTTGCATAAGCTACTGAATCTTACCTTTACTGTTTTACCCTTGTATTTATCCATATTTGTACTGTCTAGACGCACTAGTCTACTTCCTTCTACTATATAAGAATACATTAGAAGTTTTAGATAGTTTTTATCTAAAGTTACTGTAATTGTATGTTTTGTACCACAGTCGCTACCCTTTGGTCCTAACTTAATATGCTGAAATGCCAATAAGAATTTCTTTTCCTCATAACCCCATATAGAAGTTTTTCTAGAACGGGAATATGGACCAGCTGCTAGAGAGTTTGCCATTGCAGCATAATCATCTTTTGATACACCTTCAGAATAACAAGACTTAATAATGTTGTATCCCTTGGTAGGGTCAGGGTCTTTTTGTGCACCTTTTACGACATACATATTTTTAAAGTTGTTACCTAAGTCTGCACCTGCACCAGCTTTAATATTATCCCATGCAGGGTCATCTTTTAATTTATCTTCACAATAGGCTAATAGTTCATTCTCTATCTTCTGCATAGTAAATGCATCACCAGCAGCCAATTCCTTTTCATATTTCTTAAACAATTCTTTCTTCTTTGGTTCAATGACTTTGGAGATTAATAACATATCCTCTGAAGAAGTAGTGCAAATTACAGTAGAATAATTCATGAATTTTTGACAACAGAGAATCCAGTCTTTAAACTGTTGTGTTGTTACTCTATCTTCCAGAATGGCTAGAGATAGTTTATCATTAATATCTCCATACACACCTTTACTAATTGGTTTATTAATATATCCAATTTCATCAAAGAGTCCTGGATAATCGATGCAAGCTTTATTAAAGAACCAAGAACCAACTGTAGTAACAAATTCATTCTTATTATTATGATAGGTCTTTGGTGGTACTTTTATAACATCATAAGTATTAAACTTTTTCTTTCCATTAAACTCCCCGAAACATTCCATGAATACGCTTGTTTTCAAACAATCTTTGCTAGATAACGATAGAATATAATCTCTTTCACTATCTGTAATATATCTAGATTTTCTCTTTTTAATAGCCATATTGATTCCTCCTTACTCGCTTTCTTTCAATAGAAGGCAATGCTTTATATTCTTTATGGGTAATACCATTTAGGTCAGTATAATGATAATACTCACCTTCATCAACAATACATTTGAATATTTTGCTTCTTTCTTGTTCTTCTAATTTCCTGCCTTCAAGAATCTTTGTTTTCTTTTGTTCAGTTGTTGACATTGGCTTAAACATATTGTATTCTCCTTTCCGAATTTATATGATTGTTGAAATGGGTTATAATTACATATTATAATATTGAAGAGGAAGGTCAACTACTCTTTAATACTATTTAAAGGAGGAGATTATATGTCAATTCTAATTAGAGATTTGAACAATAATCCACATGAACAACAACCACGTCGGTATGTGTCTATTAAAGACGTTAGTATACCAACAAAGAAAAACATTGTACCATCTAAGACACTTGTAATTAATGAATTAAGTGTTACGATTGTACAAGATTTTGATGAAGATATCGATTTCAAAATCGATACGAAACCTGGAGTATTGTCTGATAATAAGACAATCCCGAAATTGGATATTACTGCGAAAGAAGAAATCACATTTGATGATGATTTGACTTTAGCGAAACTGGAAAGTATCATTCGTCGTTGCGGTATTCTGGATGAGTATAAGGAATACTTTACGAATGACCCTGACATTGTGATTAATCAATATACTCTTAGTATTCAGAAGAAGTACAAGTACTTTAATGAATTCAGAGAGGGTATTATGATAGCTGGTGATATTGTAGTATAAAACACTATCGTCAACTTTATAATAAAAAATTATAGGAGGTACAATATGTCAGACGTATATTCAACATCGGAAAATTATGATTACTTGTATGAGAAATTGGAAGAATTCTATAATGTTTCTGTTACAGGTAATTACCCATTCAATATTCCATTGAATGAAAATGGACAACCTTTATACAGATTTGAATCTAGAATCGTTCCGATTGATTTTGATAAGGAATGTGAAGATGATATTGTAAAAGGTACAGGGTTTTATATCGTAAAGAAGCAAAACATTAAGAAAGATATTCGTTCTATTGACAGTATCTTTTCTTCAAGATTTGGAATGCAGATTGATGATGTAACACCATTTGGGGATGTTTATAAATGTAAATGTGGTAAAACAATGATGAAGGTAAACAATGGTTTATTTTGTCCGTTTTGTCATACGAAAGTAAGATATGTTGCAAATGACTTTTCTATTACAGGATGGATAAAGATGAATGATTTCACTGTAATTCATCCAAATATGTTTAAAAAGTTAGTAGCATTTATCGGAAAGAAAATCTTCGATGATATTATTAATGTAGAACCGAAGATTGATGAGGACGGTTTTGCAATCCCAAAAACACCATCCAAATCAAATCCATTTTCTGGTATTGGGTTTATGGAATTAAGAGATAGATTTGATGAAGTAATGGAGTTCTATCGAAACAAATATAAGTCCAATACAAATAAGATGGCTTATTATGAGGATATTATGCAGAATAAGAATATTGTGTTTACACATTGTTTACCTGTATATACATCTCAGTTAAGACCATTCTCTATTAAACAAAATAAGTTTAACTTTGAAGGAAATAATGCTTTGTATAATTTGATTGCTGGATTAGTAGCAAAATTAAACAAACATGATATCTATTCTAGAAACCGTTCAAAGCCAACAAATCAGATTCTGTATGACATTCAAATGAAGTATATGGAAATTTATGCAGACTTAGAAAAAGTAATTGCACAGAAGAAAGGTTATACCCGTTCATTGAATGGTGGACGTTATAACTTTACTGCAAGAAATGTAATTATTCCAGACCCAGATTTGAGAATTGATGAAGTCATTCTTCCTTATCCAACTTTGATTGAATTAATGAGTTTGACAATCATTAATGTTCTTACAAAAACCTATAGTCCTGCAGAGGCTTATCGCATTTGGGATGAAGCCCGTATTGAGTATAATCCGATGATTGCTGATTTGATTCAGAATATCATTGATAATCAGTATGTCGGAATTATCTTAAATCGAAATCCTAGTATTTCTCCATCGTCTATTATTCAACTTCATATAACTGGTGTAACAAAGAATGACACATATAGTTGTCATTTACCACATGAAATTCTCAAGTCGATGGGTGCAGACTTTGATGGTGATACTTTAAATATCACACTTATCATTAATGATGAATTCTTATTGAACGCTGCAAAACTATTTAATCCTAGACTTAGTATGCAGGTATCTTATAATGATGGTATGTTTAATAGTAAGATGTCATTACAAACTGACACAATGATTTGTATTAATTCATTTGCACAACTTGGAATCAATTCTATTACAGAAGAAGAATTACGACTTATTGAAGTTTGTCAATCATATCAAGAATAAAGGAGATAATCATGGGACGTTATTCAATTGACCAAATAACAAAGGAATCATTCGAGGAAAGAGCAAAGGAATGCACTAGCATCAATGGGATTGTTTTACAATACGTTAAGAACAAGGGAGTGAAACAATCATCTGAAGAAATCAGAGGATTGGAAAGTCTGCTTTATCTGAAGCTCTTATCATTATATAAACATGATAGAAAACATATCATTCAGTTAGAGAATAGTGTTGTAACAGCTGGAACAATCTTATCACAACTTAAGATTGCTGTAAACACTCGTTATGGAAACTAAGATATAGAATCAGAAAACAAAAATGGGGTAGGTGACGTAATTGTCACCTACCTTTATTTTTTAATAGTATAGATAGTAAATAATCTCGATACCTTTAGAATAATCAATCAATGCTTCATTTGGGAAGTTAAATCTTGTGAATGGTCTGATATCAGCATACTCAAGATTTCCTTCTGGATTAAGATATGGAATTGCAGTACATAAAGAAATTGTATTAATCTTAGAATCATTTGTACCAACGTTTCTGTTAAAGTATTCTCTACAGTCAGATGCAGATACACTCATCTTTAATTGTACAACAACCTCTGCTTCAGAATCACGTTTATCTTTCCACACATCTAATCCAGAACCCGTAATATTAATTAAATCTGCACTATCATCAGCGTAGCGTCTAATTAACTTAGGTTCTTCATCAAATGTTTTAAAGAAATATCCGATAACGCCATTTGCATCCATACGACCAAAGTACTGCTTTCTATAAGATGTACTCAAGTCAGCATCAGATGTTCTATATTTAAACGGAATCAAACAAGTTAGTCCACTTGTATCAGTTGTTGGATAAGTATTATTACCACCTGTACCATCATTAAAATCCCAATATCCATACGGTGCAATCCACTTTGTATTATGTACTTTAAATACTCTAGAAGCTTCAATACCACAACCATCAATACCAACACACCATAGACAAGCTCTACGAGCAAAATGTCTATATAACTTATGTGCAGGCTCACTACTAATAGATAAGTTATTGAATATACTTAAAGTACTATTTGTACCGGCTTCACCAGTATAGAAATTAAATCCAGCTGTTGCAAAACCATCGAGTGTTGTTGGAATTTCTACAGCACTACTAGATTTAAAAGGTCTATTCGCATTCTTAAATGCCATATCATAACTTGGAATAGAATTTAAGAAATCATATTCATCATCTAATACAAACTTATCATAATCAAAGTCTTTGATTGCATTAAATTCAGAACCAGATACAATTACTTTATTGGAACCACGGAATATTACCTTACCATTAGCCATGGACATTAAAATAATATCAGTTCCTTTAACATTAGCTTTATCACCTTTAATAATATTTGTACCACCATTATTATCAAAGATAGTAAGTTTTTTATTCATAAGTATACCTCTCTTTCTTTATGGTAATAACACATTACCATTCTCATCCTTTTGTACATCACCTTTATATTCTACATAATGCATCTCAACTTTTTCTGACGGATTTACTTTATCTGTCAATACAAGTTTAGAAGTTAAACTTGGGAAGTCGAAGTTGTGACCATACATCTTTTCTCCAAAACCAAATTTGATTTCATATGGTTCAAAGTATGTAGATTCTAAATTGTATTTCTCTCCTATCTTAATAGGGTCTTTATATTCAGTATGATTATGAAAATACTTATAATCTTTTGGACGAACCTTTTCTAATAGATTATCAAACTTTGTAGTATAATACATATCATCAAGAATCTGTACATGATTGTTAAACGGGTCATCAATAATATAACTAATGCTAGTATCAAGAATCTGTGTTTTCCATGACTTAAAGAAGATAACCATTTTCATGATATATCTCTGGACATTCTCAATGTTAGCGGTAGGAATCAGATTGAATATATATTTCCATTCATTTTTATCAAAGTACTTTTCCAATGCAGAAGCAATTAACTCACATAATACTTCTATTCTTCTTCGTTTTTCGTCTGAAGGCACATAGTAAGTTGTCTTAGATGTAGGGTCAGTAACTGCTGTATTTGTATAATTATATTTTAAATCAATTAGATGACTATATAGACTTGGATTTCTATATTGTAAGAAGTCATAATAACTATCAGCAATCTTACGGGTAATTGTAATAACCTTATCATCTGGAGAAGTTTGAGCTCCTTTATTAACTCTGATAACTTTTCCGTCTTTGATAATGTATTTCCACTTATAATTTGAATCGGTTATCTTATGTCCTTCATCATCAACTATATTGTTTTCATCATCAACAGTTACTTCTATCTTTATAGTAGGGTCTTGTTTACTTACTAAGTAATGTTTTAGTATTTCTTCCATTCTAAAGAAATAGCCGTCTAAGTTTGGTACCATGTAATATTTTCTAGGGAATTGATTTAGATAGTTATCATGAATTACATAGTCTTTCTTACCAGTTTGTTTATATACTTCATCATAGTATAAACAATCAACTGATAATCCATTTGTATTCGTATAACGGCATTCACTGAAATCATCGTTATGAGAATAAGTAAACAAACCTTCATCAATATCTCTATCTGGTTCTAATTTAAACCCTCTAAAATACGGATATCCATCTTTGTCATATAATATATCTATAGCAGAAGTGAGATAGAATAAATCATCTGGATTTTCAGAATCACTATATACAGGACTACCAGATTCATCAATCAAACCATAATAATCATGATTCATCTTTGTTTCCATAAACGAATCAAATAAGACTTTATAAATATCATACATACGTTTCGATTCAGCATGTCGCATCATATAAGTAAGATGATCATATAAGTTTGTATTACTATAATAGATTTTCTTTAGCATATTTATTTTTTCCAAATCAGACATACTACTATCTAATCTAGTTAAAATATCTGTATCTAACCATAAACCATGAGAATTATTATCATCATTTGTATATTGAGTTGGTTTCCAAGAAATATCGATTGTTCGAATTTCTCCATATTCATTCACAATTGGGTGCTTCTCTAGATTATAACACCAAATATCAGAATGTCCAAAGTCTAAGTTTAATTTAGCAGTTGTGGAACAATTCTCTGGGCAAGTATTATATCTACCACTTAAAAACGCACCGATACTCGGATTTGGAATATGATGATCTTCATCTGAGTAATATGGTTTTGCATTTGGAATATCATTAATCTTACTAGAAGGAAGTATCGGAGAATCTACAGTTCCAGTAGGCATTCCGTAATACACCTTTATATCGTTATCAGCATCATAAACAAACCAGTCATCAAATCTTTCTGATAACCATCCTTTATCCATTGGTGACATTCCGTAACCTGTATTCGAGATTGTTTCACCAAATTCATTAATATAAGAATAGTCATGAATTTCATTCTCATAGTTATTATTGATAAAGTGTTTGTTTTGTAGATAGTTATAAATATCGTTCCAATCGGTATCGAAATTGAACCCATTAATATACATATTCTTTTCCATATCAGATGCAATGTTATCTGGTTCAACGCCATTGTAGATAAAGTTCAACGCAATTGCAAATGTAAGTAAATCATTTAATCTTACTTTTGCACTGGATAATTCAGGGTCAACTTCTACATATAAATCTTCTTCATCAATATGCTTATCATATAGCATATTCATAAAGTAACTTAATTGATATGACATCTTAACTAAATCAATCGAAGCTTCAACAGCAATATATTTTGTTCGTTCAATTGTAAATTCTTTATTAAGAATTTGCTGTTTCTTAGACTGATGAAGTTTATCACGTTCTTCATCTGTTAAAATATCAAATGTAGATACGCCATCCCAGAATGGGTCTGCTAGAGTAATACTATCATAGCTTCTTCTCATATCTTTTCGTTCAAGAACTTTAGATGCATTCGGGTCAAGAAGTGGAACTTTTAGAAAACATAGATTATAGTTCTTTCTAAAGTATTCTTTACCAATCATGTCTTCTGTAATAACTTCATACACATATGGTGTTTTATATACAGGAACTAAATCGTTATCGATTGTAGATACAATATCACCTAATTGTAATTCATCTAGTGACATTCCAGTTATTTCAATAACATTTCCGATATCCATCCATCCTACATATCTAGGTGTAGGATTATTAAGAGCGTCATAAGCAAGACTATCAAACACAGCTTCTACATATACTCTAACAGAAACACAATAGTTTTCTCTAAAGATTCTAGTATATCGTTCATATAAATCACCCAATGTACTAGGAGTAGCACCAAATGTAGAATTTGTATTGAATATATAATTAGATTGATCTCCGAAATAGTCACTAATTGTTTTCGGAGTATCTTCATTATCATCTGCTAACATATTGATTCCAGCTTTATACGGCATCCAAACCATAAACGGAATCGTATGGTTTAACATATATTTATTTTCAGTTTCTATTTCTGTATTATAATCTAATCCATGAAGTGCACAATATGCTTCATCAATTTCTGTATCAGCATTATAGAAATATGTAGAAGAATTCAATTCTTCATCTGTAATATTATCAAAATCAATTGACTTATCATATTTGAATAAACCTAGGATAGAATAGATTCTATATTTAATTCGTCTATAATGAAACACATTAAGACCGAATGTAGGATCATTTGATGTCTCTTCATCGAATACAAGTTTGATTACATTTGAAATAGCTTCTTTAATATTACTCAAGAGAGTGCTACGTTCTTCTAAATATCTTGTACTATTTACTGTATCTTTATTATATCGACTTGTACCAAACCAAGGAAGATCATTTTTATAAGCAATATTATCTAGGAAGTCACAAATAAAACTATTAGAAGTTGTTGCACCATGTAGAACATTAATAGAATCAGCAATCTTTCCTGCAATTGGTTGATAATCAGATGGCAAGATTACTCGATTGATAGATGTATCAGCATGCTTCTCATCCTTTAAAGAATAACCATACACATATGTTCTAATAAAGTTATCTTTGATAATTTCACCATTCTCATCCTTTTCAACTGTAGTATCATCTATCATATATGGTACATTCATCAATGGGATTTTATTATTTGTAATGTCTTTCATTCTTCCTAAATAATATTCTCTATTTGTATGATACTTTGGATTGATATCATCTTTTGTGTAATAGAAGAAATCTTCTCGATTGATTCGTTTTGTTTTCATTAGATAATATGTATATACTACAATATCATCATTATCAAACAATTCTAGAATATCAGTAATGTTTCGATTAGAAGATTTATATTTAAGAAGTTTATTTACATTCTTGATGATTCTTATTTGATACTTTACTGGAATCTCTTTATAGTAAGCAATCCCATAAGATTCAAATAGATAACGAATCGTTCTGGAATCAAATACATCTTTATTGATAATGTATTCTTGTACTTCAGAAATCATATCTACCATTGTTTGTATGATAATTAGAATCTGAATAAATGCGTCATAATGATAAGACATGAATCGATAAGCTTCTGAGTATACAGTAGCCATTGTATATCTTCTATTTCTGTCATACATTCTTTTGAATTTATTTTCAATGATATCAAATGTATTTAGTTTTGGGACATATAGAAGAGAAAAATTAACAGCTTTTCTTGCTGTATAGTAATCAATTCGCTTATCACCTAAATGGTAAATATATTGATAATGTGTATCTTCAGCATAATCTGCTTTGATTTGGTCAAGTGTACCATCTGCAATGATAACTGCTAATTGTTCTTCATCTAATTCATGTAAGTATTTTCCTTGCAAGTCATCTTTATACTGTCCCATGTCAATGAAGTATCTTTTATATAATTCTGGAATTATAAATGCTGGACCAATATCTTCATATATATCTTCAGGTTCATATCCTGTTGCTTGAAGATAAGCTTTTTCATCATTTAATGTATATGCAGGCGGTAAACCATTCAGCATTCTATAATAACTATTCCATTCCATATAGTTATATTCTGCATATGGACCATCTTTTATTTGATTCCAGTTCCCTTCTTTGAACTTAATGAATTTACCAGCAGCCATAGAAGAACGAAGGTCTTCATAATGTAAAGCTTGATTCTCATTTTTTGTAATTGCATTCATACCAAGTATCTTAACACAATTTACAATAAGATCAATGTAAGGATTATCTGTATACTTCATTTTAAAAGTATAATCATATCTATTACCCAATTATCTTACCTCCTTTCTATGATTAATATATTTTACAAAGAGGTCTTATTATGTTCAATGACAAAGTTTGTTACTTTGAAATAGACTCTCTTACCAATTATATCATAAATTGCATCTTCATTATAATATAAAGAAAGTTGTTGTAACATTACTGGAGAAATTCTATCACTTACTAAAGTGCAAATATCTTTACTGATTTGAATTTCTTCCTCTTCTTTAATATACCAATCTGCTTTATAGATAAGATTCATTAAAGAATATTCCTGGAAACAACTTTCAATAATTGCATCCAATCTTGTTTCAATATCTTTTGTGACATTCAAATGAATATCAATATTATACTTCTTTAATTCAAGTTCTTTATATTTGTACTTCAGCCATTTATTAATCGTTGAAGTAATTACTGCATTACTCACAATCCCCAGTATTAGAATTAGAAGTATTCCAAAAATAATAAGGGTTCTTGGATTCAATAGGGTGGATAGTACTTCCATAGTTTCTTTCACTCCAATTCTGTATTTCGTTTCCTAAAGTTAATAATTCATCATCATTAGATTCTTTCTCTCTTTGAGCAAGTCTAATATAATATAATAGTTTTGAACATATTTCTGGTGTAATACCATTATAATATGTCTTAATTAATTCTGTCCATTTACCAAATACTTGATTTGGATGTACATAGAATAAATCATCATTATGATACAGCTGATGAACCGTTTTACTCATCATAATAATCGGCACTCGATTCTGTTTATGTTCTTCTCTTAAAGCACCTACAATATGGAAAGTAGAAACATAACCATATGTATTCAAATAGTGTTCACTAATCATTAAAGCGATATCAAATATTGTAAGAATGACATGATTCATTTCAAGTTCAGCCATTTCGGAATTTATATTATGTAGATAAGCACAATGGTCTAATCCTAGTGACATTAGGTTTGCCTTATAAGCTTTATAAAATCTACTATGTCTAAATTGAGAAATTGCATTATTGATAAATCTGGCATAACTATCAATATCTGCTAAGGTTTCTTTTGTCTGCATAAGACTAATCTCATAAACAGAACTCGGGCTTCTAAGCGTAGGATTTCCGTTATTTAAGTAACTAAATATATTAGGAAAGTCTTTCCCATTTAATTCAATATCCATATATAACCCTCCTTATTTAACTTTTACTAAATAGTTGCTGGTATTAAAGAATATGGGAAATGTAAATTTGGTAAAATGAGAAGAATGGACTTTACATCCATTCTTCTTTTTTGTATATTTACTTAATATCAGAAACTTTTACCCATCCAGTAACATAATTACCAATTGGTGTTCTACCTACATTACTAGCAGAGTTTGTAATACGAATTCTACCATTTAATACTTCATTACTATAGATATAATAAGTACCAGATTTCTTGGAAGAATAATTAGATGTAGAAGCAGAAGCATATAATGCCACGCTTCTCAATGTAATTCTATCACCAGCTTTTGGGGTTCCAGAAGAAGAGGACACAGTTGTTGTACCCTTTACCAAAGAAGCATCAATCCATCCAGTAACATAATTACCAATTGGCGTTCTACCTACATTACCAATAGAATTTGTAATACGGATACGATTGTTAACTACTTCTGTGCTATATACATAGAATGTACCAGATTTTCTTGTACCAGACTTTGCAGATGCAGAAACATATAATGTAGCACCAGATAGAGTTACTTTTGCACCAGCTTTGATTGTTGTTGTAGAAGTAGATGGAGTTGTCGGCTTAGCTGGAGTTGTTGGAACAGCTTTATTTTTATATACATCATCTTTTGTTAGTCCATAATACTGATAGAAGTTAGATGTAACTGTGTTGTTGCTTACACATTCATCACCCTTCCAGATATTACTTGTTCTGCAATCTAGATGAATAGATGTATATGAAGATGTGATATTAGCAATACCACCAACACCCAAATCCTGTGCAGCACAAGAAACAAGCTTTGTAGAAATTGCCTTTTTATGTTTATCATATAATACAACATCTGCTGCATTACCAATACCATGTTGACCAACAAATCCACCAATCTTCTTATCATAATCTGGACAACGATATCCACTATTTACAATAATCATAGAGCATTCGAAAGTTTCAAATAACTTTTCAAGAATATATACAAGATATAGGTTAATCTTAATTTCATGTGATTTACCACACTTACACTTAAATTCCTGAACGTTAAAATGCTTAGAGATTTGTGTCTTGTCATTTACACCAAACGAAGTGACCTTGTTCTCTGGTGCCTTAGCTGTAGTAACAAGATAACCTGTTGGAGTTACCGGTTTAGATTCATTAACAGAACCGGTAAGATTATTCAATCCAAGGGCTTTAATCTTTTCTGGATAATTATCTACATAGCAGTAATCAAGATCTACATTACCAGAAATACCAGCTACTCTACCAGTGGAAGAATATTGCCACATTGTTTTTTGTGTCCATGGTGTAGAGCTAGCATAATGTGCTACTGCAATATCATACTTGCTATATACACTTGATGGAACATAGCTTTTTAGGAAAGAATAGTAGGAATAAATACCTGGATAATATCCAGCTGCTCTAATTGTATCACAGAACGCAGGGATGATGGCAGAGGCTACAGCAGTATTTGTTTGAGTAGAGTGTTCAATATCAAATAGAATTGGGAATTCAAACTTCTTACCTTTCAAACATTCAATACAAGCTTTTGCTTCTTGAATTGCTTCATCTTTTGTGGTTGCATAAGAGAACCAATAAGCACCCTTTGGAATATTATACTTTTCACAAGCAGCATAATATTCTTCAAATCTATCATCCTTCTGAGATACATGACGTCCATAACCTGCTCTTAAAATAGCGAAATCAATTTCATCTTTTGTTTTAGACCAATCAATTGAACCTTGCCATACAGATACATCAATACCTTTAAGCATAATAAATACCTCCTTTAATTACTTAGATTCTAGAGCAGTTAGTCTAGTTTCTAAGTCTTTAATTTTTTGTTGTAATGCTTTAATTGTAGATTTCTCATCAGTATCAGTAGCATTTTCTCTGTCAAAATATTCTTTTGTACAAACCAAACCATCTTTCGATACAAACATTCTCTTTGCTTGAATTACAGAAGCATTTACATCTTCTGTCCATATCGATTCATCAAGACTACCATTTCTGTTTAATCTAGAATAACCGTTGGATAATGTAAATACGATAACACCTCTATTATTAATTTGACGATAGTCATTATCATCAAATCCTTTTGTGTAGTTATAGTCATATACATTCGTGTCTGAATTGAATGTAGCAATATCTGTAGATGGGTTAGCATTGTTAGTAATTGTAATTGTATCATTAACATTTTGTCCAGATTTAATGAACGACTGATTAATCGATTTCTTCATATTAATCAAAGCATCACTTAGAATATCTATAGTCTTATTATTAGACAAGGCTAATAACAGATTATTCCAGTTTAATGTATTACATTCAATTGTACCAAGGATACCATTGATATTTAATAATACGTTATCTTGGTCATTCAAAGAAATGTTCAAAACAGATTTATTACCTGCTTGTTCTTTTGAAGCGTAAATTTTATCTACAGAGATATAATCGTTTGTGACATCTTTTTGTCCAGTTCCTTGAATATATACTTGGTTAAATCCAAATCGATTGTTATTATCAATCTTGCAAATAATAACATTGCTTGCTTTTGCAGTTACTTTATTTCCGCTGGAATCCACCATGTATCTTTCACCATCATCAAAGAACTTAACATCGGTTACAGAATTGAATGTACCCTTATCATATATTGCAATATTTGTATCACTCATACTATCAATCTTTTGATCAGCCATCGGAACAGCTAAATCATAAAGACTCATATATCTAAAGAAATCATAGATTGTTTTATTTTTATAATATTCTTCTCTAATACCTTTACCATTGATATATTTTAGCTGAATATCATTCAATAAAGGCTTTACTGTGTTAGAAATATTACTATCTGTATCATAAGTATACTTTGTTATATATACATTAGAAATGAAATCTTTATAAGTATCTATATTATATACGTATTGATTATTAGAATTTTTAGTTTTAGATAACCTTGGTGCAGGACCGTCTGTATATGTAAATGTATTCTCTGGGATAAAATCTGATAATTTAAAGCTGATTGGATTATTATTACTATCTACACCAGATGTTGAGTTTTTAAGATATCTATGAAATCTATAATCTAATGTTGTTGTTAATGATAATGTGGTTACATGCTCATATTCATTCTCATTTTTCATATATTTCTTATCAACGAAACAAGGAACTAAAAGGCCTTGAGCTTGAGGTAGTTTAACCTTATTATTCATAATACCAGAACCGTATAAGAAATAAGTTTCAATAACTGTTGCTATTCTTACTTTAGGATCTTCATCAAAGTTTTGACTTAAAATTAAGTTATTATATGTATCTCCTTTAGCCGCACAATATGCTTTATCATATGAACTTAATTTAGATAAACCACCAGGGGTATTAATAATCATAATTGGATCTAAGAAATAATCATAAGTTCCAAAATGATTATTGATATCAGTAATTGTATTCCAATTATAATCATATGAAACACTGTTAACAAGCAATTTAAATCTATACCATATTCCAGGAGTTTTTTCATAATATAGATATGCAGTTTTATTAAAAGCTAGAGCGTTCTTTAATGCAGTTACTGTTGTAGGGACTAAGGAATTATCTTCCTTACTAAATACCCACGTTTTATAGTTATTAAAACTACCGCTATTAACATACTCATTATCTTTTATTTCATATATATTTAGTACATCATTGTCAAAATATAAATATTTTGGCATAGTGTTCATAAGATGTTTTTTAGCATGAAACATTCTTGCTTTCATCAATATTTTAGTAGTGGATACATCTGAATGTAATACTTTATCGGAATTATATGATGTATCAATCGCCCTTACTAAACCTCTTGAAAGGAAATGGCAAATAAATAAATCGTAAGTTTTTGATTTTGAATTTCTAACTGATAAAAATGAACTATTAGAGTTATTACTATTCGGAAGAAAGTCTTTTGACACTTTAAATTTAAAGTTTTTAGGAGTTTTTGAAATTAAATCATAATTTGAATAAACGAATCTTGTTTGATTATCAATTTGAATAACATCATAATCTAGCTTATTATCAGGACTGTTTATATCACTTACAGAATAATTTGTTAGTTTATATGCTAATGCATATAATTCCTCTGTATCAATATCTGTATAATCAGTACCACTTCCACAAGTATTTGTTTTATAAGTATAACTTTTTAAATCAGTAAAACCATCAAGAAGATCTTTACAATAATCAACTAATGATGATTTGCTATTAGTATTATCAATATACATCATTAATTGTTCATCACACATCATTGATGTAGCAACAGGAGAAGATGCAGGATCATATAAGAATTGTTCATTTGTTTTAGTAAAATAAACCATTTCATCGGTTTCATTAATTGTACTAGTTAATGTTCTGCATATATAATTTTCATACTGATCATCTTTATTTGAAAAAAAGTTTATTATTTTTTTAACTTTCTTGCCTTCTGGACTAAAATTAATAATATCTTGTGCTAAATCTGCTCCAGATGGCATTGTCATATAATATTTATCACTACTATACGGACTTACTCGCATTATTTCAAATGCACTCCATAAGTCACTATGTGCTAATTTATATGAAAACATGTCATATGAATCTTGATAATTAAAGCAATTTTCATTTGGTGTTATTAAAAATCTTAAAGCCGATGGTTGTGACTTTACATTGAAACTAAATGCCCAAGCAGTATCACCATCTACAAAATTTCCCGTCCACCAGTTACCAATGATAGTGGAAGAAAGTCCAAGCCCACCAGCAGTTAACATGTTTAATTCCATGTCAAATCCGTTACATTTATTTTTATTTCCATCAATGATTTCTAGTTCAGAGAAACGGTAAGTATCTAATGGAATTGGAATGATTGTGATTGAAGTTTTTGGTAAGTTCGTAGAATATCCATCGTTTTCAATTTCTCCAGAACCAATTAAATCTCTGAAAAAATAAATGTATTCGTTTTCTTTCTTTTGGTTAAAGATATTTGAAATAAAACTAGTGGAATAAGCCAATACATCACTTTTAATTTCACCAGTACTACTATTATAAGTAATGAATGGTAATGCTTTTAATTCACTAGCGGTATAACAACAATCCTTAATAAATTTCTCATTGACGGTACCAGAGAATTGTACAAAGTTTCTACAACTTCTTACAATTTCAAAGTCGTTTTGGTAAGTTGATGTAATAAAAGGAAACATCAATGGATAACAAGAAGCATTAAATGCGTTGATATTAGTTACATCTACATTTGATACCGGTACTGCGTAATAACCACCATCGTCATCTTTAGTAGGAATCTGATATACAACATTGTCATCACTATTTCTAATAAAGGAATAATAACCGTCTTGAGAATCAAATGTAATTGCTTCATTATAGATATCTTCATTGATATTCTTTGTTTCATTGTTATTGAATTGAACAGATGATTCTCCTGCAACATCAAACAATTTGAATTGGCATTTCTCACCGACATCTTTATTGCCAGTGATAAACTTTTCAAAGTTTGTTTGACTACAGAGATAGATTTTATATTCATCAAAATCAATAATAGCGACTACATAGTCACCTTGCTTATAAACATCTTGTTCAGAAGCATAAGACTTCTCTTCTCCGATGCTATTCTTGATAACTCTACCAGCAAAGTCAAAGATATTATCACTTGTAACAGTGAGAATACTTTCACCATCTGTATTAAGAATTACCCAATCTGACGAAGACCATACAGCACTTGCAGTGAAGATTTTTAATACTTTACCAGCAAGTCGTACAGGATAACTCGTATCCATAGTAAGGGTATTTTTACCTTCATCTACATTATGATGTAAATCCATACGTCTATTTAAGAAATCTGTAGGCATCACAAATCCTCCTTTTCTTGATTTTATAATAAAGTTCTTCTATTAAGACAAAAAAGAAAAGCGTACCCTCAAAGAGAGTACGCCAGTTCTTATTTTTTATATTGAATATCCATCAGTATTGAGAATAGTTCTCTGTTAAACATCTGATTGTTCTCAATAGATACAACGCCTTTATAAGCTTCATCTAAGAAGCTCATTCCAAAGTTTCCAATTCGAAACATTGATTCAGCATTAAACTCTCTATAATAATCTAATTCCAATTCACGATTATCATACTTCTGAATAAAACTCATTAATTCTTGAATTGCCATGTCGACGTTATTCTTAATGACAAGTTTTAATATATAAGCTATGAAAGAAACATAAGCTTCATGATACTGCAACTTCCCATCACTAATACCCTTAATATCCATAACACCTTCATCGAATTCATTTAATCCATAGTATATTTCTATACCACGACAATATATATAAATATCATATTGATTTCTAAGGGTGAAATCAATATGACCGAATGTTGTTTTATCAAGCCTTCTCAAAGTATAAAAGGCATCTTTCTTGATTGATACAATATCATCTTCTGTCAAATGATTTGCATCGATCAATTTTTTTCTGGCAATTTTAAATCCTTCTTTTAAAGCCTCTCCAATAAGAGGAGTTTTCTGCATATATCCAAGGGTTACTTCTCTTTGATATTTAGTCATTTGACTAAACATATCATATTCTCTTTGTTTAATGATACCAGATTGAAGTAATATGGATATGTTTGCTTTAGCAATATCATATTCATATATTTCATTTATGATAAATCTAACCTTCTTTGTATATAAAGTTCTTTTGTATAACTGCGTATCCATATTACACGTCCTTTAATTGCTTACATTTCCGTAGAAGGAAGTTCTCTTGTTCCGAAATATTTAATATAAGTTTCCATATTACGATCGAACTGTTGAATACCTTCTATTGAAAACGTACCTTCTTTTAAATCCTGAATATCATCAATTTTTCTAACGACATTGCAGACATATCCATAATTATCTACAATGAATTTAATCAAAGCTTCGATGATATTCTCAGCAATACCATTAATGTCATTGTCCCACCCCCAACTACACATGATATATACAGTTTCTCCATTATATGCATGTCTAAGAATATCCATTAATTCTTTGAATGCTTCCGGAGTTGTCGTTAAATACTGAACATACCATTTATCAAATTCTTCTTCAGAAGTAAATGAGAAATGAGCAAGAGAATACGGATTCAAATAAACTAATTTTGGAACAGACTCAATTAATTCATTGAGATTATACATCTTATCAATTACTCTATAAGCTGATACATATTTGTATAAATTTCCAACTCCAAAGATAATCATATGAATCCCTCCTTAAAACTCTATAAACAAAGACTCAGGTTTATTTGAGAGTTTGTACTGTCGAATCTCATCATTTATTCTTGGAAGATAGTACTTGTTCACAGATGAAACCATAATGATATTTGAATTTGACACTACATATGCATTATAAGGTAATATACTAATTCCATATCTTGAATGAAGATATGTCGCTAATGCAGATGCAATGATATTCGTGAATTGAGGATCTTCGCTATCAAAATAGAAGATATAGTCAAATCCTCTTTCAATCAACCCTGCAAGTAATACAACAAGATACTCATGAATCTGTGGGTCAGATTCAAGCTTTCTGTAATACTGAGTTTGGAATCCTTCGTAATCTCCTTCGATTAAAGAGAACATTGCTTTTGAGTCTGGTAATAAAATTGAACCAACAATATAGCTATCTCCGTAGCTATCAGTATCATTGATTACAACAATCTTTGTTTTGTTGAAATCAGTTTTACCAGTTTGTGCAAGCTGAGATCTGTATTGATTTCTAATATCAATTAGACTCATCAATTCTTGATAGGTTAACGCAATAGAAATATTTCCAATCATGGTATTTTCCTCCTATAAATTATTTATAAGTAAGTTGAGGTTGCTTTAATATGCTACCTCAACTTACCCATTATGATTGATTATCTTCTATGATTACGATTGCGATTCTTTTTCTTCTTGCCACCGTATCTCTGTTCTTGGGATCTAGACATTCTCTTACCATTGTCACCAAGATTCTCAGGAACTACTGTACTAACTGGCTCAGAAGAAACCACAACAGGTTCTTTAGGTTCTTCTTTTACTTCATTAACACAGTGATTAGTGAAAGTGATACTACTATCAAGGAAAGAGATTGTCAAATCCTTAGTCATATCAATAGCATCTTTGTTCAAAGACAGTTCTTCGAGTTCATTCAATCCTCTAGTAATAAAGGAAAGAACATTCGAAACACTATACTTAGAACCACCAGAGATTACAATATTGAACTTGTAATCATGCAATGCATTCGACACAATTTCTAGATACTTGTCATATACCGTCTTATAAATATGAATGTCTGTATGGTCTTCTTCTTCATTCATAATATCAAACGATAGTTTAGTAATAACAGTCTTCCAGAAGTTGATGATGCTATTACAGAACGACTTCGTGTTCTTTACATTGTTGATCAACTTATAGAACACGATGAATCTGTTCGGATTATCATCTGAGATTTCAGACAACAACTGATTCAGGACACAATCACATTCAATAATATTATTGAATGAAACCTCACCATTCTTATCAGTTAACATTGTAGCAGTGCACATATCTTTATAGATACGAGCTGCTTCCTTAACTTCAACAAAATGATTCTCAGTTGTCATTTCATTGATTTCCTTTGCTAACTTCATAAGTGTCATAGCATCTTTCTTTTCGTTCAAAACCGTAAAGTTGATACCAGAGTTTAACATATTAAACATTTCTACCAACTTAGAAGTTACAACCTCTTTCACTTTCGGTTCTTCCTTCTTTTCTGGCTTTGGTTCTTCTACCACCGCTGTTGTCTGAGTCGGAGTTGTAACAACTTCCTCTTCTGGATTCAGAGAAGTGATGATAACTCTTCTCTTCTTCTTTCTCATCGGTGTAGATGGCTTCTGACGATACTCAACATTGTTGTTCATGTTGGAAACCGTATAATCAATATGCTTGCTACGAGCATCACAGTTTCTAACTTCGGTTCTTCCTGTTTCGATGTCAGTAATTTGAATTTTCATTTTCTTTACTCCTTTTTCTTTATCTTTTTTATACCCTACAGCACTAAGAAGATTTGATAATTCATCTCCCTTAGGCATAGATAACGTTGATGCTTCGAATGTTCTACCACATTCTGTACATACAATACGATTATATCCATCATCATAGTCTAATGTCCCACAACACATTTTACCATCAACAATATTTGGACACAATCGTTTTTTTGGATTTGCTACATACATAGACGGATAGTCTAATAGTACTGGACCAAACCCTTGGCGGTACCCCCAATTCTTCATAGATCTTGTTCCAATATCATCCATCGCAAGGTCATGATTACGAAATCGAAAGAACAAGATTTCATGAATCTCAGGAGCATACTTTTGAAATTCCGATACATCTTTAATCGGAACTACCTTTTCCATGATGGATAAAGCTCCATCAGGAGAAACGGAAAAGATTTTATTACAAAACGGCTTTAAGACATTCTGGTTTACAAATTCTTTTAGATTGCTTGTAAGACCTACCCTATCAGTTGCAACTTTCGCTACAACACGGTCGTCATAGATACATTCATAAGCACGTCTATTTGTACCTCCACCAATTAACTTAAACCCTCTTCTATTCATGATTTCACCAAGTAACCGATACTTCTCATGAATTTCACCATTATAAGCAGGAGATATTGCTAATCGATAGATTTCAGCAATATCTTCTGTAGTGAAATAAGATAGTAACGGATTAACCTGATAAGAATCATACTCATAGATTAACTGTCTTAAAAATTCAGAGTCTTTGATGACATCTTTTCTGTAAATATCAGATAGCTTCTTATTCATTTTCATTATCTCACCTTCTTAGAAAAAGTTTGAAAGTTGATCATCTGACATTTTCTCAGATACATCATGTGCACCAGACCCAGGACCCACATCAAATTCCTCTTGTGATAATATCTCTCCTGTATCATCATCGACAGAAACATATCCTATCGTTCGTTTAAGAGGAACTATATTGCCGTTGTCGTCTACATTTACTCCCATTTCTCTTAACTCTTCTGGTGATAAATCTTCTTTTGTTTTTGATAAGTCTTTGGGGATAAATAGATTCTCGGTAGCAAGTTGAGGGGTTACTTGCTTTGTATACATGAACTGATTCTCAGGTTTCTTATAATCGTCCAAGGTTAATTGGTCGATTGGTGTTTTACCAAATGTAGGATGATAATGTGCATCATTTGCCATTTGACAACCAAGATTACCAGAGTATACCTTATCCAAGAATAACTTTCGCTTTATCTCATATTCTTCTTGAAGCTTTTGATGAACAAGTGGGTCAGTGCTCATTTCTTCAGGAGTTGAGGTTAAAGCTCTATAGTGAAGATCTCGTTCAAAGTCATAGGACAAACTAAAGAAGTTTGAACGATGATCGTAAGTTAGATCAGTGTTGCAGCATGCAGAAAGAATCTTATTAAACGAATCCTTTGAGAATGCTGCTGTTCTCAAAGCTCTTTCGATGAGTTGTTCTTGTTTCTTCCAATCAATTCTTTCATCTTCACGTCTTGCGTACTGTTCTGCTAAAGAAAGCCCCTCTGCTTTCCAAGCATTCCAACGATTGATATTATCGAAATATGCTTTCTTCATTAATGCATCTGTGATTTGCATTCTCTTTTCGAAGAGAGCAACTTCGTTTCGGAATTGTTCCATTTCATACTGTCTTTGTCTATCTTCCATTCTAGTATGAATTGTATAAGACTGTCCTCTGTTGTCTTTTGTCTTATAATTCTTTTCTCTGATGACATTTCCAGTTTCACAATCGATAATTTTGAATGAAATTGCTCTTTGATAACGGATACCATTAATGTCATAAACATTATAAATGATGTCACTTCCGTCTCCTTCCATTTCTTTTAGAGCTTCCATTCTTTCTCTTTCAGCTTCAATTTTTGCTTCTTCTTGTTCTTTGAGAATTTGTTCAGCTGACTTAAATTTGAAGCTTTCAGCCCAATCCATCATTTCCTTTGAAGGATTATGACGGGCAATAAACAATGCCCATCCATACTGCTGATTGCATTGATGCTCTCTGTCTTCTTCTAAGGACTGATAGTAGTTTTCCATTGCTTCAGCGTTATAAAAGTTATATGGATTGATTCCGTATAATCTCATCCCTGGTGTATATCTTTTGATTCTTTCGTCTTGTTGTTGATTTCCAACATATCCTACATAGTTATTATTTCCAAAAGAGATACAATTAGATGGATTTCCAAGTTGGAAAAGATTCACCTTTCCTTGTTGTGCAGCCTGAGCTGTAGTGGAAAGAATTCCTTCCCATGGTGGTGCAATAGAAATTTCTTGTTGATTGTTTGGTTGATTATCATAGTCAACTACAATTCTAGGATTATCTTGGTCTGCACCTACCGATAACATTTCTTCAATTTCTGGATTCTGTTCTACAAAGTTATTAATCTCTTCGTCAGACATAGTATCCAGATGAGACTGAATCTGAGCATCTTGAACTCTTACAGCTTGAGATGCTTGCAGTAATTTAGCTCGTCTTTCTTCTGATAACATTGAGATTCTCCTTCCAATAACATAATTAAGATTAAACCAATCTTTGCTATCACATAAATAATATATGGTTCAACTTATTATTAAATTGTAGATTGTGAGGTGATTATTTACAAAATGATAAAACCAGAATTACTATTAAACGATATCACAAGATTTGACAAAGGTAAGAAAGCACGCTACCATATTAATGGAAGAGGTATTCCGAGTGTAACAGAATTATTATCGTTTATCGATTCAGAAGGATTAATTGCTTGGGCAAATAGAATCGGTAGACAAGGACAAGATAATAAAGAAGTTGCTAGTAAAGCTGCAGATTTTGGTACAATGGTGCATGAATCAATTGAAATGTATTTAAAACGAAAACCAATTGAAAATGATAATGTGTGTTTACAATCATTTAAAGAATGGTGGGATGGAGTTAATAATTGTCATAGAGTAAAAGTATTAGGACAAGAACAAGCATTGATTGGAGAATACTTTGCAGGAACATACGATTTACTCATCTCAATTGATGATAAGCCGTATTTGATTGACTTTAAGACATCTAATCATGTAGGATATAAGTACTTCATGCAATTAGCAGCATATCGTTATCTATTATATACACTAAAGAATATTAATATCAATGGCTGTATTATATTACAATTTGATAAAAAAGAACCAAAGTTTAGAGAGTTCAATTTAGACTTCACAAATCCATACGATTATGAGTTTATTGAAAATTGTTATCGTGCATTTATGGGACTTGTATATACCTATTATAATGTGAAATTATGTCAAAGAGAATTTGGACATATGTTTTAAAAAATAAAGATGGGGTGATATAATGTATCACCCCTTTATATATTTTGTTTAAATATATTCTTTATTTTGTTTTTTCGTATGTGTATTCATCAAACTGAAGAACTTCTGTACTATCTGTGTTTTCTTCATAATGAACTGTTTTAGAAGTTATATTACCTGAGGCATCATAACGAATATCAGTTCTCTTTCTAGTATGAGTATTGTTATCTTCATCATCTGTATACTCATATTTGATTTCACTGATAGTCTTTAATTCACCATCGAAAGACTGTTTTGTAATCGCAGATAAACGTCTATCGTTATCATCATATTCATATGTCGTAACGATATTATTTTCAGAATCAGAATAAGATAAAATCTTCTTTTTGTCCTTATCAAATACGTTCTGAACAACCTTATCCTTAATTACATTCTGTGTCTTCTTATCAATTATGATAAGTTTACTGATTTCAGTAATATCACCTGTATCAGAATCAACAGTTCGTTCTGTTCTTCTAAATGTTTCAATCTTTCCATTATCTAACATCATAGAAATTTCATCTCCATTTAAATCATATGTATATCTTTCCGTAAGAATACCATTCTTAATTACTTCAGAAATCTTATAATCTGCAGCTGGATTATAGGACGTTGTAATATAAGAGATAAGTTTCTTATCAGATAAAGACACATCAAAGAATCGAATTGTTTCAGATAAAGTTTTTCCATCAGTATCTAAATCTCTTTCATAATCCTTTTCAATGTGTCTATCGCCATCATAGATTTTAATAATATTTCCGAAAGCATCAAAATCTGCACGATACTTTACATGCTGCATCTTACTTTCAATTGTCTTATCTACAATAGAAGATACTTCATCTTTGTAGAATTTTGTATATGTAATTGTATGAGTTCCTTTGACTGTTTTCTTAGAAACTTTATTGTCTACAGTATAGTCATATAAAGTTGTTCGGAAGGTAACACCATCTCTAGTTTTATCTTCTTCTCTAATCAATCTACCAAGTGAATCATAATACTTAACAACCTCTACCTTTTCGATATCTAAAGACTTTCCATTCTTTTTACTTGTTTTGAATACTCGGCAGTTATTGACATTACCGATTTTATCTTTGTCAAATTCATACTTATATGAATCGACAAATTTATCGCTCGTAACAATTTTACCAGTTGGATAAGTTCCCTCTTCATCCTTAAAGACTACATGAGTGATATCCTTTGTTACACTAGTAACATTCTTCTTATCACTACCATTAAATTTTTCATACTTCGTAGTAGTGGTGTTTCTAACAAAATCCTTTAATCCTTCTTCATAACGAACTAACATTTTAAAGTCCTCCTTAAAAAATAATCTTTATTATAAAGTTAAGGGATAGTGTAGTAATGAAACCACACTATCCCCGTTCTTTACAATTCTACTTCTACGATAGTTTTCTGTGCTAATGATTGTTTTACATCAATTATCCGTTGATTGGTACTGCCTCTCCAATTACAGTTAAGAGAAGCTTTATCTTGTTCGAATCTACCATCAATCAAATAATCGACATTAGATAAAAGTTTGAAATACGATAATACACCAGAATCAATAATCTTTGTGAGTTCCTCATAAGTGTATCCTGTATAACAAATAATACTAAGACTTTTATCTGCTCGTTTAATTCGAACAGCAAGTTCAGCCAATGCATCAGCCTGAAGGAATGGTTCTCCACCGGAGAATGTCACTCCTTCAATCATTGTACTTCCTAATATCTCATCCAGAATCTCATTGATATCAATGAGTTTTCCTTCATTAGGATTATGAGTTTGTGGGTTTTGACAACCTTCACATTTATGATAACAACCTTGAGTAAAGATTACATATCTTATACCAGGCCCATCAACAATGCTATTCTTAGCAAAGCCCGCTACCTTTAATTGCACCATATTTAATCCTCCTCCGATTTCTTGTCGATAAAGAACGCTTGGCTCGGTTGTATTGGTCTTGCAAAATATTCGTCTTGCAAAATTTCTGCACCGTTTGCATTGAGAGTTTCAAATGCATGGTTTAAAGAACTAAACCGTCCTAACCCTGATTCTTCAATCTGAGTTAGAATGTCAGTTTCATCCCCTTCAAAATCCTGATAATATTCAATATTGTTGAATTTACGAAGTACCTTTCTGTTAGAGTAGTCATACTTATATTTTTGATAAATTTGAATACCGTCTTGTCTAGCAAGATACATAAAAGGACCATAAGAAAGTTGCTGATTAAACATATCTGGAAATTTTAACATATCGGTCAAACTTGCAATGGATATATTCAAAATATATCTAGGTAACAGCCATTCATCATTTGTAAGATATAAATCAGATAAAGCCTGTCTTCCCTGTTCTGCTCCATTGTCCTGAAAAGTTAAATAAGTTTCACACCAGTTTGCCATAGCATTTAATCCTCCTCCGATTTCTTGTCGATAAAGAACGCTTGGTTTGGTTGAATTTCTTCAAATTCAAATTCGTCTTGCAAAATTTCTGCACCGTTTGCACTGAGAGAATCAATTGCTTTGTCTAAAGAACCATACCATCCTAATCCAGAATTTTCAAATTGTTCTAGGATATCATCTTCATCCCCTTCAAAATCTTGACAGTACTCAATCTCATCGAATTTGCGGAGTACTTTTTTATTGGCGTAGTCACACTTATAATCGTGATAAATTTGAATAGCGTCTTGATTAGCTAGATACATAAAAGGACCATAAGAAAGTTGCTGATTAAACATACCAGGAAAATTCAATAAATTGGTTACCCCTTCGATGGACACATTCATATGATATCTAGGTAATAAACCTCTATCATTTGTAAGGAATATATCACATCCTGGTTCAGTGGCTTGATATAGAATTTCGATAAGTCCTTCTGGATATAATGCAGTGGTTAAGATATACCAAAAATCTACATTAGGCACCCATGCATCATAACACACTACATGAAATGTGTGATAGTTTATATTGGTTATATAATCAATATAACCTCTTTTGAAAGCATTTATACTTTTACCTTTCAAGGAGTCTATCTTTGACATAATATAGTCTTCGACATCTTGTTCCCATAGTGTATTTATCCAATGACCTTCTAGATCAACACACTTGGTATTCAATGCTATACACAATAATTTGCTATAGAAATCTGCTAAAGCCTGATTTCCCGCTTCAGTACCATTGCTCTGAAAAGTTAAATAAGTTTCACACCAGTTTGCCATAATATTTTCCTCCTAAGATTTACTTCTTTTTGAAGATTTACTTCTTTTTGAATGAAACCATTATAAGTATGGTAATAAAGATTATCATACTTACAACGAATGTTTCTGTAATTGTAGCCATTGTAATAATAACAAATGGAAATATCATTTTTATTATTTTAATCACACCAAAAGTGATTAGTGCTGGAAATAAAATCATTGTGATAAATATCACAATATATGCAATTATTTCAAATATAACATCTCTAATATTTTTATCTTTCTTCATTGGTGATATACCTCCTTTCATAGTTTAGATTATACATTATCACCTTCTTTCACTTTGATAATATATAATCATTTGCAATTATGAATGAGTTTCTTGAGATAAATTTTAGTCTTTCATCTCTGGTTATTTTCTTTTTTGTTTTAACACCATATGAATTTGTACAAATTACCAAACCATTCGCATAATATCGATAAACTTCTGAATACCCTGAATTGTCCCAGTAAGTTGATATATTTCCTTTTGAGTTATATGTACATGACCAAGCATACCCTCTACTATCAATATACTTAACCGGTCTTCTAGAATCATCATAGACAATCCAATATTCGTATTTCTCATCACCTACATATTGCATACTATAAGTAATATCACCATTTTTATTTTTCCTTAATATAGGAGAACGGTCTTTCGTCAGTTCTATTGAAAGACGATGGCTTAAAACTGGTTCTTTTTTATGTTGTATTGGTTGTTGAATTGCAGGTTTAACTGTAACTGCTGGTTTTGGTTGCTGTGGTGGTTGTTTCTTTCTTTTTCTACTACTCATGGTATTTACCTCCTTTAATTTATAGGGAAGTTATTGACTCAGTAGGAACTAACCTACTGAGTCATTTAATTATGAACGCTTTACTACCTTAATACCTGCATTAATACAGTTCTTGATTTGATTGTCACATCTCTTTAACAGTCCACAAGATGCATAAGTTTTCTTACAATCATCAACCAATCCCTGATTAATCTCATCACATTCTACAACAACATAAACGTCTTCTGGATAAATACCGTAATGTTCACAAATGTTCTTAACTGCTACAGCATCATCTGTAATTCCATTGTCAGACATATAAATGTCAAGCAATCTACCATCAATAAAGTATGCAGCTTCATTCATATTTCCGCATTCAGTTTCACCACATTCACCTTTGGTAGTACTACAAACCGGAACAGTTTCTTCGGAAAACTTTAAACCACTTGGTACTGTAACCTTAGAAAAATTATGTCCATTACCAATTGTATCTTCGAAACTTTCACAAGCTTCAACACATTCATCTTTTGTAACTTTCTTAGAATGGCAACCACTCGATTCTAGAATACAACTAAATACTCTTTCGTTAAACTTCATTTTAAGTTCCTCCTTTAATTAGGTGCTGATATTGACTTCAGCATACTTTCTGTTATTTCATATATACTAGATACAGCTTTTGTACGTTTACAATTAAGCTTATTATATGCAAAGTAAGTACCATTCATGTTTTGAAGAATGGTTAAATCTTCATATTCTTTTAATAAGTTTTTCTTATATTCATACTTAACCGGTTCTAGTATATTAAATACAATCGGTTTATAATGATTTATAATTGCATCCGATTGAAATTGTATAGTAGCAAGGCTACTATTGAAGTTTTCTTGAATCAATTCTTTATCCACATATTCTAATACTTCACTGAACTCTAATTGGTCATCTGATAAGATATTATCGAATTCAGTTACAATACACGGAATATATTGATAATCTACATAAGTTTCATTTTTGTAATCTTCATATACGGTTCTTAGAATATTGGAGATATCATCTCCAACATATTTGTATGTTTTACATTCTGTATTATATAGGAGTTCTTTAGATTTCTTCTTTTTTAATTTACCGGACTCTTTATCACGAGCAATCATATACTCAGAAGTAATATCATTCGACAAAGCAAAACCAGATTCCATTGTATCTTTATTTGTATACTTTGTTACAAATACACTAGGCATCATTGTATCTGGCATTGTTCCAACCATTCCACCAATTGCACCTGGAGCTGTATGTTCATGAATTCTAGAAATTGTTTTTGGTTCATCTTCATTAGAATAGGATTCTTTTAATTCAGCGAACATTGTCAACAATTGAACGAATTCATTATTTGTAAGTCTGATATAGTTATACTCACCTTGGTCAGTGATGAACTTTTCTTTCACAATTTGTTTTGCTCGATATTCTGGCATTTCTCGATTATTCTTGTTATCTCCACCGTCTTTAATATCAAACACAAGTTTATATGGAAGATAGATTGCATCAGTAATCCAAGTATGTTCTTTTCCTTCGAATTCATAATAGATTGTAGGACCAGGAGTTAATAAATCCCCTGAATCGATATTTAATACATTATCACAGAATTCTAAGAATTTCTTCTCATAGCTACCAACGTATTGTTTATAAGTACCATCAGACCATTTATATTTACCGGATATTCCACGGTTAGCAAGCATTTTAGTTTCTTGCCATTCCATATCATCTAACAAGGTTGTCTTTCCATATACTTTAAGCATATTCTTTTCATAGTTTTTTCTAGCTTGTTCTTTACATTTCTCAGAACAATATGCTTTATAACGAACAGACTTCTCATCCCACTCTGTTGGTTTCTTACAAATACGACAAACACCGTAAGAAGCTCCTACAGGTTCTTTTCTATTACAAGTATCAAATACAATTCTATTTGCAGTAAATCCTTTTTCAGGACATAACATATCATCATGATACTTATCAATATGACTCGCTAATTTATTTCTTTCAAATGTCTTATTACAAAACATACATTTATACTTTCTAGCAGAAGACATCGTTTATCCTCCTTTCATAGTATATTTAATATAATGTTTTTCAAATCAAAACAAGTAGGTTCAATTAAGAACCTACTTGTCTTTTAATAATTAATACTTATTGATATTAAGGGTTGGAAGTACAAACTGATTTGCAGTTGCCATAATTGTAACAATCTTAGAAATTGTATTAATAATACAGATATCGGTATCAATACTAGATAATACAGATTTGTCAAAAGACTTTGTTACAACATTCATTGGACAGCCGTATGTATACAAAGAATCTGTAATTACTTTATCTGGATTTGAGCCAATGCTAGAATAAAGTAAAGAAGAAATATCAAAGTATGCTTCAGAAATAATCTTAGCAATAGAAGTTTTAAGTGGGTTGTTAAATTCCTGATCATAATACAATTCTTCAAATACCTTATTCGATGCTCTTAGCCCTTCATAGTTTGCTGCATATCCTACACCATTCAGAGCAGCAGAACGACAGTTCAATACAGCATCTTCAAGTAAATCACGTTCAGCATCTCTATCTGCTACAGTTACACCACCGATAAAGATTTCCACCATCTTACCCTTCAAAGAATTTAATCTCTTTTTAAGAGTATAAACATCAGTAGTGTTATTCCCTTCTACTTCAAGCTTATGAATCTGCTTTTCCAAATAGTCAATTCTCTGATTAAACAATCCAGAGTAAGAACCATCATCTTCATACATCTTCATAGGATTTACAAATGTGGTCTTATTTGCATCTGAAGATACCATTTCTGCTTCACCAGCAAATGTAACAACTGTATCCGGCGTTGGTGCGAGACCCTGCTTAATATCTTCCTTCTGAATTTCTGGATCAAGATACTTCTTAATTGCCTTACAACCACAAAGGTCACAGATGTCTTCATACTGTTCCATATCACAACCTTGAATATCTGTGATAATATTCAACCATCCACGATTTGCAGCTGGAGCACCTGCCATCAACTGCATCAAAGAATCAATATAAGAAGAATAGTCTCTAGAAATTCTTGGAGCCATAATAACAGTTGGAATCATATTTTCAGTCTTCTTTTCGTTCAAAGGCTTTACAATATTATTATAAAGAATTGCATCCAAGAACAATCCCATTTCCATTGTATCAATTGGATCTTTGAAAGAATAAATCTTTGGATTATGAATTACACAAGCATTCTTTTCTACATCATTTACCAATGTAGGATCAAGAAAACCACAATCCATAGTCAAACCATTAATTTCTTTAAGATAAGTAGTACCGTTCATGGATGCCTTGACATCAATATATACATCAAGACCATATTCTGTATAAACATTCTTTAACATATCTGCAAGTGCTTTATTACCATTTGTAGCAGTATATGCAATATTATACATATCATCAATTGTTGCTTCTCTGCCGTTCTTCTTAATCTCTTTACAGATTTCTTCAGAGATTTCCTTGAATGTTTCTACAATAGATACTGGTGTGATGTTCTTATCACTTTCTTCTTCATACTTTGCTAGAGCATTGAAAATCATAGCAGAAAGAATTGTGATAGAAGTAGTGGAGTCACCAATCTTAATAGCCTGGGTTCTAGTTTCTTCTTGAATATCTGCAAGTACAGACCGTTCAATTTCACCAGAGAATTGAATACTATTTAGGATTGTATGACCATCCTTTGTATATCTAGGAAGAGAGCCTTCCTTATAAATAATAGAGTTAGAACCATAAGGACCGAATGACTTACTTAAAGCTTTCTTTAAGAAGTTCATTGTTTCAATCTGGGTCTTTCTAAGAGTTTTCTTGTCAACAATATTTGAAAAAAGCATATTTGTTTTCCTCCTTAGTTTTATATTTACTTATTTGTTTTTGTGTTTCTTTTTTACCTTAAATTTAAAGGTCGCATAGTCTGGATCGCTCTTTTGATAAGTATCAACGATTGCTGTTTTAGAATATCCTGTATTCCATAAGTAATGTGCTAATTCAACATCTGGATATGGTTTATTATCTATTGTTAAATTAAAAGCATAGTTTAACAGTAGAATGCGTTTTTCATTAAAGACATTTTTAAACTTGTAAACATCATTCTTATTCTTAAATATGAATTCTGTATACTCGTCTAGACTAATATCTGATGGGTCTTTCATTACGATTACATTTACTTTAGAATGATACTTACGAATTACTTCTTTTTCTTCTTCACTTGTACATAAGATATTAACATGCGTATTTTCTATATTGCTGAACACAGATACAAGGAAGAAGATACCTGTAATTGCAAGATATTTCTCTTCTTTTAATAAATCAGAATATCTTGATAACATAATTTCTTTATAGATACTATCAGCAAGTTCTTTATCCTTTATACAAATTGATACTGGATTTGGGTCAGTTCTATTGATAAGTCGATATTTAACTTCTTTTGTTGTCATATGCATTACTTCTTCATCAATGAACTTGGGGTTGTTATATTCAGCCTGAATCATTCTTAAGATAGAAAAATCCAAATCCACTACAGCATTGAACATAATAAGATAATTATGATATCCATTTGCTGCATCTTTCGAATCAGAACTTGCAATTTTCTTTTTTGTACCATCTGGTTGTACTTCTTCAATATTAATGTCTTTAATCATGCAAACCTCATACTCCTCCTAATCGTCTTATTAGATTTAGCCATAGGAATAACGATTAATCGATCTCCTTCTTCTATCAGATTACCAAAGAAACTATAGTTATAGTGAATAAAATTCATAACAGCTTCTTCTGTTAAAAATTTCAAAGACGTGCTAAGTTCATTTAGACAATAAGTGTCACAATAGTTCTTTGCTAAAAATCCTTTAAACTTATCATCCTTGCCAACAATTACAATACCATATTCCAAATTAACTTTATCTGTAATCATCTTACAAATCCTCCTTTAAAACAATGCAATTACAATGATTATAGCTAAGATACAAAACTGAATGTATATAGCATATACCAAAGGATTAACTCCAGTTAAAAGAATTCTAATGATTCTATTTGAATTGATAATCTTATGTGTAATTTTTGCTAATTTATTAGTTTCCGGATTAATCTCACCGAGATATATAAATTGAAGTACAAGTGCAATAAACGATAGTAATATTATTACAAAGAATATAATAAGCAATGGCATTATTTTCCACACCTTTCTTTTTCATTGAAAAGGAGAAGGACGTATCCTTCTCCATGAGTTTAATCCATCAAAGAAGCAATATCATTCATGACCTCTTCATAATCAGCTGTATTAACCTTTGGACTACTATCAGAAACAACAGTGGTATTGTTACCATTGTTATTAAACCAACTAGAATTATTGTATTTGCTACTCTTGGATTCCTTGTTACTGATGCCAAGCTTTTCTCTTACATCCTTAACAAAGTTAAACATCCGATGGTCGTTATACTTATTTACTTCCAAGATACTAGATGCGACCGCATTTGTATATGCAGAGATAAAGTTCTTCAGAAGAATCTCAATCATATCCAATTCGATTTCTTCAGAATAATCGAAATTCTTTGTAAAGTCTGTACCACCAGCATAATCTACGATAGAATATACATCAGAATTAATCTGATATGCAGCTTCTCCTTCTTTTTTACCGTTCTCATTATTAATGAGATTAATTACAATAAACGTACCCTTTACACCATACATCTTTTCGCCATTTGCAATAAAGATAATACCTTTATTTGTGTTAACACCGATGTTCTTATAAGCATCTGGGTTCTTTCTAAATGTCTGAATACAGTGTAAAAACATTTGTGCTTTAGATGGAGAGAAATACATATCGATACGGTTGTTTGTATCAATCTTATTAGCAGAACCATCCTGAACAACAATCGGATTCATTGTAATTCTGAGAAGAGAATTCCAATAAGTGAAAGTCAGCATTGTTTTATCCAAAGAGGAAGTTGAGTTAAAGAATTTATAAGACGAACGAGTGGAAGGGGTGAAGACATCATTGCTTCCACCATTACCCTGAAATGTTTGATTGTTATTATTCATAATAATACCTCCTGGCTTTTTGCCAATTTATTTTATTAGATTGTTTCTATTCCATTAATTTGTAACATTCCTCATTGCCTCTGATTACATTAACTTATTAATAAAAATCTTTAGAAAGGAGTATAATTATGGCTGTTAAAATTGTAGATACAGGTGTTACAATTGTTAATGATGACTCTGATAATTCTGATGTTAGTTACAGTATTAGAGAAAATTTAAACAATATGAATCCAATCCCAGATAATAACACTAGTAGAAAAAGATATATCCCATTGGTAGGTACTTTGTTTAGCAAGCAAAAAAATAATGAAACTGTCCAATCAGATACTAGATGTGATGCTACTGGTAATTATGTAACAGTATATTATCAAATGAATACTCTCAATAAGTCATTTCTAGAGATGCATTATTATTTAAAAGCTAGAGGAATTAAGAATAATAAATTTCATTTATTATTATATGATAGAGATTTAGCAAATGTAGATCCATATGACTTATCTTTACCTACTTATATGAAACAAAAGATTTTTGTTGAATGTCAAAGAAACTTTTGGTATTATGTAAGGGAAGTTGTTAGAGTACAAAGTCAAGGTGGTCCATATGTAAGATATCGACTGGATAGAGGAAACCTTGCATTAAATTTCTGTTTTACTTTAAATCTAAATATATATGAAGAACAACCTCGTCAGACTGGTAAAACAGTTGGTACAAACGTATGGTTCTCATGGGTATATAATTTTGGCTCTAGAAATGCAAATATGATATTCTTAAACAAAAAACATGACGATGCTAAACGTAACTTAAACGACTTGAAGAATATTATTAAAGCTTTACCATCTTATCTAAGATTCGACCAAGCATTTGGTATTGATGGTAAGAAACTAAAAGCTACAAATACAGTACAATATCTACAGCATAAGATTAACTTTAATAAGATAGAAGCACTGCCTATGGCTAGAAACCGTACATCTGCAATATCTTTACTTCGTGGTCGTACTGTTACAAACTGTTGGATTGACGAATCTGCGTTCTTCCAATACTTAGAAGAATCTTTGCAGAATGGTATGCCTGCATTAACAACTGCGTTTAGAAACTGTAAGCAAAATGGTGCCCCACATGGATTATGTCTAACTTCTACACCTGGGTTCTTAACCACAGAAGAAGGACAGTATATGTTTGACTTGAAAAATAAGATGACACCATTCTCGGAATTATGGTATGACTTCTCTTTACAGAAGCTAACTGAAACGTTAAATGCAAATGAGAAATCTATATTCGTATATATTAGAACTACTTATCAACAACTTGGATTAAGTGAAGATTGGTTAAAAGAAAGAATCAAAGAACAGAACCAGAAATGGACAGATATTAGACGTGAATATCTTCTTGAATGGGCAACAAGTTCTGAAAATTGTCCTTTTACACAAGATGAATTAAGAAATGTAGAAAGATATGTTAGAAACCCAATTAAGCAAATTTATATCTCTAATTTTCTATTCAATATTTATTCTGAAATTAATCCAAGAGAGAAGACATTAATCGGTGTCGACGTTGCAGCAGGATATTCTAAAGACTCTTCTGCAATTTCTGTTACAGAATCTAGTACTACAAAATTAGTAGCTGACTTTAACTGTAACTATATTAATCCTGTAGATTTAGGTAATGTTATCTATACATTGGTCACAAATTATCTTCCTAATTCTCTTGTGACAATTGAACGAAACGGTGTTGGTACTGGTACATTAGCACAGTTAATGAAATCCAGAATTCGAAATAATCTTTATTATGAAATCAAAGAAAGAACAATTGAAGAACGATTAGGATTCGGTACAAAGTCTAATAAACGAAAACAAATAACAAAAGTATATGGTGTTGATAACTCTAAAGATGTAAGAGAACGATTAATGGATTTACTTACTGATAGAGTCAGAGATCATTATGACAAATTTATTTCTCCAATTCTATTAGAAGAATTAAAGAATCTAGAGTTAAAGAAAACTGGTCGAATTGACCACTCTGCAAATAGTCACGACGACGGATTATTCTCATATCTATATTCAATTTATCCATTATATTATGGTAAAAATGTAAGAGAAAACTGGCATATTGATATTCCTACTTTACGGACGGCAGATGATGAAGCACAAGAAATCTTCCAAGATTATACTGCAACAGAATCAATTGGAATTGTAAAAGATATTGAAAATCTTGATAATGATGATATGATTAAAGACCAGTTATCAAAATTAGATAAAACAAAATTATATCAACAATTCCTTGCTGAACAAAAAGCAGAGAATGATAGAGCAATGGATGAGATATTAAAAACTCAAGCTGGTAGAGATGCATATGCTAGACAATATAATATAAATAAAGACCAAATGGGTGTAGATGAAAGTTCATATGATATGCTAAGTATCATCAATAATTTTTATTCAGAAGAATAAACAAAGGTGGAGCTATTTCTAGCTCCACCCATATTTTATTCATTAGTCTAACATCTTCAAAATATCATCAATCGAAGTATTGATTTGTCCAAAATTAATACTTTCGATATACTTCTCAATGAAGTCAGAAAAATTAGCGATTTTATTATCAGAAGAATCTTCTTTCTTACATTGACAATCACAACAAGGTGTTGCTGCAGCTTGCTGCTTTTTGATTGAATCGATGGTTTCTTTATTCATCTGATTTTGATATTCAGCCTCATCCTGTTTAATAACAACTTTATTAATATCGTTCATGATAGAATTCTTAATATCTTCTACTGTTTTAGCAGGCTGTCTTAACCTTACTAATTGCCAGTTTTCGGCAAACAATTCAATATATGTTTCCTTCCATGGTACTCTACCAAATCGGCTTTCTACATACAGATATGGAGCACTCATTTTACTACACTCATCTGGAAATTGCACCCTAATAACAACATCTGATTTCCATTCAGGAAGTCTCATACCATAACATTCACGGTTCTTTTCCTTTTCGAATTTACAAAGCAGGTCGAAAACTTTACCGAATCTCGAACCAGCTACAATTACTCTATACTTATTTATTGCATCAGAATTACACATATTCACAATCCTCCATTTTAATTCCTACATTTTCAAATTTCTTATAAGCATCTAAATACATCTCTTTTTTATCACCATTATATGTACATTCATAATACATACCATCTGGTAAAGTTGTACTGATTAATGCTTTCCAGTTCTGTAGAGTTTTACAAGCCCAAACGATATATACGTCAGATTCAGTAAAATTCACATCTTTATCAGTGACATCAAGATGAGATTTTACATATTTAAATACAGCCTGTTTCATTAATTCATACATGAGTTTCGTTTGTTTCATTATTATTCACCTCTTTCTTATTTGAATGTATCGATATCTTTCGTATCTCGTTTGATTTCTTCAAAACCAGAATCTTTCAATTCTTCAATATTTCTAATATCACTCACATTAATACGTTTGATATCAGATACACCATCACCTGAGCAATCTACTGTAATTGTATCTACAACAGATGGTTTTACGTTTTGATTTACGAAAGACATAACTTCTCTTTCAGGACACATTGTAAAAGCTGTAATACGTCCAGTAAGTGTTTTCATACCAGACATATTATCAGCAACAGTAAATCTATATACTGTATTATTATCAACTTCAATTACTTCATGAGCTATTCTATTTCTTTCTTGATATGATAAATCAAGGACAAGTTTTATAATAGCTTTGGCGTCACATTTCAAAAAATTAATCATTGGAATACCTCCTTTAATTATTTATTGAAATGTTTGAGCTTACTCGTTATTTTCAATAATACCATGATATTCTTTAATTGGATAAGATGGATCCTTTAATCCAGAAGTATATACCTCAGCAATAGATCTAGTATTTTTGTTTCTTTTCTTATTCTTCTTTGTATTTCTAGAAGTTAATGGAACCATATAGTCATTAATTTTATTCATAATGTTTGTAATACTTTCATCTACAATTTTATTTACCTTACTACTATTTGCAGTAAAAGCAATTGTATAAATAGCATTAGAAGCATAGTATGCATAAATATGCTCTTCAACAGTTCCTACTTCAATAGCATCTGTAATCGTCTTTGCTAATAGGACAATAAATGTCTTTGTATACTGTTCTGGATAACCAAGTGTTGATAAGGTCATTAAGCATTGACTGATATCTCTAGGAGTCGGTTTTATTTTAAAAACGACATCTCTATATTTATTACACAACTTTGTCCAATGGTCTCTTGCTTCCTTATAAGCCCAATTGATATTGGATTGTTTTTCAATCAATGCTTTAACCCTATTAAAGTTAAAAGCTTCTCTATAGTTATCAGCAATAGTAAGAAGCTGTTTTGCTTTTTCAGGATTTGTTTCTTTCAGTTCTTCTGCTTTCTTTTCCATCTCTACTGTATACTTATTATAGATTTCGTCAGAATATTCATCCATTACAGACCCAGCGATATTCTTCATTGGTTCTGTAACTTGTTTCATTTCTTCATTAAAATCTTTGATTTCCTTATCAATATAAGTATCACTTACAAGACCATTGATAAAGTTCTTAGCAAAGAATTCCATAATAGACTTGCTACCAGCACCAGATTCCATTGCTTCTTTTGAAATGATATTTCTTAATGATTCTGGAAGAGCATCGAATACCTTAAACTTTTCACCGGCTTTATACCGATTCATAACTTTAATCAATTCCATAGCATCTTCTGTAGATACATCAGAATATTCTTTGGTGATTGCTGAAGTCAACAATGATTCATCTACATTAAGCTTTGTAGCAGGTACATCATTCATTTCTTCAACAGACATCGGTTTATATTCTTCATCATCAGAATTATCTTCTGTTGTTTTGATCATCTCTTCAATTGCTTTACCAGAAGCAATATCTTTCAGAGTCTTATTAAATTCTTCAGTCACTTCATGAAGTGATTCTGATTCATTCTTTAAAACTTCTCTAAGATCTTCTTTAGTGTTAGAAGAATTCTGACTTTCACTAATGTTATCACTTGTTTCATCAATGATGGTTTCTTCTGGTTCTTGAAACGAACTGTCATCGTTGATTACCTCTTCTTCTGGAATATCAATAACCTCTTCAACAGCTTCTTCATTCATTGTTCTCATGATTTCTTCTTCTACAGATTGCATGGCATCTTCCTCCTCATACGGATTATAATTTCTATTATTACGAATGTATTTATTATAAATACCCTTCGCTTTTAACTCATTCATTTCTTCTTGTGTCATTGGTGTGCTGCTTTCAAAAATACTTTTGATAATGTCATTTTGAATGATTTCTTTCTCATATTCTTCATTCATCTTCTCTTGAATAAACGGGTCAATATGAGATTGCTCTTGTTTAATACTATCCAACAGTACAACATCTGGATTATTATCTCTGGCTGAACATAAAGTATCTACAAGTGCATTTAAATCTTCATCAGAAAGATTATCTAAATAACTACTTTGCATATTGTTCCCTCTTTCTACATAAATTAGTATAAATTGTTGAAATCAGTATCGTCATTTAATTCGTTGTCTTCCTCTTCAGAATCTTTTTGTTCTTCATTATAATTTGGTTGTTGCTGTTGTTCTTGACTTTTCAAATCTTGTTCTAATAGACTTTGAATTGCGATTCTAATTTCAGTTAGAATTGCTGGATTGTCCACTACTTTACAAAATTCATCCTTAAAGATATTTCCTAACGGTGCAATATTTGTATATAGGAAATCACACATCTCTCTAGAATAATTAAAAGTCAAGAATGTGTAAAAGTCGATATCAAATCCAGAAATATAATACACAACTTCTCTAATTCTAGCAATGATAATATCTACATATTTCACATTACCATATGCTTTTCTAATATAGCTAGTTGTACTATCTTTATTCTTTTTATATTTTTCGAGGCCCATATTATTATATATCTCAGCACAATAACGATAGATATATCTTGAGAAAAAATTAATAATGTTTCTAGCATAACCAGAAACAAATAAATCATATACATTATATGCTAAAGTATAACAATCTGGTTCATCACCAATATATTGCATATTGAATGCATTACAAATTTTATTAATGATGTCAAGATACGTCTCCTGTCGAATAGACATGATATTATCCGCATCGGTAGGAAAATTTGCAAGCATTCCTTTAAAATTCAATTCATAAGAATTCACAATGTTTGGATTCGATAGAGTTGGATTATAAGCAAATCGATTTCTAAGATTAGAATCGATTACATCCATTACATAAGCTGAATTAAAGTTTGATAAAATATCTGCAATCTCTCCTTCAGCAATCATATTGTAGATACCACTATTTCTATATAAATCAATAGGCATAATATTGACGCTCCTTTTCTTATTGATATTTTAATAAATTGTTAATGGGACTATAAATATCAAAAAAGAAGAGGGATGATTTCTCATCCCTCAGAGTTATATTATATGTAGATTATTAGATACCGTGTTTTACTCTATCTTTTTCCTCTGCACGTTTAGCATCATTCCATCTGTCTAAAGAACCTACGAGATATCCAGTAATACGTCTAATACGTTCTATTTTAATTCCATCTTCGCTTTCTTTTCTATGGCAGCGAGGACATTCATCATTAATAACACCGGTATATCCACAAACTGGGTCTCTATCTACAGGATGATTAATTGCACCGTACCCAATGTTATTGTCATGCATACATTTTACAACAGCTTCAATTGCTCCAACATTCTTAGTGGTATCACCATCAAGTTCAATATAACAGATATGACCGCCATTGCAAAGTTCATGGAAAGGAGCTTCTAGTTTAATCTTTTCTTCTGCTGAGATATCAAAGTAAACTGGAATATGCATACTATTTGTAAAGTATTCTCTATCAGTTACACCCTTAATGATACCAAATTTATTTCTGCATTGTTTAAGAGATTTACCAGAATATCCTTCTGCAGGTGTGGCAAATGTACTGAAGTTCAACTTATATTCTTGAGAAATCTTATCTGTATATTCTCTGATATGCTTGATAATTGCATATCCCTTATCCCAATATTCTTTTCCTTCACCATGATGATGACCATACAAAGAAACTAATGTTTCGGCAAGTCCAATAAATCCAATAGACATTGTACCGTGTTTAATTACTTCACGAATTTCATCTTCTGGACCAAGCTTATCAGAATCAATCCATACACCTTGACCCATTAAGAAACTCATATTTTTAACTTTGCGTTTTGCTTGAATCTCAAATCTTTCAAGAAGCTGTTTCTTAGAAAGTTCAAGATATTTATCTAATAATTTATAGAATTTTTCTTCATTACCATCAGCTGTAAGAGCAAGCATTGGAAGATTAATTGTAGTAAAAGACAAATTGCCTCTTCCATAAGCAACTTCTCTTTCAGGATCATATACATTTCCCATTACTCTAGTCCGGCATCCCATACAAGCTACTTCAGTTTCAGGATGTCCTGGTTTATAATATTGCTTATTGAAAGTAGCATCTTCGAAAATATAATTTGGAAAAAGTCGCTTTGCAGTTACTCTATATGATAATTGAAGTAAGTCATGATTAGGGTCACTGAATTTATAATTTACACCATCTTTTACTTTAAAGATTACAATTGGAAAGATAGCTGTTTCTCCATTACCAAGTCCAGCTTCCATAGCAAGTAACAAATTCTTAGTAACCATTCTTCCTGCGTTACTTGTATCAGTACCCAGGTTGATCGAGCTAAAGGGAACTTGGGCACCTGCACGTGAATGTAAAGTGTTAAGATTATGAACTAATCCTTCCATTGCTTGATAGCAAGCTCTTTGTGTATCATCAACAGAATCTTCTATAATATCAAATTCAGCTTTATCAAAAATTGTTCTAAGTCGAACATCACTGAGTAATTCATCTAATGCAGAGTTGTCAGAGTTAATATAACCGTTAATTTTTTCAAGAATCTTTTTATGACTCTCACTGTATTCTCCGTGTTCTATAAAATAATTAAGATTAGACTTTTCATAATGCAAGTATTTTGTAAGGTTATTTTTTAATGCTTTTCTAAACGTCTTATAAATGCCAGGAGCCATGGCGTAATCAAAATTAGGTATTGCCTGCCCACCCTGTCAATCACTACAATCAACAGGACTATATCACGAACTTCACCTTCAAGTGGTCAGTTCCCAACGCACTTCGGAGCTGTATCAATCTCAGCCCTAACGATACTCAGTTACTCGGTCTTCTTATGCAAGACCTATCCTTTTTCTAGTCTCTAGACCTTCAATGTATTATCGAATTCATCTATAGATAATATACTATATTTTGAACTTATGTTTTTATTATAGTATATAAAATATAGCGTTTGGATTGGAATTCCAGTTTTAATAGCTAATTCTTTCATTGTTCCTACAAGATAATAATTGAAAAATGGTTGAACAAAGAAAGTTATCCTAAATGTTTTTGAGTTTATAGGAATAAGGTTATTTTTAAAAGCATGCACAGTATTATACTGATGAGTACAAAATTCTAAATTTTCTATAGAATTGTTTAACTTGTTTCCATCTTTATGATTTATAACTTCATACTCAGAATTTCTTATAAATGCCAATGCTACTATTTTATGAACATAAACTTTTATCTGTTTATTTTGTTTATCGTTCAAAGTAACGTACATATAACCTCTTTTACCTAAGGTCTTACTCTTTACATGATTAGTATTTATATTAATTATATCCAAATTTGAATTAATATAATAACAATCAGAAATATTTTGTAAGCTATATAAACTACTTATCTGAATCATTATTCTATCACATCCTTTAATAATGATAGAATTCGATAATATAAAGCTTGGCACAGGATTCTTGCGGGCTCATTCCCTGTTAGCAAAAGAATTAATATATCATTTCCTATATAAGTCTAAACGATTCTTTCACACCTCGCTGATAAACGAGTTCACGTTGCTTTGCAATTATATATTTCTATATAATGGCACAGTTATCTTCTATGCTGATCGTTTTGATTACTTTGAATAGCAATAGCTGCGAGGGTAGCATAAGAACCAATAGAATTTGGTTCTCTTAAATGTCCATGACCAGTATTAAAACCACCTTTAAATAGCTTTAGGCAGTCAATCTGACAACAAGTAAGTGTTAAAGCATAAAAGTCTAAATCATGAATATAGATAAATCCATCAGTATGTGCTTTTGCAATATCTTTACTAATCATATTATTCAGATAGTAATTCTTAGATACATTAGAACCAATCTGTAACATTGTACCCATTGGAGAATCGCCATCAATATTACCATTATCACGTTTAAGGTCACTGCTATTTGCTTCATGGTTCAACAATTCTGAAATAGATTTAGAGATAGAATCTCTTGTATTTCGAATCTCATTTCTCTTATGTCTATATAAGATATATTCTTTTGCAGTGTCTGCATATTCACACTTAATAAGAGTTCGTTCAACAATATCTTGAATATCTTCCACATTTATTAAATCTGTAGTATCAGATACACACTTCTGCTTTGACATAATGGTAATTGCGTTAGTAAGTTTATTACAAATTGATGCATCGAATTTCTCACTATCTGCATGAGAAGCTTCGACTGCTTTCTTAATTGCATTGAAGATTTTGGTTTTATCAAAATCCACAATGCTTCCATTCCGTTTTACTACTTTAATCTTATCCATACTATGGACCTCCTTTAATAATTTTACATATAAGTTATCATCTAAGTCAATAAAAAATAAGCAAAAAATAAACACCAACGTACATATAACGTACGTTGGTGAATATTCTTAAACTATCTTATACTATCTTTTGAGATACTTTATTTGTCGCATTTATCCTTGTCATCGCAACGACTACAGATAAGATTATTTTTATTTGGAGCAGCTCCATTAGGACAATCCTCATAAAAATGATGTTGTTGTTTAGGATAAAAAGGATATTGTTGTGTAGGTGTCAAAGATCTAATTATCTGGTCAATAATATCTATATTCTTATTAACAACATCTGTATTCTTACTTTCATCTATATTTATATAGATTCTATAAATCGTATGCTCATAAGATGAGCCTAAAAATTCTTGAGTAATCGATACATTATCAACAACTAAGTCTTTAAGCCTTTCACTGATCACCTTATTTTCAATATTATCATCAATATCTATTTTAGAATAAGCAAGGATATAAGAAGCCAAATCAACTTCGTTATATTTACGCTTTAAAATTAATTTTATTTCAAAAGACTCAATTTTTTGTTTTTCATTGGTTAAATGAATACGTTCTATCGCCTCTTCAACTGATTTACCGATTATATTTGTAATTATAGGTGTTCCTGCAATTATTTCAGGTACGTCAGATTCTGCGTTTATAGTTTGAGGTTTATTTGTCTTCTCTGGCTTTTGTTTATTCATCTCAGACTTATCCAATTCAGGGAACAATTGTTCAACACAAATTGTTTCCTTAGAGGCTTGATAAATACGTTCCATTGTAACGTTCGATACATCGGAAAGTGTTCCAAATGTAAAGCCTTTTCCATAGAGCTTATCATTAATTATTCCTGCGATGTTAGCATAACAATGATCTATTGGAACAATGTTATCTTCAGTTCCATTATATAAAGGAATGAATACCTTCATATTATTTGGAAGATATTTAATAGCTTCTTTCAAATCACCGATTGTCATGTTTTTCGATTCCGTAAGGTCTGGAACAAAGTCATTATCCTTCTTACTTTTTACCTTTACACACAGTGTATCTGGAGAGAAAGGACTAATGCCAATCACTTCATGATTCAAATAATCAGAAATGATATTGGTAGTTACTGCTGTAGCTCCATTCTTGTATTGTTCAGATACAATAATATCTGTACTTTCGATCATTCCACTGTTGATAACGTCCTTCAGTGTTACCATTTTCTTGTTGTTGTTCATTTTAGTTTCCTCCATTTTCATTTTGTTTTATAGGTTTTGTTTACGTATGCGGATAAATATAAAAGTGCTTTATTGAAAGCATCTTTATTTTTATTTAGATCTACACAAATAAGGTAATCATTTTCAGGAGTTCTATATAATTTATCAACTCCCAAAATATTAACAAGTTTAGTTGTTTCATCAATCACTACTTCATCAGAATAAATCTTGGTATCAGTACAATGAAGACTATTAAATAGATAGGAGTATAAATTAACATAATGAGGTATTGGATTATCAACAAATAAGGTTAAGTTAATATTTTTAGATTTTACCCCACCATCAAGAAGGTATTTTATCATTCCTCTAGCAGTCTCATTGTTATTAAACGACAACGAGATAGAATTATCCATTGTCCTAGTATAGTAATCACCGTTACTCACTACCATATTCCGAAAATCATCCTCATTAAGATTATTCGTTACACGAAAATTTACGGTTGAAATGTTTATAATTAATTCAGCAAATCCAATTGGATTTGGACTAACAATTATAGATATAACTTCACAATCATGAAACTTATCAAAATTAGAAGTAAGATCAAGTGATTCATCTTCATAATTTTTTAAGTCAGCATCATAAAGGGAAAACCCGTTTGTCATTTTTTCGATAACACCACTATCAATATAGTCCTTCAGTGTTACCAACTTCTTTTTGTCGTTGTTCATTTTAGTTTCCTCCATAAGATAAATATTTAAGACATCTCTGTCTTATTACCTAAATAGTATATAATTAAAGATCAATTTCGGCTTCTTTCTTTTGTTTCTTGGGTTTACCTAATTCCGAATGAGGTGTATCACCATAATCTTCTAAATCCCGTAAATGCTGACGTTCTATTAAGTCTACTTCTTCTTTCGTTCGTCTCTTATTACAATATTTATATCGAAAATCACCTATTGAAAGTTCCGGTTCTAAAGATTCAGTAAAAATAAATATGCTTGTTCCCCAATCATCAATGCAAAGTATTTCACAATCTAAATATGGCTCATAACCATTAGAAAGGTCTAAACTTAAACACAAACAAAAATTTTCAGCGTATCCCATTTCTCGATTGTGAGGATCTATTAAATCAACGCCAGTCTCTTCAATTGCATCGAGATAACCGGAATCTTTAAAAAATCTTAGTGTCGTTTTTTTGCCTTCTTTCTTTCTTTTTTCAAACAATTCAGCAATTTCCTTCATTTTTTCATTTACGTGCATAATTCTACACCCTTTCGATAATATATTTATATAAAAGTATCTGATGAAATAAAAAATAACAAGGATACAATTAAGTATCCTTGTATTCTTATACACAGTACATGATTGGTTGGTTTTCATTTGCAGGGTTTACATATCCGTCACGAAGTGTACTAATAAAATCATCTCTTCTACTTGCCCAGTTTTCTATATAACTTAGTTTCAAATCTACTCCGGCAAACACTGTTTCCAACCCATCATAATGCTGAAGATAAGCTACTAAGAAATTAGCTACATCCGCAGTTGCAAGATTCTCAAAAAGTTCCATCTGGGTAGGTGGTATCGTAGATAAATTCGATGGATGAGTTACAAATACATCCAATGGGATTTCTCCAAGACCACCTGTAATGTCACCATGTGTTGCACTTTGTAATCTTACCATATTCGGAAATTTAAAGTCAATGAAGATGCTATTATTAAATACTGATGTAAGGTCAGCTCTTGCTTGTAATAGCATTACATCATCCATAGAATAACTATTATAAGCAGATAAATAGTCATAATATCCGATACCAGATTGTTGAGCCATACCGCCATCGTTTTGCCCATATACATCCCAAGCAATATCTCTAACACCAAGAATTTCAGCACCACCAAGTAAGTCTGTATTGATTACATAGTAATCACCTTTCTTATTCTTTGGATCTCTTGTATCAATCTTGATTCTTACCATATGAGGAATATATCTAGAAAATGTAAGAAGTGTATCAGGAATAATTGTCTCATCAACCCATTTATCTTTTGCAATATCTTCGGGAAGCATTAGAGGTTTTGTTCCCAATCTACGCTCAATCTTATTAAGAAGAATATTCATTTTATTAAAAGCCATATATAACACTCCTTCCGTTATATTATAATGATGTTCAAGACAAAAAATAAGGGTGGATTTTCATCCACCCCATTTTTTTAATTAATTGATATAAGTTATCTTTATATCAGATATTAGATTCTTGTCTTTCTTGATAAGCAGGATAGATCTTCTTATCATCTATGAGAATAGTATGCCTAAGTTGAAACTCATTCTTAAGAATATCGGAAATCCTAACCCTTTCCTTAAATATTGGATAATGATAATCGGGTATAAGATATTTTAGTGATGGGTTAAGTGCAAGCATAATCGTTTCACAAATACCATATATTTTTTCTTGTGAAACTCCTCTTCCAAAAGATAAAAGTATATTCTTAATTTTCTTAAAGACTATGTTGCTCAAAATCTTTTCATAATCATACCCTGTTTCAGAAGATATAGCTATTGCAATTACAGAATACTTTTGTCTTAAAAGACAAGTAATAGACCCTGGAATCATATAACCATTCATTACATCATATATAGACAAATCTCTGAAAATGATATAACGAATCCGATCAAACTCTTTACGGGTAATACACTGGTGTCCAAAAATAGTTTCAAATTCTATCAAGAATAAATAACTTTCCTTATGGAATTTATCCAATCTATATTGATCAAGTAATTCCTGAAGGAAGGTGCTATTTGTATCAGATCTTGAAACGCCATAATCGATTCCATACTTACTATATTCCCTTTTGATATCGTTGATATCATAATCTTTTACTAACTCCGGATTATAATCATCGAACGAAAATACAGAAAGCCCTTTAATAATATTTTCTTTGATTGTTTCATCTCCTCCAAACGAATACGCATCCAGTTTAGGAAATGATAACCCTCTTATAGTGTTAGTTATTTCCTTATTCTCACCAATACTGTTATAAATAGTCTTTCCATTTTTATCAAGGAAATTGAAATCATCAATAATAGTTAAAGCTGCAGCATCATACATCTCCTTTAAAGACATATCTTCCTTAATACCATAACGTTTTATTATTCCTGTCATGATTCCATTAAAGATGGTTGTTGTTCTTGCGTTTCTCTTTGTTGTTTTCATAATAATTCTCCAATCTGTGTTTTAACGTCTTTATCACCTGACTTATTATATATTTAACCTTTTCTTTATATCTCATCTTTGAACAAGTCTCTACCCTTTAATACCGAATAATAATCGGACACAAGATGTTTTAGCGATGGATTGAGTATATACACAAATGATCCACAAATATCATATATTTCTTCTTGTGAAAGTCCCCTTCCAAAAGATAAAAGCATATTCTTAATTTTCTTAAAGACTATGCCATTCAGAATCTTTACATAATTAACTGTTGAAACAGTTCCTGATGTTTTTGGTATAAGTTCATCATCTATTACTTTAGAGATAACTCCCTTATCACCATATCTAGATGCGATTTTACCATCATCATTTGTTGGAATACTGCGTACAGAATACTTTTGCTTTAAAAGGCAGATAACATGTCCTGGAATCATATAACCATTCATTACGTCATATATTACATCATCACTAAAAGTGATATAACGGATTCGATCAATTTGCTTACGAGTAAGGAACTGATATCCAAAGATTGTTTCGAAAAGAATCAATGCTCTGTAATTCTTTTCCTGATGTGCTCTCCGAATATAATCCTTACACAAGTCTCGAATAAAGTAAGATTCAGATAAGTTATCAATTCTATCAATCAGATATGAAATGAATGTATCATTATCAAATTGATTGATATCAAATTTGTGGATGTCAATAAAGAACTGTCTAGTTTCAGGATTTATAACTTTGATATAGTTATCAGAATCAACCAAAGATACTCTTCTTCCCTTGTTAATCAAGTCCTTATTTGGTCCAAAGGTATTATATATAACCTTTCCGTCTGCATCAAGGAAATGGAATATAAAATCATCCTTTTCTTCCAAGATGTCGTACACCGAACGCAATTTTCTTTTTCTATAAATACCATACATAGAAGTTACTGCGTGCATAACATTGTTAAAGATGGTTACGGTTCTTGCGTTTCTCTTTGTTGTTTTCATAATAATTCTCCAATCTGTGTTTTAACGTCTTTATCACCTGACATATGATTAAAAATTGTTAACATCGTCCTCATCCATCAATGAATACTTTACCTGTTGGGTTTTGCCTCTTTCATTTCAGATTCAAATGATGTTTTTGAGCTTCTTTATGCTTCTTATTGTAATAGAATGATTCTAAAGGGTTAATCCAATAAGATTCAACATTTGTATGAATATGAAGGATTTTATGACCACTACAAGGAACATAGTACAAATTACATTTTGTAAAGATTCCTGCAAGTTCTGGTTCCATTTCCTTTACCCGATAAATGATAAAGGAAATAGCTTCTGTCGAATTTTTGAAAATGTATGATAAAGAATCGCTACATTTCATAAAAACTTCTTCATCACCAAACACTTTCATAGCGTCGGTAATCAAATTACTGCGTCCTATCACGCTTTCTAAGTCATAATCAAACACTTTCATAGTACCGGTAATCAAATTACTGTGTTCTATCATGCTTTCTAGGTCATAGTTCTTGTCAAAAATTTTCATTTTAACCTCTCCTTTGTTTTGTGTTTCGAATAACATTTTCTTCTGCTATTCATATAAATAGTATATAATTTTTTAAAAGATTAATAGGGTAGAATTTAATCTACCCTATTATCTTATTGCGTAATCTTAATAATCAGTTTATCATTATCTGGCATTACGGCTAATACTTTATAAGCATAACCATAAATAATTACATCCTGTTCTTTTGGTAATGTATTAATTATATCTTCTTTCGATACTCCAGAAATATCATATACAACACAAGTACCATCTGTACATGCACTAACTGAGTATGATGAATTCTTTAGTAATGAATATAGAATCATATTTTGATTAATATAATTAATGACATAATCGACGAGGTTAATACCAGATATATTCTTTGTAAAACTCAGTATATCTTCCATTATGGTATTAATCCTCCTTCTTCTAATGCATCTTCCATCTCTTCAGCCTGAATCTGTTGTTTGTCTTCTTCAGATTTCATCTTTTCATATGCAATTGTATATAAAACCTGAAGCATCGCACAAGGCATTTCATATAATTCCATTAGAGTAATTCTACCTTTATAATAGGTTGAAATTTGTTCTAATCTCCTTATATCTTTTTCATAAGACCCAGTTGATGACGTGTAAAAAGCATGTTGTCAGGATTAATTTCTTGCTCGTCAATCTTCTTACCACATTTTGTACATCTACGTTCAGGATAAACATAAGTTACATCTCTAATCAAATCACCATCATCATTCAACTTACCACCATCATACTTATCTGTTTCTACAGACAGTGCCATCAATTGGTCAGAAGTCAAAGACTTTAGAATGGTATCAAATGTCTTAATACGACGCTTATAAGTCAAAGACTTATCTGTTGCTACCGGCTTAGTATCAATCGGAACCAGTTCATTCTTATTATAATCAATCTTATAGATTGCATCGATATAAGACAATAACAATAGACGATCTTCATACTTGGAATTAAATTCCTGATTTACTAAAGTAGGTTCAATATATGTGTTATATAAAGATGGAACTTTAAGAGCAAATACATAGTCATCAGATGCCTGATATAGGGATACTTGGTAATCAGAATTTGTAGAGTCAGTATTACCTTCATGTAGAATCTTCATATATTCTTCCTTGATTTCATCATTTCTGAATTTAATCATAGAATGAATCGGTACAGATTCCATAAATACATTATTACACTTATCATCGGAGCAAGAGAATGTAATAATATTTGTCAATCCGAATGTAGCCTTATATGCAGTAAACATATAATCATCGATAACAGTATTCGGAGTAATCATTGCCCATGCTTCAAATGTCTTTGGTTTATTGGCATCTACAATGTGTTCATAAATAAGCTTCAACTTATTTTCAATATACTTATTATAGTTGCCAGATCTCAATCTAGATGGGTCAATCGATTGGATTTCCATCGGCTTCCATGCAGACATTCTTACTGCACGCTTTTGAGCATATAGAACACCATCAGCACATTCAATTGCCTTTGCCTTAATATCATTAATAACCTTAGCTGCATTGATCGGCTTCTTAGAAATTGTAAACTTACCAAAGTTAATCTTCTTATCCACAGGAACAAAGTTCTTATTCACTTCTTCACGGATAATACTCTTGATTGCTTCGGTCTTAGCCTTCTCATCTTCATCTTCCTTTGAATCAGTGTCTTCATCAGAAGAATCCTCATCTAAATATTTGAGGTCTTCATCATCAATACCATCAAACAAATGTTCATCTTCTTCATCATATACAGAATCATCTTGTACCATTACAATGTTTTCTTTCTTAGTACCAGCAGCTGGTGCAGAAACTTCTACAGTCTTTTCAATAACAACAGGTTTTTCTTCAACCTGACGTTCTACAACAACAGCTTGTTTCGGCTGTTCTACATAGTCATCAAACTTATGAACAACGACAGTATTAGATGTGCTTGCATCTAAATCCATATCATCAACATTTGTTGTATCGGAATTAATTGCTTCTTCAATTCTTTGTTCTACACCCTTTTGATAAGTGTCATTCGTTTCATTCTGAATTCGATTAATAGATTCTTCTACACCAAGAAAAGCCTGGTCTAACATTGGATTGCCAGTTCCTTCTACAACCTTCGGCTTAGACGGTTGTACAACCTCATTTAAATTAGCTTCCTTTACAGAAGATGCATCCATTTTTGGTCTGACTGGCATTCCTACCGGAGTAGCAGTAGGAATTGCTCCATTTGCAAGATCAGACAAAGTTACATTTTCATTCATGTTTGTTTCCTCCTTATTTGAAATCAGCTAGGGTTGCTGTTTTTTGTAATACTTCACCTGTTTCTACATTAATTGGCAAGTATGCATTCAGTTCTTCTGAAGTAATATAAATCTTAATAACCTTTTGGTCTTCTTCATCACCTAGAATGCATCTTACATCAGTTAATGTAAATTGCGGTAGATAAGTCATAATCTGCTCCTTGATAGAAGCAGCTAGTTTTACCATATCTACACCTGTTGAATATCGAAATCTGGAAACCAAACCAACACCCATTCCTGGATGTGTTTGAAATGTACCAGGTTCTAAGAGAATCAATCTAATAAGCATCAATGTAGCATAGTTTTCACCTTTTGCAACAAGAGGCTTATAATATTTGTCTACAGATAATAAAGGTTCTGTATTATCTACTTCAATAGATGCTGCCACTATAATTGACCTCCTTTAAATATTTTTATAATATTGTTTCTGATATAAAAAATAAACCAAAAAAGAAACCCTGGAAAATTCCAGGGTCCCTTCTTCAGGTGATTGAAATGTTATAAGTATTACTTATAGCATATATCAACCACTGCGTTAATAGCGGATTCTTTCGAATTAGCATATCCGATTCCGTTTTCAATTGTAACCCCTTCAAACTTCATGGTATCATCGAAGTCAAAAGAATTATTAATCGACGGAACAGACATGATACAATAACCATGTCTACTGTTCTTGTAAATATAAAAGGGTATACCAAACTCCATACAGAAATAGAGGAGTTCGGGTCTATACCCCAAATTGCAAAATGCATAGAAACCTCCGTTGGATTCCAAGGCATGGTTCTTTGCCGTATCAATCCGATTTCTTTCCCAGTTTCTGGTTGCATTAAATCTCCGCCGTACATTCATTGTTGCCATCATTTTAAATGACCTCCTTTTTAAAAATCCTGATTATAATGTACTCATAATCACCTCTATAATATATGTATAAATTAGTTTTTACCAATGTAAAAACTAAACTATAAACATATTCTTATTCATAGGAGGAAAATTATGGGTAAACTTAAGTATACTTTCGATGATTATATTAATAATCCATCTGGTAAAGGCAGTGCTGTTTTAGCTTCTATCAATAAAGATCAGTTCGAAAAAGAACTTATGACATTAGAAGCGAACAATGCTAAGGCTACATATAAAATTTACAAGCAAAACAAATCTGGAGGAAAGTTTACATATTATATTCATTTTCTCATTCCTTCTTCTACAAAAGGATTCTTTAATGATGTCGTTATAGAATTAAATTCTAATCCTGACGACAATACAGTTACAAAGACTATCAAAGCTTATTATGTAAAATTCTTTTCAAATGATAGTAACTTTGTTTATACATATGCTTATTCATTTAAATCTCACGGTGTTCTTATTACAGAACTAGAAAAGTTACTTCCTTTTAGATGTATTTCTCAAAAACCTGTGATGCGAAATCCAGATAATGCAATGGGATATAATAAAGGAATTATATATGCATATCTTATAATGGTTAGAGATGGACTGTTCAACAAAGAAACTCTCAATAGAAATTGTAAGTATGCGAATATAACTGCTATTAGAAATACAATTCTTCCCTTCGATAAAAAGCTTCAGGAACGTAGAAAAATTGAAGAAGAATTGAAGAAAGCTGGCAAAGAGCAAAAACAAAGATCTAGTAAGATTGTGAAGTCTAAAAATCTTCTAGGACCTGATAAAAAACAAGAACCAGCTAAAGTTTCTAAAACTGTTTCGAATGTAAAAACAACTTCTAGATCTTCAACTGCCAAAAAGGTTAAAAAGCGATAAGGTTGTATATTATATTTGTGTATGAAGATTTCTTCATATAAAATTTAATAGGAGGCTAAGAGATAATGGATATAGCGGAAATTTGTCACAGCACAAACTATTGGGTAGAAGTAGATAAATGGTCACCACTTCTAGAAGATAGAATTTTTAACGAAACAAAGAATGCTATAATTCTTCCGGTATCGAAGTTTTATGGTTTAAAAGAAGATTCAATTCTTCTCGATAATTTTATATTGATACCAAAAAGATGCTATAATTCAGATGAAGTCAGAGGACACATTGTTAAGTATCTGAATTACTTTGAGAGATTTTATGACATAGAGCATGAACTACTATTTTACATCTATCGTATCAAAATCTTAATTGACATGGGTATTGATTACAAAGATGTAAATGGTAATAAAGTTCACGCTGAATATAGTCTAGAAAATTTCTTGAATGATATCAAGACATATATCTTATCTGATAGTATTTACAAGAAAACTTGGAAGATGGTAGAAGATAACTATAGTCTTGAATTGAACTACAAGAACAAAGCAAATGAAGCTCTTCAGTATTGTGATAGACATGGTAAGTATCTTATGGAAATTAGTATATTCCAGAATATATTGATTCCATTGTTGATGCACTTTGTTTATAAGAACAAACTGAGCACATCTACAGATACAGTGAACAAAATTATATTCACTGTGTATAATTGGTTGTTTGATGTCTATAAAGATTATAATGTGATGGCAAAGCGTGGATTACAACCTGCTGATATTTTTCAGAAGTTGTATGAAACTGCTATCACAACAATGAATGCACATTATAAGACAAACAAAATCTTATGGGAAATGTCTAGTATCCGAGGATTTTGTCCAACAATCAATGCAAATGATGCAATTGATATTGTCATCATGCAGGTAATCCCGAAATATACCTTTAAAGGAAATGTCATTTCATACAACATCTCTTCTATTAGAAATAATATCAAGTATAATATTTCTGATATTGGATTTGAATATGACTTTGTTTCCTTATCCTCATCAAAAAGAGATGGTGAAGATAACACATCTCAATTTGATAAGTTCGAAGCTCATCTTCAGAAAACTGATGAAGGCTTAGCACTTCAAAATGACTTTAGAGCAGAAGTTATCATGGATAAGATAACGAAACTCGAAGGTGGGGTATCTAAGAAAGAAATCGACTTCTATCGGAAAGCTCTGATAAAGAACGGTCAATTCTTAGTTAATAAGTTTCAACAGAATCTCGTAAACAATATCTTTTATAAGTATTTTGGAGATACTGTTTCAATCAATAGTATTAACGCAGATGACTATATTACACTTATTGTAATTGGAAAGAGAATACTTCTTAGAAGTGGAATGAAACTATTACCGTATATTGTTTCGAGTGCAGTTGTAAAGATTTCTACGAGAACCGGTGTTTGTAAGAAAGAACTTATGAAAATCGAACAGTCAGAATATTACTCTGCTTTGAAACGAAAGTATAATGGTAATGAGAAGATTATGAAACAGATTTTCTCACTGATTGCTACAACACTATCTAGCAGCTTTAAAATCATCGATTATGATGAAGATAATGAAAAAGCTGGTAAGTATAATGGTAAAGATGTAGTAATGGAAAACGATATTATCATCGATGAGATGATAAGATTTATCATTGCAATATAACTTAGGAGGGGATTTCGATATCCCCTTCTATTTTATAAAGAAAAATTTTATGGAGGTCTTATTATGTTTAATAAGAAAAGAATTATTATTGGAGAAACCTATTTATTTGATGTCCTGAATGAAACAGATATGGCAAATGTTGCTACACTTGTTACCGTTGTAAAGAAATTGGGACATGATGAATATGCTGTTATTAGTGTTAACAACAATAGTGTATTTAAAACAAAATCAAAGTATTTAACACCGTATGTTAATAAAGAAGAAGCGGTTGTTATTCGTTGTAAGTATGGTACAACTGATATTAAATCTGATGATGTTTCTCTTTTAAATCATATTCGATCAATCTTATCCACGATAGCTGATGAGATTTGCACAACAGACGACCCAATCTATAACGAAAAAATCTCTAACGATATTGAAAAGATTTGTCTTCGTGTTGAAGAACTGGAAGACAAACTCAAACCGTATGCCGAAATCTCAGAGAATATGAAAAATCTAGAAGTGATTAAGTCATACAAAGAATTTATGCAGGAGGTTACAGAGAAATATAATCAAAACTTAGCGGGTAAAATTGAAAAAGATATAACCACTCGAGATCAAATCCTTAACAACAGTCAGTTTAAAGAGAAGTTTGATAAAATTGTAAACGACTATTGCAATGGAAAGGAAACTAAAATAATCTTTATTCATAGAGCAATCGCTTGTGTCAAAAAATATTATCCGATCGATTTGTTAAAAAATCGTGAGAATGAACCATTAACGGAAGAAGAAATTTCTGAAGTGTCACATACAATAAATTCTATTGTGCAGCTTGGGAAGATTGTGTTAATTATTATTCCGAAAGAGGATGAAAAAGAAAAAATTGACGTACATGCTTATTTTAATGACCCATACGATATGCCTAGTATGCTATCTAATAATCCATACAATATGTCTAGTATGTCTGAAGAGGATATTTCTGATTTCATTCATAGCGGATTTCCTGATATTCTTGAAGACAATTATATTCCTACATACAAATACAATGTCATTACAATTAATGAGGTTGAAATTGGAAAGGAAGACAAAGAAGATGAATAATACAGATGTATATATTCAAGACAAGTTTATCCGTACTAGACTTGCTAATATTCGCAAATCTAAAAAGCTAACACAGAAACAACTATCAGATATGACTGGATTATCTCAAGCGACAATCAGCAATATCGAATCTGGTGATAATTCTTATACTTTAAGAAGTCTTATCAGAATTGCAGAAGCACTTGGATATGAAATAAATATTGATAAGAAAGTCGGTGAAGATAATGATACCGAAACAACAAATCAAGGAGTTTCTCTTACAATCACTTGATGATGCAACTATGGTGTCTGGTGGTACAGAAATAGCTGCACCTTGTCCGATATGTGGAGAAAGAAGAAGAAAACTTTATATAGGTCCATTTGATTCATCAGATGAACCTATTCGATTTAATTGTTTTATCTGTAAAGCACATGGTTTTGTAGACCAGTATTTTCTAGATACTTGTGGAATATCATCTGCTATTGATAATAGTGTATTGAAAGCAAATAGAGGTCCAGGATATGCTACGAAGACAATTTCTGATAGAGATAGACAATACAATTTAAACTATCATTATATCACGCAGAATGAGTTAACTGACTTTAAGTTGGCTTATATCAATCAACGGTTAGGGACAAAGTTAACTTATAAAGATTGTGCTGATAATAAGATTGTATTGAATATCTTTGACCTTTTAAACGCAAATGGAATTTCATATTACTCAAGACCAGAACAAGCTATGCAACAATTGAATTCTTATTTTATTGGATTCTTGACTCGTAGTTGTTCAGAGGTCAATATGAGAAACCTTGTATTCAATAAACCTGAGATAAACAATTCATTTCATGAATCAATGAGATGTAAGTATGTCAATTATAAGGTGTTTAAGAATACAGCTGAAAACGACTTCTATATTCTTCCATGTGATATTGATACTACAAGAAAAATAAGTGTTTATATCGCAGAAGGACCAATGGATGTACTTGGTATTAAGTATAATCTAATTAAGAGTACAGATAACTGTCTATATATTGCAGGTAGAGGCAAAGCTTATGATAATGCAATCTTATGGGCAATTAAAAATCTTGTGACTCCTTATTTAGAGATTCATCTATTTCCAGATAAGGATGTATCAAACTCTTATATTAGAAATATCATACTAAAGTATAAGACAGTCTTTCCAATGTATCGATTCTTCATTCACAATAATCAATATGGTCATGAAAAAGACTATGGTGTTCCTGAATGGAAAATATCTGATTTCATGTGGGAAGAAAAAATAAACAATAATCTCGTATGATTATATGGGGCTGGATTTACATCCAGCCTCTTTATTTTTTGCTCTTCAACATTAGTATAATAAAGGAGGTATATACAATGGCTGGTAAGTTTATTAATAAATCGTATACAAAAACAATTGATTCTCTTACTTCTGGTATGATACAGAAGATAAAAACTGCTAACTATGTATTCAACAATAAACCTCCTGTTTTATGTGATTGGTATAATATTGATAAAGATGCGACTACATTAGATGAGGGTAGTGGATTAGAATATTCAAGTGTTGGTAAGACAAGTCCATTGAGATATAAATTGATTAAAGACGCAGTCTTTTATTCCCAAGGGATTCAAATGGAAATTAATCTTGATTACGATGAAGAAGGTTTATCTACATCACCACCAACAATCAGTGGTATTATTCTTCCAAACACTTGGATTCCTTATCCTGGAGACCATTTTTCATTAAAACAGGCAGGAAAAGATTATCTATATAGAATTACTACGGTAAACTATGACACGATAGATAATGACAATAACATATATAGTTTTGATGCAGCAATTGATCAAGCTGGTAAAAATTATATTGACAATCAAGTAACAGAAACATATAGAATGATTATCAATAATGTAGGTACAAGTTTCAAACCAATTATAAAAGAAACTAGTTATGATTGTATTGATACTTTGGATAATATCCTAGTACAATTGAAAAATAACTTTATTGCTCTATTCTATAATGATGCAGTTCAGACATTTACTTATGAAGGATATTATGGTAATTTGTATGATCCTTACATGATTGAGTTCTTGATACGAAATGATATCCTAAATGGTTCAAATGAATATATTTATGTACATCATGAAGTTCCAGTTCCAAGAACATTCTCTATTGATTACGCTGATACTTTGTTCAGAGCATTAGAAACGCATTGTATTACAAAGTTCTCTTCTAATGCTTGTATTGCAAATGAGATTGATAATCAATACTCTTTATTTGCATCTGTTTTGGAAAGTTACTTTATGATTAATTATAATGGAAATGGATTATACAAGTTCAACCCAATCAATTCTGAGTTAATTTCTAGAGTCAAGACAAACGAAGAATTTGATGGGTATGATGAAAATGCTTATATGAATATCATTATAAAATACATGAACGATTCTAAGATAGATTCTTCTATTATACCATTATTAGAGTCTATTAACTTCAAACCTACAGTAGATTTGTTCTACTGTATTCCTATGATTATTTTTTGTTTAGAGAATAGCATCAAAAAATTGATGAATTAACATACCAATAAAGTCTATAAAGGAGGGTATGTATATGTCTGAAGAACTTAAAAATATAGTTACACCGGATGATTTAATGGAAGAGTTTGTTACAGACATGGTTGTTGCTGATGATGAACTATCCGATTCTATTTTTACTTGTGTTGATAATTATATTGATGACCTCTGCATCGAAATGATGAATGATGAAAAGAGTGTATTTGAAACTGATACAGATGTAGATACACCATTTACATACATCTTAGATAAAGTAATGGAAAAAGTAGATACAATTGATCAAATTCAGTCAGATTCTTATCTTTCTGTAATTAATAAGCAATTTAATAACCCAGATAACGATAAGAATACAGATGACCCTGATTATTGTGATGGTGTAGATTTATCGGAAATCACACCAGAAGATTTCCAAGTTTATATTCCGAAAATTGAGCACGATGGCGATTATGAAAATCATTCTGATGAACAAGAAGCTTCATTAGAAAGATATTTTGATTATGATCAAACTTTTGAAGATTCTATATTCAATGCGTAAGGAGGTATATACATGTTCCGTGATGTAACTGTTGATGAAATCATTACAGATGTTATGGATGCTGGTAGAGATTTGATGGTTGAAAATGCTGTCGATGAGTATCTATTAGCCGAAAGAGATATTATGACTGAAGCTACTACAACTGCCGATAAAATGGTTGATCTTTCTGTTGATGCAGGTTATGATGATGAATCTCAATATCTCGAAGATGATGAAGAAATCAATGCTTTGCTTGATGAAGAAATTATTGAAGATATTGATGGCGAAGAAGATATTTTCCAAGATACAATCGATGAACTAAATGAAGACGAAGATATGATTGAAGATATCGAAGATATTCTTTGTCCTTATGATGATTTAGATGCATTGATTGATGGAGAATCTATTGATTAAGGAGGGTAATATAATGATTACAAAATATATGTGTACAGTAGAAACTAAGAATTATCCAGTTACGACAATTGCTCCAATGATTCAAAGATATTCTTCTTGTAAGAAAAAATATAATGCTTCTGAAATTGCAAATTGCTTAGCAGCTTATGCCACAGTAACTTTACATAAGAAGAGTGGTGCTAATGTAAGACTGACAAGAGATAACTTTAAGTCTATCTTACTAGCATATAAGAATGAACTAGAAGGATATGAACTGAGAGCAAAGTTCAATCAACAGATTGAAGAAAATAAAGAAGCAATTGAAGAAATGAAAAAAGAAACGATTACAATCGAAGAATCTACTACTGAAGAAAAAGTTGATCAAGAAACTGTTCTTTCTGAATCTCTAGAAGAATTCCAGGAAGACCCTGAAAATCCTGAGATTGAAGATTATTCTTACATCGACGCTGAAGAATAAAAAAATAACGCCGGTAGGTTATCAAACCTACCGGAATTATTTTCCTTAAAATTTAACTAAGAAACTCAATCTCCTAGTACTCCGATGAAACCATCACCCATGCGTATCACCTACTTTACTTTTCATTTCATTCCTCCTTTCTGATAGAATTTCTTATTCTATCACTTTTATAATATGTAATTTTAGAATTCTGGATTTACAAATTTAACCGAATCATCAGGTTGTACAGTTAATTCATATAAACAAAGAATGTTTTCTTTAGAAATATCTCTTACTGCATATCCATTCATACCTAATACTTGAATCTTTGCATTTGCTTGTTTTTCACATTCTTGATTTGCTTCTATTGTATAAACTGGTTTTACAATAGCTGTATCACCATCATAGTCCATTCCCATTGCACCGATTAACCCATTACAAATAGAAAGAGTATCTTCAAATAAAGGAGACGTATTTGAATTTATATCTCTTGCCTCAATAACAGGATACCATTTATAAAGTTTTGTATTATCTTCAAATCCAGATTGAACAACCATAGGACAGGTTTTTACAGTAGATTTGATTCTGACTTTAGATGGATATTGGTTTAAGAAAGAGTCAATAGGGAAACGTGTAATTAATACCATCTTATCTTCAGTAACATCACATGCTGCCATATAAAATAAATCACACCATGTAATAACTCTTTCTATTTTTAATTCTGGAGCATATTCTTTCTTTGTTTTATCATATTCTTTAGCACTATTTAATCGATATCCACCGAAACCCATATTAAATTTTAATGTCTTTAAATCGGCTTTCTTTCCAGTAGAAGTTTTTAATTCATTATTCTTAACTCGTCTTGTAAACTCTTCTTTATCTACAGGAAGTTCTATTGGAATAAAACGATTAGAATAACCATGAATAAAACGTTCAATCTGTTTCTCTAGTTCTACATCAGAGAATGCTATCTGATAATCGACCAAAGGAACATAGACAAATTCATTTTCATTAATCGCAATTGGATATTCCATTTTACCAGCAAATCTATTTTCGAAGAAACGTCTTAACCAGAATACAATAAATGGTTTGAAACAACACAATGCTGCTGCTAACGGTAATGCAGCATGATTCATATCAATCATTAAATCATCTATTTCTTCTCCTGATACATCTGGTGCAGACATTACCAAACGTGCGGAATAGTCTACTGTTTTATACAATGTACCACGTTTAATTAGACCCATTTTACCAGGAAGATTTGCTGGGGTTTCCTGTCCATTAATTGTAGTACCGTTACCAAACCAGTCAAAGATTTGAACTAAGATATTCTGTACTCTCGCTTTAGTAACTTCACTTAAAGTCAAGCCAAAACCAGCAGTCTCTTTCAATGATTTTGTAGCCATAATCAGACTACTATATAACTTATTAATTTCACCCACACCAATACCGTTATCTCTAGATTCAACGTCACGATAATATGGTGGAATTACAATGTACTTTGTAATCCATAATTGGTCTTTGCTTTTTTGAATAAAATCGATTCTTTTATTACGAGAAGATGAATCATTCTTCTTAAATTTTATTTTACTAAAGTTCTTTCTTAACCAATCAATACCTGTATTACCATCATCAGACTTCACTAATTCTCCGTTACTATCAATGATAAAATACTCAGTACCATTTACAATACTTTCAATTTTATTATTCAACTTACATAAAGTCTTATATACAATTGGATGGAAAAAAGAACCTCCTAAATCAATATAAGCAAAGATACCAGAACGTTCTGCTTTTGTAATACCAAAGATTTCATTTGATAATAAGCCATCTTCTGTTGGTGTTGGACCATTGAAAAATACTGGGTTAGTAACTTCTTTTAGCATATTCACTTTAACAAACTTTTCCATATCCAAAAGAGAAGTTTTTAAGTGTTGTGTACTTGCTTCTGTAAAAAAATCAGTATCGTTTTTAACGATATTAACTGCTTCATCTATAATCATATATGTTTCTCCTTCCATATTAATTTATAAGATTGTTGAAGTGATTAAATAGCACCATATTTAGTTTACACAACATAACTATAAAATTTTAATATAAAAGAATGGAGTTTTGATATATGGCTTTAGCATGTGAAGAATGTATGAAAGGTGCACCTTACGCTTTCTGTTGCAAAAGAGAATGTAGAGAACATGAATTTTGTAGAAATTGTTCATACATATCAAATAATAAATATTGTTCATATGAAACAGAACAAATGCTTCAATATAGCAAAGAGGAATTAAACAATAAACCAGCAGACTTTTATAATAGTATTAAACCTATACCTATAGATTGGTCTACAGTTAAACCTTTACCACCAGTAACAGATGGTTCAGAAGATTATTTAGTACCAATTGAAAGAGTAATAGACGATATGTATAGTGATTCGTGTATTGCTTCATCGGCAAAAGACTATTATATTAATAATTATGCTACAGAACAAGAAAAAGAAGAATTTAAAAGACAAGAAGCAATTAGTAATTTTATTAGTATATTGTCACTTATTATTTTTCTATGTTGTTTTGTGATATTCATTATTAATTTTATCATAAGGAGGTAATAATATGAAAAAGCCTATTTATTATTACGCAGAAGAAACACCTCGGTTTGATGGGTATCATGTAGGACCACCTTGTCCTCCACCATATCCACCGTGCCCACCTTGTCCACCACCGAAGCCGCCAGTTCCACATTATCACGGTAAAGTAAGTGTTGTTGGACGTACTGTACTTACAGTTAAATATATTGATTGTCATGGACATTACCAAACATTTGATATTAGAGATGGTGAAACATATGAAATCAAAGCAGTATCTTCTACAAGAGGGATTTGTACATTTGCCGGTAGAATTGTAGATTTTGAATGTAATAAAGGAATCGAAAAGTTAATCGATAAACCGCATGAAATCACAATCTCTGCTCTTATCGTAGATTATTCTGATGCATATGAAAGCAAACTGTTAAGATTATATGTAAATAACATTATCTCTATTAAACCAATTGTATGCTTTGATGGAAGAATGGATTATCCGACTCAGAAAGATTGTGATTGTCATGAGAGACCTTGTCCTCCACCACCACATCATCCTGAACACATTTATGATCCATTCGAAGATATCTAATAAATGGTGAAAGTTTTTACTTTCACCATTATCTATGAAAGGAGTTGTGTTATGGAATTTTTTGATAATATCAAAATGAATTCAAACCAATTTATTGATAGTAGATTCGAATTGGTTAGTTCATTACCAACTTCTAATCTATTTGTAGGAAGATTAGTATTTAATAGTACTGACAATACACATTATTATTATAATGGAACTGACTGGGTTTCTATTATAGATTCTAAAGTATTTAATGATACTATCGGTAATATTTCTGATGTTCTCGCATCTGTTGTGGAGGTGTAATTTATGCCTACTATTTCAGATCAATTAACAGCATTGATTGTTCAAAAGAATAATCTAGTTGATAATTTAAACTCAAAGGGTGTAACCGCAACAAGAAGTGAAAAACTCAATACTTTAGTTCCTAAAGTATTACAAATAAATTCTGGTAGCGGATTAGATACATCTGATGCAACTGCTACATCTAATGATATTTTATTAGATAAAACTGCTTATGTAAAAGGTAGTAAAGTTACAGGTTCAATCAAGTCAAAAGCAACTACTACATATGTTCCATCAACAGAAGATCAGATTATATCTTCTGGACAATATCTTTCTGGTAATCAAACTATAAAAGGTGATGAAAATCTTTTAGATGAGAATATTAAAACAGGTGTAACTTTATTTGAAAAAGTTGGTACTTTTACTTCAGATGCTACCGCTACATCTAGTGATATCTTATTAAATAAAACCGCTTATGTGAATGGAGAAAAGGTAACTGGTATAATTCCATCTAAAGATAAACAAACTTTTACTCCATCTACTGAAAATCAGATTATATCTTCTGGACAATATCTTTCCGGAGCACAAACTGTTCTTGGAGATAGTAATTTACTTCCAGAAAATATTAAAACTGATATTACAATATTTGGTGTTACAGGTACTCATGCAGGTGCTGACGAATTAACTGAAGCAACTGCAACAGAAACTGATATTAAATCAGGTAAAATTGCCTATATAAATGGTGGAGAAAAGGTAACTGGTAATGCATATACTGTAGAAAATGAAACCGGTATTACACCTGGCTTAAAAGATCAATTCTTACAAGCTGGATTTTATAATGGTATTTCTATTCCAGGAGATACTGAACTCGTTCCTGGAAATATTAGAAAAGGTGTAGAAATATTTGGCATTACCGGTATTTATGAAGGTAGTGGTGGAGGTTCTTCTAATGAACAAATAGTATTTGAATGCGATGTTGAGGCATCAGAAGAAACAATTGTTTCGAATTGGAAAGGTTTAATTAAAACAAAAATGGGAACAGCTTATGCTGATATTGGAACTTATGTCTATAATACTATATCAGCAATGGCATATAATACTAATAATAGTGATCTAATTAGTGGTATATCATATAAAAACGATAATAGTGATGATAACTACGGATTCTACTTTACAACACCAATTAATATCACTTCTAGTACAGTATTATTATATATTAGAGGATATGTGTCTTCATGGATTAACACAACATTGAATATTAATTTTATTCAAGCTGATTCAGTTGATGATATTGAAACCAAAATTAATAATAATGATTTTGTATACTCGTATCAGATACAATTTCCAAATACAATCAATTCTACACATAATAATTTAACTAAACTAATTCTATATTTCAACTTAGAAAATATTGCATTGTCTGGAAATTATTATCTATATATTAATACACCACATACAGGTGGTAATGAAGCAATAATAAATAAGATTGTAATTATAAACAAATAAGGAGGTATAATATGAAAAGAATCTATAATAATGATATATCTCCTATAGAGATTACTAAAGTAACAGAAACAATTTATAAAATTTCATTTAGAGAAAACATCACTGCTATTACTACAAGTAAAGTTAGTTGTGATGAATATGAAATTTTTACAGAAAACTCTACTGAAGAAACAATTAATAAGTTTGTAGAAACTAATAAAGAAATTCTATTAGAATCTGCTATTGCACAAGATAAAATTAAAGAGAATCAAAATAAAATTGAAGATATGCAAACTAGTCTTAATAATACTGATTATAAAGTATTAAAGAATCTAGAAAACTTTATGATTGGTATTCCATTTGAAAGTGATTTATCTTCAATCTGTGCAAATAGACAATTGATGAGAGATTCGATTAATAATATTCAACAGGATATTTCTGATGATAGTGATTTGCTAACGCAAGCAAAACAAAGAAAAATTAATGAAGTTAGTCTCATTTCTCAGTCTATGATTATTAATGGTGTAGAATATGGTGGTAAACGATATCGTTTAAATACAACTGATCAAATTAATATATCTGCATTAAGTGCTATGGCACAATTAGGTAATAAAGTTCCTTATCATGCTGATGGTGAAATTTGTAGAATCTTTGAACCTGAAGAAATGCTAGCATTAACCAAGATTGCAACTAGTTGGGTTGTTTATCATACAACATACTTTAATCTTTTAAAGCATCAGATTCTAGAATATGATAATATAGATGATGTCAATAAAGTATATTATGGAATTGAATTAAAAGACGAGTATCAAAAAATTATAAATACAATTGTATCTGGTAATAGTAAAGCAACTACTACAGGTGGTGATACAAATGAAAGTAATGAATAAAATATTTGAATATATTGTATTATCTTGGATTGGCGGGTCTACTTATGTAGCACTAGAAGTTTTATTTAGAGGTAGAAGTCATTGGACAATGTTTATCTTAGGGGCAATTTGTTTTATTCTGATTGGATTAATTAATGAGATATTACCTTGGAAAACACCAATCGAACTTCAAGCCCTATTAGGTGCAGGATGTATTACAATATGTGAATTCATAACCGGATGTATTGTAAATTTATATTTAGACTGGAATATATGGGATTATTCTAATATGCCGTTTAATATTCTAGGACAAATTTGTTTACCATTTACAATACTCTGGTTCTTTATTAGTATTCTCGCAATTGTATTAGATGATTGGATACGCTATATTATGTTTGATGAAGAAAAGCCTCATTATATCTCTATCTTTAGAAAGAGGTGATATTATGCAAGTATTAACAAAACTTGACATGACTAAAAACCAAATTTTAAATGTGGTTATTCATAAAGTGGATTCTGATCCTTCTGTGTCTTCTAAAGATGAAGGCATGATGATTTATAATCGAATTGAAGAAAAATTAAAATACTTCAATGGAAAAGAATGGATTGTCATTGGAACAGGTAGTGGAGGAACTACAATTAAGATTGATAGTGTTATTAATGACCAATCTACAAATGATAATGCTGCTGGTTCTAAAGCTGTAGTAGATTATGTGACTCTAGCTGTATCTGAATTCAGTGGTATTGTATCTTCGATTAAAAAGATACAAGGAAATTCTGTACTTAAAATTATGTCTGATGGAACAATTGTTGGAGTTAAGATTGATTCCGAAGTAACAGAATCTTCAAACAATTTAGTTACATCAGCAGCGGTTTATAGTGCAATTAAAACAATTGCTGGTACTGTTACAAAAGCAGATTATTCTTGCCCTACTATTACTGGAACAGATAACAAATGTGTATGGGAAATTGAACTAGAACATACAACACCAGCAGTTGTTGTACAAGTTTATAATAATTCAAATGAGATGATATTTGCTAATATAAAAGATGAAACGAATAAAATTACAATTACATTCAATGGTATTACTAGAATATCTTCTGGAACGTATCATGCTATTATTATATATTAAAGGAGGTATTAATTATGAATAATCAAATTCCGACTGTATTCATTGATTCTGATAAACCTGAATTAGTTTGTGGAATTAAAACTTGTGATTGTCCAAAACCGCAACCACCAGAACCTAAGAAATATCATCAACATCCTACTGTAATTAATAGACCGTATTCTGATATGCCAGTTCCTGGTCCATATGTTCCTGATTATGAGACTCTTGGTGCTGAACCAGCATCACCAATTCCGGTACCAAATACATACTTAGCCCCTGGTCATCATTGTCATAATCATCATAAACCAGAATGTCATTGTCATCCAGACCATAACATTCATCCATTTGAATGTCATGATGATGGTCCATATGTAACAAAACATGAATTAAATCATATTCTTGCTCATATCGCAGATGCAGATATCTTCAGAGATTTATCAGAAGAAGGTACTACTGTTTCTGTAGGTGGCATTAAAAAGGGCACTAAATTAGACTCTATGACATTTGCCAGATTTGTAAAGCTAATGATGTATCCAGACCTAAATATGGATGATGAAGAATATGCTTGTGAAACTGATAGTGGTAGAACTGTATTAAATTCTACGGTTAAAACCGCTATTGGCGATTTAAAAGTAGGAGATTCTTTAAAAGGAATGACTGTTTCTCAAATTCTGGAAGCTATGCTATGTGGTAAAAATAAATGGGGTACTTATTTATGGAAATCTGATGTAACGTCTGTTGAAGCAGGTACTACTACATTAGATGCTGAAACATTATTCCCTAAGCTTGTAGAAGATTATGATTGGCGTCATACTTATGAACTATTAGTAGTTTGTAAAGATGAAGATAAAGAATCTGAAGACAAATTTGTTTATAATGAATTAATAGCAAATATTTATAATAAAGACCAAAAAACCAATGTATCAATTGAAGGTGTTCCAACTGATTTGAAGTGGAGTTATAATCCAGAAAGTAAGAAGATTACACTTCATACAGATACAGAAATCACTACAGCAATTGCTGTTGTTTTAGTAAGAAGATAAACATTAGGAGGGGTTTTATAATCCCTCCTTCCATTTTTACTTCTTTAACATTTCAATAATTATAAATGTAAGGAGATGATATTAATGGATACACCTAGCTTCATTAAAGTAAAAGGTGATTCATACTTATTTGCTAATGATGGCACATTCAAATTCTATGTGCCTGAAAAGTATTTCTCCAACAAACTTGCTGTATTTGAAGGAGAATGCATTGATTTATTCGGAATGTTATCTTATGCTATCTTTGATAAGAATGACAAACCGATTGGAAAATTAAGAACTTTTAAATTTCCAATCTCATTTCTAACAAAACCAGATGAAATTGAAATTGCAAAACAAATTAAGCTTACAACTAATAACAAACCTGATGATTATAGAATTTTAAAATATCATAAAGATGGTGTTATTGTTGTAAATTATAATATTGCAGAAGATGCTGAAAATATTCAGCGTTGGTATTCTGCATTGGACACTGGTGCTTTACCAAATAACTTGCCGTATAATGAATTACAAAACTATTTCATTAGAAATATACAGTTAACTGGAAATAAGTACAGTGTTTCGTTACAATTAATCGGTGTCGTTGTTAGTGAACTATGTCGCTCTAGAAAAGACATTGATAAACCATTTAGATTGGAAGATTCGAATGATATGAACGCTTATCAATGGATGTCAATTAAGGATATTCCTAGAAATACATCTCCATTTACAGCGTTACAAGCAGAAGAGTGGGATAAAGCTGTTATCTCTTCGATTACAGTAGATTCTCAAAAGGATTCTCCTCTAGAGAAAATTATGATGGATTAAGGTGGTTATATTTTAACATATTGATAAAGGTCATAGCTAACGCTATAGCCATAAATACCACATTAAATAACATATAAGATTAACACACACATTTTTAATTTATTTTATAAAGGAGGATAAAACATGAGTAGATATCCTGGCACTCAATTTAAAGTGCATGATAATTCTCAGGCTACAGCTGTTGTTCCTGTATCTAATGCCAATACCGCTGATGTAGTGCAATATTTAACTACCTTTGCATCTGTAAAGGGACCTGAAGGAATTACTCTTACCTCTGGTGAAGACTTTTACACTAGATATGGTACTCAGGACAACATTGATTTTAAAAAGTATGGTCAACCGTTATTCCAAGCATCTATGAATGTAAATAATGGTGCAGCTTTACTTGCAAAAAGAGCAGTGTTAGATGATGCTTCTCTTGGTAATGCTACACTTGGTGTTGTATTAACTAAGTATAAGAATGCTAAGATTACTGTAGACGAAACATATCCAGAACTTATTAAGTCGATTACATTTGATGATAATAAGACTTCTAAATATTCGATCGCTCCTATGGTATTTAGCATTGACAATGTAAATGAATATAAGTATGCTAAGTCTGAAGTTTCTGAATATAAAGAAAGATATGACTTATATAAGAATTATATTGAAGACGTTATTGCCAATGAAAATACACCAAATGCTGAATTCTTAAATAAGCTTTATGGTAAAACAGAAAACGATGTAATCCTTAGTGGTTTTACTCAGTCTGTTTATTATAATAAAGACGGTAAGCTAGTTGATGTTGAAGCTGATGGTAAAGGCGATGTTCGCAAAGTAAGTTCCATTACAACTGGTTTGAACTATCAAGTTCAAAAGACTTTCTCTAGTAACTTTGATGCAGAAATGGATATCATTGATGCTGGTAAAGGTGTTAAAGGAACTGGAATCGATTCTACTAATCATATCAACGGATGGACTATTTATCAACTTAAGAAATCAAAAGAAGAAGATGCTACTGCTGCTAAAATAAAGTTTGAATCTGTTATAACTCAAGTTACTTATAAAATGCCGGTCGAAAAGAATATTCCGATTGAAAGAATTATTTATTGTAAGGCCAATGAAGCAGAAGCTAAGTTAAAAGAAATTGTTGATGCACATCAAGATTGGTTAGATGCTGATTTCGATGCTGATAATGCTAATATCTTTGCTGTTATCATTGATTCGGATGTAGCTACAACAGAAGTTAAGACACACGGTTATACTTCTACAATTCGTCTTATGAATGACCTTATGGTTCAGAATAGTGGGTATGTAGAGTGTGAATATGTATTCCCGATGTTCACTATCTTTGATAATGGTCGTGGTCAATCTATTAAGTCGATTTCTATCGATTATGATGCAGCATCTTCTATGACACTTAAGAAGGCTTTGTATTCATTGTCTATATATAACTATGCAACTGCTAAGAAATTGGAGAAGTTCTCTTTCTCTTTGAATCCATATGCAAGAAACAATAATACTGGTTATTCTTTTGACATTGAATCTGCTGTTAATTATGTATCCAAACAGATTTCTGTAAAGACTTATTATGAATCTTATGATGCATTGCTGGAAACATTGCAATTGATTATGGGTTCTAATGACAATACAATTATCGAAAGCAACGATATTCTGTTTGGTCATAAGTTGAATGGTTCTTATCCTGCATTCAATTCTTATCAGGTTTCTACAATCCTGAAGAGAAATACTTATATTTATGACTATGCACATTTGGATGTATTTGATAGTGATGTTATTACTGTAAATGCATATTGTGATAGCGATAATATGACACTTCTCCCAACTAAGGATTACGTGCCAAAGGTTAAGTACTACTTTTATAACTATATCAGACAGCAAAAAGGACTTCTTGAAAGACTTGAAATGGGTACTGATGGTTATTGTCTGTCTAGAACAGCAGATGCTACAAAGACTGAAAAAATTGTTCCATTCATCGTAATTGATGAATCTGATAATGTGTATGGTCAGGATGAATATGAAGCAATCTCAACTTTGATTATGCTTACTGGCCAGAAGAATGGTACTGTTATTTCTGCAACAGAAGGTGACATTGGTTTAGCACCTGTAGTAGCTAGCAACTTTATTGAAGTTATTCTTGGTTTGCGTGAAGTTGAATATTATGAGAATGGTACAAAATCTACTGATGGTAAGAAGTATCTGTTATCTCATAATGAAAATACTTTACATAAAGCAAATGTTCTAGAAAATGGTGCAGATATTCCGACTACATTTACTGGTTATGTATTCACAGCATCCACTGATATTACTCCAGTAACAATATATGTTCCATATTCTAAGGACTTTATGTATCAAGAACATTATAGAAGATTCTTCTCTGGTGAATTTGATAAGGATATCTTCAATCTTGACGTATACTTCCCTAATGCAGTTTTCGATGCAAACTATTCTACTAGAACAAAGCTTGCTATTCAGAGACTTGCTGCATATAGAGGTGACTTTATGTGCTATATGGATATGGGTATCGGTAATGTAAGTAGCTATGCTGATTGTTATGATATGATTCCATCTACTTCTGGGGGTTTGGAATTGACTGAAGAAAACAATAGTTATAGCTATGTAAGAGATATGCATATCGCATTGACTTGTTTGTACTATAAGATTCGTAACCCATATGATAACAAGGTTATTTCTGTAACTGCAACCTATGGTCTATCGAACTTGTATATCAATCATTTTGCTAATGACGTAAGTAAGGTATTCGCTGGCATTTCTAATGGTATCACGATTAACAATGCTATCGAAGGTAGTATCAACTATATTCCTAAGATTTATCCGACTAGTGAAATGACATCTCTGAATAACATCGGTGGTGTATATCCATCTGAAGACGAAACTATTATTAATGAAAAGCAGCTTATGTGTGACCTTAAAGTTAACTATGGCTGTTATTATGATGATAGATTCTCTATCGAAACTGAATATACCATGAATCCGACTGAAAGTGAATTCTCTTATTGGAATAACGTTGCTCTTGTATGCTTGATGATGCAGGCTATTAGAAAGGCTTGTCCGTCTGCAAGATATCAATTCATTACAGCAAATGATTTGTCTGTATATAAGAATGCTGTTGAAGCTGCAATGGAACCTTGGAAGAACAAGTTTGCTGATATTAAGTTCAAGTATGTACAAGATGAAAACGCTGTCGAAAGTAAGATTTTCTATGCTGCTATCGAAGTTGTATTTAAGCCATTTGCTCAAGCTGAAATCTTTGAACTAACTGCACTTAATTACTCTACTTTGTCTAGCACTATTACAAATGTATAAGAAAGGAGGAATAGTCTATGGCAACTCATAACACAGCCACTTCTGTAGCAAATAGTGGTGCATTTAAGGGATTAAAGACTCCTAGAGAACTTTTGAACTACAATCTTATGAGAGGCGTTACAGACTTCAGTAACCTGAAACAATGGGATTTGTACGAAAAAGGTTATCCATTCTTAGTAGTCGTTTCTATTCCTGACTTCTTGAAAGACTTAGCTGCTAGAGATGATAATGTAAAAACCATCGTTAACAACTATGTCCATATTCTTGAAAATGACTTCCGTGGTATCGATAACATTGATAATATCACTGGTGAATCTGGTGGTGAAATTACCAACGGTATTAGATCGATTCAATTGATTAATAAGGTTACCAAAGCTACTAACTCTAACTTCTCGTTACAGTACTATGAACGTTCTGGTTCTATCCTTACTAAGGCACACGAACTATATCTAACTGGTATTAAAGACCCAGATACTCAAGTTAAGCATTATCATGGTCTTGTCGACGACTGGGTTTTCAAGGGTATTGATGGTCCGAATCATAGTGGTAGTGACCCAGGACCACATAGAGAATGTTTCACATTCATGTATTTTATCACTGATAATACAATGACTAAGATTGAACGTGCATTCTTGATTGCTGCTTGTCAACCTACTACTGCAAACTTTGGTGATTTGTATAGTGGTAATAAGGGTGATATTACATTCGCTGAAATCTCCTTGTCGTTTAACGGATTCTTCATCAACAATGACTATGTATATCAGAAGGCTGAAGATATGCTATTAGCTATGCGTAATCCTAAGAACCTCACTGATTCTAGAATTATCGTTGATAGCAACAACTTTAGATATTCTGCAATTGCAAAAGCTGGTGTTGATGCAGGTAATGAAAGTGACAAGTTCGCTACTCCGAATTATTGGAGTGAAAGTGAAGGTCGTGTTGTTTCTAATGATGATATGAAGACCGTAATTTCGGATCCGACTGGTGCATATGCAGATACAACCGATGCTCCTGGTACTTCTGTCGGTACAGCTACCGGTGATTTAGATGTTTATAAGAACGTCGTATCTTCGATGCAAAGCAAAGAACATTTAACTGACGATACTTATAAAACTAGTGGTGATAATAATTAAAATAAATTCCCAGATGGAGAAATCCATCTGGGATATTTTTATTCTTCACCACTATCTTCATTTGACTCAGCTGCAACTCGTTGCTTTGCTTTATGTGCAATATCTTCAAGTTCAGGGATATTAAGATAAGAACCGAGATTAAATTTATTAATCTCACGAATTACTTCATTCTTTACTGGTTCTTCTTCATCAGGGTCAAGAATTAACTGTGCGACACTCTGAGAATATTCATTTACATTTGTCATCATTTGGTTTGTATTTGTAATGTTCAAGAACATTGGAGGTGGTAAAATTACAGAAGTTTGAATATTATCATCAAATTCATTATTATAAATTTTATTAAAAATACGGGTAAGATTCATCTGAAATTTACTTTGTCTATTATATACTTTTCTTAAGAACTTACTAGACGACATTGTTAATTGAGAAGAATAGTCTACAGTATTTCTCATCTGAATCATTTCCATCGGAACATCTGTACTATTTACAGACATTTCTTCTAGCATTGTCATAAATTCAGTTTGATATTCTACCGATTGTCCTTGCATAACTTCAAAATCAATTGGAGAATTACCACTAGGACCTCTAGGAATAATATAGTCATTAAACATACCTGTGATATTCAAGATATGGTTAATATTTTCAATTTGCCTAATACCGAAGTTACCCTTCTTAATTTGATTAATAGTATTAAGAAGTGTTTTAGATATATTTGTATCAACAGTCTGATTCACATAATATACTCTTTTATCCTGTGCTCTAGTCATATTCCAAATTGCATGAGTAATATAATTTGCACAATATAATGTAGCTGGGAACATTGCTTTATCTAAATCAGAAATACCTCTATGAGTATCTTCATTCATTTTGAAATAGACATGTTCCATATCATCTGGTGGAATAAATGTAACTCGAACCTTATTCATATGGGAACTATTATTATCATAATTAAACTTAAGAACTGTATAAATTTCGTTTCTTAAGTCTTGATTTGCATTGATAAATTTTGCATCGATGAAATTAGAAATTTGGTTTGCAATATAACGAATAATATTGTTTTGTTTTGTAGACTGGTCAAGCATACTATTTGTAGACAAAATAGAATTAGAACCTTTTAAAGACATTGTAGGGTCTTGCATCTTATCATAATCACCTACCGGATTATATGGACCATCTACTTCAATATAATAATACCCAAAACAATAATTTTCAATATAAATTGGAATAACATGTTTTCTTTCCAAAATCTTTACAATTGTACCTGGGACATTAATATATCTATCGTCTTTTGATTTCTTCTTTGCTTTATCCTTATCTACTAATCCTTCTTGGCCTCTGTCATCAAACCCTTCAAAAGACAAATCATCCTTAATTGTCTTCTGAAATCTTCCCTTTACGACATCTCGTATATTATTAGCTGATTCTTCGATTGTTTCCTCAGAAAAATCTGCACCTTCGTAATTTAACGACATCTCGTTTAATGAACGAGATGCTTTTTCAAACCGCATAATATTTTCTACAACAGAATTAATTGCACCTGTATAGCATTCAAGTTGTACATTGTTTAATCCAGCTTGTTCAAACATTTCTGGTGTAATTTCTTTTGGTAATTTATCCATTTCAATATTACCAGATTCTGTAATAATTGTGTGCTCTTTAATATCCAATTCAGCACGAGTATTATTCTTTTGCTTTAATAATCTTGCTACGGCTTTCTTATATGGAACAATATATACAAATGCTTCTCCATACTTAGAAGCTTGGTCATAGATTTCATCAGTTAAATCCTGGAATTTATATGTTTCCTTAATAAACTTAATATGTTCATTATAAGTTTCAGAATCATTTGTAATACTTGAAGAAGTAACATTAATAAAGTCTTTAGAAAAATGGTCAGCAGATAATACATTATCTTTTCTAGTATCCAACGCTTCTTGTAATCTTGGCATATATTTAAGAATCGTATCAATCTTATTATCATAATCAAATACAGTAGTTGTATCATTGATAAAACCCATTAATCCAGCTTCAATAACTTGACTGTCATTAATAAGGGATTCGAGGCTTTGCCCACCTTCTTTATTTCCAGGTTTAATAGAACTTCCCTGTTGTTGCATTCTAGAATAGAGTGTACTCATTGTACCTCTACCAGTATTATCCATATTAACCGATACAATATTATCTATAGAAGAGTCTAGTTTATTCTTAATCGATTCAAGGTCTTGTTTATTAGATGCTTGTGAATAGTATGTTTTACTATATAGATTATCTAGACTATTTTGAATTGTATTAGAAAGTCTATTAATAATACTAGTAGATGATTTTTTCTTTTCATCCTTTTTAGCCATATAGTATACCTCCTTTTAATATTACTAAATTGTTGAAATGAGTAAATTGTAATGACTTTGTAAAACTACATATATTCACTTGTATATAATTATAGTGAATAGAGATAATAATATACTCTATATCGAAAACAGGTTGATGCATACCTGAAACCTCAAGCATCAGACGTAGAAACTCTACGTTCCCAGGGTGAAGGGAAAAGGCAAATATTATGGCTAAGAACACAACTACTACAAACAACACAATCGCAACCGCCAACGCTTCAATCGTAGCACCAGCTTGCTTCGCATTCGAAGCTGTTCTCAACGAAGCATCCGTAACGGATGTTCTTCATACAACTATGGTTGAAACCATGTTCAATCAGGTGGTTGTCAACACCGTTCGCACCGGTGCTCACGTAACTGAGCACTATCTCAACCTGATGAAGGAGGTGTTCAATGACTTCTTGAACGCTACCAAAATCAAGTTTGTAAAAACAAACATTGACGAAGATGAAATCATCATGGAAGAAGAATTTGTCTTCACTGGTCGTAATGATCAGTGGGAGGAAAATGCAATCAGATTGATTGAGTTATTAAAGAGAGAACGGATGTTCTTCGAAATCACTTACAAAGATGAAGACAAAAAGGGATTCCTCTGCTGTGAAGAATCCATAGAAAAGGAATTAATTATCGTTAGATAAGGTTATTTCAAAGACAGAAAAAGATAAGAACGCACTATTGCCAAGTGCGTTCTTTTTTGTTATAAACATAAAAATTTCATAAAGGTTCTTACATCTTTAGATTTGTGAGATACAAATTCTACTAGAAAATACGGATTACCATTTGTATAATATATCTTAGCATCTAAGTCTGTCTTCTTAGTTCCAGGAAGCATATTCGGAGCCAAGTAGATAGCTCGATTATCTAAAATATATTTTGATACTCCATCAGCAGCTTTGTTTAATAATACATTGTTGTAAAACATTTCGTCATTATTAAGACCAGATATATTTTTTATATCATTAGCAGTTGCGATGTCCATAACAATCGATTTTAAAGAATTCAAAGCTTTCTCGAATAACTGGATTGCATTAAACTTTGTGATATAATCCATATTCTCAAGAACCCCAACTTCTGTTTCATATCCAACTGTCTTTCCTAAGATTGCATTAACTGAATACATCTTGTTTAGATACTTCTCATGAATGTTATCACAATTAATCAAAATCACACTTCCAGGATTATTAACAAACAAAACATTTCCAAGTGTATTATCTCTTATGATATAGAAATATTCGTTGGTAGATTTTAGTTTCATATCTTTTATATATGGCATAAAAATCTTCCCACTATTTTTCAGTTCCTCACCAAATATGTTATCCATTTATTATGCTCCAATCTCCTTAGGCTTACTATACAAATAACCATCCTTAAGACTATTATAGATTTCAGTAAAGTTGTTAAAATCAGACTTATCGAAATCGAATTTAGGTTGTTCAAATACAGACTTATCTCCACAAGCCATTGCATTAACAATCTTCAAATCTCGTTTATTTTTACAATTAATAAACAATCCACGATTATCAACTTCTGGTTTTCTGGATACATCGTCAAAATCATGATACGTCAATATACCATTCGGTCGTCTTACTGTTGTGAAATACTCAATGATGTCATCATACATTTCTTCATAACCAGCAAAATGGAACCAACGACTAAAGAATTCAATCCAGTTATGTGACTGTAAATCATCCATGAATTGAGCTTCTCTTCTCCATTTGATTTCATCTCTATGAAATCTATTTTCAAATTCATATACCTTTTCTGGGATATTAACATGTCCAATCAATGTCGTCTGTGACATGTTAAATTCAGATGTGATTGATGGATACAAAGACTTATAATCAAAGTCATCCAGATTATTAAAGATAGATACTGGGATACCATTAATTCTCATCTTAGAATAATCACTATTATATTTCGGGTCTGCAACAAATGCACCTGGGAATTTTTCTTTCGGTGTATTCTGATTTGTATTATTACCCATAATCATTCCATATCTATAATATGACTTTGCTGCTCGATTCTTAAGATATACAGTTTGACGATATATTTTTGACCAACGAGTATTGTCTAACAATACATTATTATATGCAGAGTCAATATCATTTACTTTAAACTCTATACAATACTGTACAATTGTATCCATAATATTATAGAATACGAATGTTTCATAATCTTTATATGGTAATTCTGCAAGTTTCGTTGTAATATGACTATAATCAAGTTTCTTTACACCACAAGTAATCTGTCCGATATAATCCAACTTATAATTCTCAATCGCTTTTTGTCCCTTTCGTCTAGACGCAAAATGAATCATCTGATCAAGATACACCGAATATGAACTAATCTTTGCGAAGTCATTTCTTTCTTCATAATTAAACTTATTCTTTTCATCAATAAAGTAATTTACTTCTTTATATCTGAAATCTGGATGACACATAATATCCTTTGGATTATATCCAAGATTGATAATTCGTTGGATGATATACGGAATATCGAATGCCATGTTCCATGCTAGCACAGTATCTGGTTTGATATTGTTAATATAATTGAATAGGTGTTTTAATAAAACAATCTCATCTTCTTCATCATAGAAATGAAATTGAACAGTCATCTTATCAATCTTATACTTACAAGCTTGTTTCTCTCCACCAACCGCATCGATTAAGAATTGTCGTAATCGCATATTCAATGATGGTTTATTACATTCTTTTTCAAATTTCTCAATCAATGGATTCTCTTTATTTCGTAATAAGAATGAATGAACAACCAAGGACTGATCATCAATAAATGATACTGCATTGATTGGGCATTCACCAAGTTCTACGAATTCACCCTTACAATCAATTGTATCAGCTTCAATATCAAGAAATGATTTCGATGGTTTGGTATAACTATTCTCATATGAGTTTGCAAATTGAAACCTGATGTTATCTTCAATATCCATATCAGACATCAGGATCGCTGGGTTATAATTACATAACACTTTATTTGCAGCTCGATTCCGATTACGAATATTTTCAAAGAACTCATTTGTTTTTCCTAATCGGTCTGCAATGTCTTTTTGAAGAGATATAAACGGCGTGATGATTCGTTTACAATCTTCTTTCATTGCATATTCCAAAGTATATCTTGGAACTTCTTTTCCATCAAGTAGCATATAATATTCATACTCAGGATTAATTATTGTTTCCAAAAACTTTTCACCTGACCGAATATCTTTGATAATCAAATCAATTGCCGGTGATAACCATTTTCCATTCGGATCTTTCTTTGGATAATGGTAAATCGTGTTTAATAAAGATAACGGATATCCTTTTGGATATTGACCTATCAAAAAATCATCTTCGTAATATTTCATATTTAGCCTCCTAATCATCAACGAACGTAATACGTTCTTTCAATCTATTTATATATTTGTTTTCTCTGATGTAAAAGAAAAAATTATCTCCACAGAATGAACTGTGGAGATATCCAAATAAAATTAACAAGAGGAAAACAAACAAACTTCACAAGAGGAAAATCATGTCAACCAGATTTAAGGTCTTCCAACCTTATTTAAATGTTAACAAATATTAACGATTTATAAGAAAAACATCTCTATAAAATCACAAAGGAGGAAATAACATGGCTATCTTAAACGATGATGTTCTTAAACGAGGCTCTTCTAATAATACTACTTTATCTACTCAATCTACTACTTCTGATGAAACTCCATCAGAATCTACTCCACCGAAAAGAAAAAGAGGAAGACCTAGAAAAAGTGAACAACAATCAACCGAAGTTATTGAAATAACACCAAGTCATCATAAACAACAATCTGACATTCCTATGTGTCAATCATCCGAACCATATGAAAACACTTATGATGAAACAAATAATATGCTTAAATACTCTATTATGCAATTGGATGTATTAGCAAATGATATTAAGAATGAACTTGATACAATTAGAAAATCTAAGACACTTAAGGGAAAATATCAGTTCATTTCTGATTTATGTTCTACTGCAAGTAACTTAGTAAGTTCTAAAATTTCTGCAATAAAGGAGATTAATGCTGTTAAGACAAATTGTCATAAGCTCGAATTACAGCGAGTTAAGGACATTAAGAACTCTGCAGCAAACCAACAAGATGATGATAAATTTATTACTGATATGTACAATGCTTATATTAATACTCCTGTAAATGCTGGCTCTAATCCAATGATGCAATATACATCTTCTAACATTGGTGGAAATATGAATGCATATATGAATGGAGTAAATACTTCTCAAGTTAATGAGGAACAAAATTTTCAAAACTATATGAGCAATCTATCTCCTGAACAAAACAGAATGATTTTGGGTGATAATCCTAATATTGAAACCGTTGTAGTGTATGATCCAAATACAGGAGAAAAGGCTTTTGAAGTAATTGATTCTAGTACAGGTCTATCTGTACCAAACTATCCTAGACCAAGTAATTCATTATTAGACGATACAAGTGTTGATATATCTACTGGTATTGCATCTAATACAAATATTGGTCAGAGTTGGAAAGTTGTTGTTCTCGGAGATATGATAAATAAGTTCTAATTATATACTATTATAATGATTACAATGTAATCAAATAAAAATAAAGGAGTTTTGAAAAATGAACGGAATTGACAAAATTGGACAGTGGTTCTTTGAAGATGAGAATCTTTGCAGAAAAGAACCAGTAATGTTATCAATGGGTGAAGAGTGTTATGTACTTGACCTTGACATCTTTGATGAGGTTAATGAAACTTACACATTTATTCCTTGTATTGTTGTAAGGATAGACCAATCTAGTATACCTGGTAGATGGTATTATGTATTACAGGCTAAGGACAGTGTAAATGACGAACAACTTAACTCGAACTATGATGCAGGTATAAGATTTTATAAATATTTGGAGAATACATCTCCTTATCTTTATAAGATTAATCATGTAGAAGATAGATAAATGTATTATCTATAATTTAAAGAAAAAGAAGGATGAGTCGAAAGGCTCATTCTTTTTTGTAAGAAAAGGAGGTAACTATGGCTTATAGAGAAATTAAAATTCAAGATGTTACTGTAGATACGCAATTGAATCGAAATATCACAGTAGCACCATTACATCAAAGCTATGCATTGTGTGTAGAATATATGAAGCATTGGTTTCTTAAAAAGTTTGAAAAAGATTTCTTTTCTTGGATTCATATTGACGGTAGCCATGTCTTTGGTGAGATTATGAAATATGATAAGAAGGCAATCATGTCTCATCTTAGTGACGATAAAGCTGCTCTAACAATTATACCAACGATTGACGATGATTATAATAGAGACCGACTTGACCAAAATCTATTCGGACTTGACCAATTTATTAACACAACAAAGATTGATAAAGCTTTCTTTCAAGATCCAGTTAATAAAAAATATATTATGATGCAAATGGATATGATGTTATTAAATTTCACTTACAGAGTAAAAGTTCCATCCAGAGCAATGCAACTAGATTTACAGAAATATATGAAGTTAGCATTTCGAACAAATCTATCTGAATCACAAGATGTTGATTTGGACTATGTAATGCCATATCCAATGATGCTATTTATGGCAAGAGATTTAGGATTTAAAATTAAAGATGATAGAATCTGTGAGCCAATAAAATTTTTAACTTATTTGAATAGTCGGTCTTATATTCCAATTACTTATAAGCGTTCGAATGTTAATGCTCGAGAAGAATACTTTGTTAGAGTAGACCATTTACCAGTACGTTTATTAATTAAAGACGTTACAAAAGATGATGGAAATAAATACGGTCATATTGCTGATGACTTCAATATTGAAATGCAAGTAGAGGTTCGATTCCCATCTATGCAATTATACGTATACTTTACAAAAGAAGAATTTACAAGTATTTCTGTTGGTAAAGAAGCTTATAATATTGATAATACTTTAATGATGTCATTGCATTATTATGATGACCCACCTGCTGTAAATGATCGTGGTTGGAAGTTAACAATTAATGCCCAATGGGAAGAAGATAAACCTGGAGAAATCAATATTGATTTGAATGAATTATTTGATGGGGAGTTATCTCAGATTGCGAATTATCTTACATCTAAATTTATTTCTCCTAGTACCTTTATAGATGTACAGATATACAGTAATGGAATAAAACTAAAAGATGTTAATATTGATTGGGGAAGTATGAAACTCTCTGCATTTAATCCTACTGAAAAACTTGTATCAACCTTAGCAATTTATATTGACCTTGAATATCTAAATAGTGTAAGAGTAGAAAGTTACGGTAATAAGTCTAGTAAAGTTATGCCCAGCGACCCTAATAGGTCTTACTAAGAACTTTATTATAAATTACTAAAAGGAGGTCGGTATAATGCTTACATATGGTGATATAATTACACGTCAAAGAAATCTTCTATCCGGAGAACCAAAATGTAATATCAATGTTAATCAAGTATATGAATCATTAAAAGAAAACTATTCATACCAAAAAGCTAAACTTGTATTAGAAAATTGGACTGGATTTAAGAATGAAGATATTGCTATTGACAAAGTATTAGAAGTATTCACAATCATTGCAGATAATGACAATGATTCAAACATCAGAAATGCTTCTAATATTATTGAAGGTAAAATTATCCCAAAATTACGTAATGCTAAGCAGACAAACAAACTGAATCATTATAAACGTGGTTGGATTAAACATAGACATACAGCTATGCTTAATGATACAAAAGATAATGAAAATGCAGTTTCAAAAGCGAAAGCAAATGGTGGATATCTTGGAAATTCTCTACACCCAAATAGAAAATATAAACGGGATATTTATGGTCGTAAGATGGGAGAAGTCAAAAAATCAAATGGAGATGAGAATAAGCAGTCTGAATCAGATACTGAGAAAAAAGATGTTGCTACCGAGTGTTTCGATAGATTCATTCATATTGCATTTGTAAATGAACAATGTGACAGAGTTTTAACTAACCATTCTAAACTCACAAAACGATTTAACCTTGATAATATGGTTAGAAAATGCCCATTAACAGAAGCAGCATTAAAGGATTGCGTGTATAATATCTGTGATTTAATCAATACATATGAATCTGCTTTTGGTGTAAGATATGATATTGCATTAGAAAATATCATGTATTTAATGTCAAAAAACTGTGTTCCTGTGGACAACAAATTTATTCTTGAAACGGTTACAGATTATTTTTTAATGACTGAGCTTAATGAAGAAACTGCAGATGCAAAACTTCATGATATGATTTATATTATAGAAAATTCTAAGTTCTTTAGCCCTGAAGAACTAAGTATTGTATCTTATCTTTATGAAGATGAACAAGCCATTATCGAAGCAGTAGAGAATGAAGAAGATATTGAACAGATTCCTTTGGAAGAAAACAAAGTTCATGATATGTTCATGAAATATAAGAAAAAGAAAATAGTTACAATCAAGAAAAAGAACAAGTTAGAATCATTAAAAATCAAAAAGATTATTCATGACTTTAAGAAAGAACACAATAAATCGATTGAAAAGTTTAAGATTGCAATTTCTAGAATCTTTGTAAATAGTCCAGAAGGAATTATCAATGAACTTCCTGATATCTTTGAATTTGTAAGACTTGGTATTGTTCTAGGTGGATTTGCTATTAATCCTATTCTAGGTATTATTACATTAATTACTGGATTCTTTTTAAGAATGAAAGTAGCAAGAGAAAGAATGGAAAAAGTATGTGAACAATACGAAAAAGAACGTGATCGTTATAAGAAGAAAATGAATGAAACTGATGATGAAAAGAAGAAAGAAAAATACAAGGCTCTATATAATCAATATAAGAATGATTTATATAAATTAGAAAGTTATAGAGATGATCTATATACAGAGGCAGAAAATGATAAACGTATGGAAGAGAAATATGCAAAAGAAGCTGAAGCAAGTAGTGATGATGATTTCAACTTTGATATAGATTTTAATTTCGATGAACAAGCTGCTATTAATTATACCGAATTACTCTCCACTTTATATGAACAATTGTCTTATACAAGAGGAGATTTAATGGTAGCGATTTCTAATAATATCAAGGATATGGATAGTGATGATATCTATAATATAACTGAAGCTATAAAAGTTTGTAATGATATAGTAGATTGTCCAAGATATATCACAATTCTTGAAAATGAATTAGAACGAGTAAGAAATAATAAACAATCCTCTTTCATAGCATCTCTCCAAAAAATTGATACAATCAAAACTTGTATCTCTGATATCAATAGTGTAAAGTACAATAGCCTATTAGAAACAGCATATATATCTAATGATACTGACTTACCGGATATAGAAACTGTATATGAAACAATGAAATATAAATATGATATTATTGATGATATAATTGATTATATAGCAGAATCAAAAGATGAGAAATCTGGGATGTCATTCTTAAGTAAAGTAAAAATTGCAGGGGAAAACTTAAGACGTTCTATGCTAAAAGCAAAGGATAAAGATAAGCAACTTAGTATGAAGTTAGATAGTGAATTGAATCGAACAATGAAATCTGCTAAGAAAGCAATGATTAGTGATAGTAGAGAAAGCATTATTCGAGGTTCTTTTTTACCTTCTGCTTCTAAATGTATCCACCTTGCACTTGCAAGTGGAGTAGTTGCATTGTTTAGTCCTGTTGCAGCTGTAGTTGCATTGATTGGCTTTATTGGTTCATCTAAAGTATTAACTGAAAAAGAACGTAATCTTATACTAGATGATATTGATATAGAAATCAAAATGTGTGATAAATATCTTAAAGCTGCCGAAGATAAAGATGACTTAGTTGCAGTAAGAGAAATTATGAAAACAAAACGTGACTTAGAAAGACAACGTGCTAGAATTCTTTATAACAAGAATTATATCTTTAAAGGAAAGAAGCAGTATGATATACCAGATAAGTCTAGAAAAAAGAACAATGATGATGATTGATGGAGGTGATAAGAATGGATTATCTAGAAGGATTGAGAAGTATCTTAAACGAAATTAATGTCGGTTCTGATCAACCATCTGCTGATAATACAACCGACGATTCCGAAGATGATGGAGATCAGAATTTCATGGACGATGGTGGTGGGGACGATACTACTACAGATGCTCCAGAAGAAACCACAGATGATTCCGAAGATGATGGAGATCAAAACTTCATGGACGACGGTGGTGGAGAAGATACTGGAGAAGATACAACACCTCCAGCTGACAACACTGCAGATGAAGATGATAGAGATCAGAATTTTATGGATGACGGTGGTGGAGACGATACTACTACAAATGATACAGCAGATGCTTCCGAAGAAACCACAGATGATTCCGGAGATGATGATGCTGACCAAAACTTCATGGACGACGGTGGTGGAGAAGACACTGGAGAAGGTGAAGGAGACGATGCTTCAGGTGGTGATGGAGGAGAAGAAACCACTGATAATTCTGAAGGAGAAAATAGTGAAGAATCCGAAGAAGGCTCTGATGAAAATGGATATGATATTAATAAAATTGAAGAAGAACTTTTCTCTAGTCTAACCCCTGAGCAAATTGCAATCAAAAATCATGAATTAAAGAATCAATTTATCGAATTATATTCTATTATTGGAAGTACATTGGTCCGAATCAATGATATCTCTAAAACAAATGATAATATTAATGTATTAAAGTTTATTACAGAAAAATTATTGGAATTAAGAGAAATGATTGACTTTAATATTACAACAGCATATCAAACTAGAACGTACATTGAGAATAACATCATCTATCAACAGTGTATTGCTACGTTAAATGCAATTGCAGAAATCATCGATAATATTCCGAAATTAGATGGAAGAGACGATTCAGAAGAAGAAGAATCTGAAGAAGATAAGAATGGTATCCCAGTAGATAACGAAGATGAGGAAGAAACTCATACCTTAAATATATCTGACACAACATCTGGTAGTACTTATCAGGAAGAATCTGCATTTAATTCCTTATTTTAAATTTATTAATGGAATATCATAACAATATAATAAAATAGTGAAGAAAATATGTTGCTTACACTATTATTTTTTAATAACAGCAATTATCATCTCTAAACATTTATAAAATTAATATTCCAAAAGGAGGATACTAAATATGCCAGTAATCGGTAATACAACAAGCCGTAAACCTGGTTCGTCCGGTTATTCGCACGACCCAATGGCGGCTTATGCTAAAGAATTTTTGAATCTTACCCAATCTTTCCTTGAAGAAGCAAGATTGGATTTATATCAAGAACCTTTTAAGGTTTTTAGAACTCCGTTGACAGATGAAACTGTAAAGAATTTCTTTATGGAAAATTCTGCTGACCCTCGTGGTATGACAACTGAAGAATATGAAGACCACATGCTTATGATGGAACAGATGTATGAAAATGATAAGATAGCTGTTCTTGAACACTGTGGTATGGGTCAGTATAACCCAGTTATCGGTATGACTTTCCCAATTCATAAGAACATTATGCTTAATAATATCTTTGATAAGGGTGCTATTCCGAAGTTTGTTGCTGAAGCACCAAGATTCACCGTTTCTATGGAAACAAGATGGATGATTGATCCTGAAACTGGTGAAAAGATCGATATGTGGAGAGAACAATACAAGATGACCGATGCTATTGATAAAGCAGCACCGTTGAAGTCTATGTATTTGCCACTTCCTGAAGCAGAAAACACTAATATTCTGGAAACTATGTTCGGTGTACCGGAAGATCAGAATAACAATCTTTCTATTGAATCTCATGTTTCTGGTCTAGTTGGTGCAAGAGTTGTATATCCAGGTCAGACCGTTCAAATCGTTGTTAAGAATTCTGATGCCGCTACTGCTCCTGCAACTGTTACTTATACAATCCAGAATTACACAAACACTACAGCACAAGCATATGTAATTCCTACTGATTCTCCAACTGATTTAAAGGCTCAGCTTCCTAAGGTAGAAGCTACAGTAACACAGACTGTAACTGGTGCTATCTTTAATTGGAGAGGTCCGTTCGCTCCAGCTTACGGTGGCTATGACCGTCAGATTTGTGAACAGTATGCTCTTCCGATTGTAAAGACTGTAGCTGCTGGTACTCTTCCAGGTACTTGGAAGTTGACTGTAGAATTGGCAGATGGTACTACTCAAGAAATTGATAATACCACTGATGAAAATGCAATTCCAGGTCAGTACAGAACTGTAGGTTTCGTTTCTGGTTTTGCTAAGGATAATAGATTTGGTATGACATCGTCTAATGCTAAAGTTGCAGGTGTTATTCTGACCTCTAGAATTGATACTTCTTCTGCAATGCTGAAGACTGCATCTGCTACTTGGAGTGTTCGTACTGATATCATCGAAATTCCGAATGCAGTTCCAATGAATGTAACTATCAGCCCTGAAGAAGTTAAGGATATTGCAGCTCTGTATCAGATTAACCAGTTGACTAAGGTTATGTCTTTGATGAAGATTTCTTTGGCTAACTATAAAGATGATAAGATTAGAAGATATCTGGATAAGAGCTTCTTGGAAATGCCAGATGATTCTAAGATTGCACGTCAGTTTGACTTTGCTCCGTCTAACAACTATGCTTTGGATCCGATTGAATGGCGTCATAAGACCTTTATGGATAGTCTTGATACTCATGCTACTCAGTTGCTCCATGTATTGAATGACCCGAACGTTACATTCAATATCATTGGTCGTGATGACTTGATTAGAAAGATTACTCCTACTGATTATACATATCAGTCTCCGTCTTCTATTGGTCCGGTTCAGCTTGACTTTGTTAAGACAATCGTTACATCTGATAAGAGAACTTACCAGTTCATTAGTTCTGATAAGCTCCGTGATTGTAACAACCTGATGATTATTGTTTGTCCGAGAAACTCTGAAAGATTCATTTATCGTATTTATGATTATCAGATGTATTTGAGCAACGAAATCAGAAACATTTCTAACCCAGCACTGCCAGCTGTACATGCATTTGAACGTTGGGTTGTTAAGGAATATCAGCCGGTTCAGGGACGTATCCGCATCTTGAACCCGACTGGCCTGCGTAACTATGGTACAGATTATGCATTTAACAATGATCCAACTGGTCGTGGTGATGGTGTAAGAAGCATTGGTAAGAACGATTTCAATATCGATGCTATCTAAGTGATTTTAATTCATATTAATTCAGTCTTTATAACGCCTAGTGTCTTGATTAGGCACTAGGCGTTTTTATAAGTGAGAAAGGAGGATAACATGATTAGACAAATTTCTTATGACTTTAGTGACCTTGAACTAGCGTGTGATGAAATTATTGATACAGATGGTAAGAAAGGTTTAGATAAATTAAAGAAAGAACTTAATAAATTCTTTAAGGATAGTAGATGCCGAGAAGTATTGTTTACCCGTTCGGATAAAATGTTCTTTGGTATGTGTGTATACCCTCATGTTACAAAAGAACTTGTTACAGAAATTCTACAAGATGATAAGCCTGTAAGATTCCATGAATTCAGTATTGAAATTGACTCTAAGATTCTTCATCCAGCATTACAGATTTCTCCTAGAGAAATGACAGCAATGGTATTACATGAAGTTGGTCATATTGTTAATGATACCACACCAGTTGATGAAGTGAGAAAAGTAATTGCTTTACAACTTACAAAAAATGGTGATTCTTTGAACATTCCAAAGACTGCACAGTATTATACAATTTTAAGCTATGGTATTAAGGATACTGTAAGAAAACTAACTTCGATGCTATATATATATAAAGATAGTGAAGTACTTGCTGATGAATTTGTTCATATGTGTGGATATGGAGAAGAACTTAATTCTATTTTCAATAAGATTTGTAAATCTGGTATGAAAATTAATGATACTTCTGTAAATAAACTAACTTCTTTAGCATGGACATTATCTGTATACAGACAGATTAAGATTAAGAGAATCCCAGCATTACGGTTACTAGATAAGATGTATAAGATTTCTAGTTCACAATTAGAAAAACGTGAAATGGAAATTATGACTAATGCAATCAATACAATTGATGATTCGAATATTGAAGAGAGCTGTGATTATACAAATCATGATAATTACTTTGTTTTCAATGAATCTAAATCTGAAGTCAAGCAAAGTAAGTATGCTCAGTTAAGAAAGAACGCTGCTATAAAAAATATAAAAAAATTTGAACAAGACTTATATGAATATAAAATGCGTATTCGTCATGTATCAGATGAAGACGATGCTTATTATCTTATGAGAATGATTAATACTCGTATTTCTGTAATTGAAGATTTTCTAGATCATGAACGATTAACAGAAACAGAACATAAACGCTGGTGGGCATTGTTAGAAAAGTATTATTCACTACGTGATGAACTAGCAGATGTAACTACTTATCGTTACGATTATAGCAATAGCCTTATTGTTGTAAAATATCCAGAGATTAAACCTGGACGTATGTAACAAAAAAAACAACTACATTCTGAGAACATAGTTGCTTTTCGGTAAAGGATACTGGATTCCAGTATCCTTATACCTTTACAATTTTAAACAATCGGTTTAATTCCAAGAGCTGAGATTTGTGCCCTTAAACTTTCAACTTGACTATTTAAAACTGTATTCGCTGTAATCAAATCATTCACATTAATGAATGCTTGATTTACATCTGGTTGACCACCATTAGAAGAATTTCCAGTTAATTCTTTAACCTTCTCTAAGAGTTCCTCCGGACTCTTTAAGCCATAGGCTTTTACCAATGCTTCCACTGCCAGATAAACTGTTTGGTCAGTTGGATCTTTGTCGTTCTGCTGAGTATTGATATCGAAAAATTTGACAATGAATTTTTTAATACGATCGTTATAATCATAAAGACTAAGATGATCAGCAAATCCAGTATGCTTTTTAACATATTCTCGACGGTCAACATCGTTAGAAAAATCATTTTTCAAATGATCAACAATACTAGAAACTGTGTAACCGCATTCATTGCAAGCGTATACATCTTTGATAATTCTAGAAATTCTAGTGGTCATTTCATCTTTTGTCATTAGTACATACATAATAAAACCCTCCTGTAGGTCAAACAAAAATTTAGAGGATAACTAACGTTATCCTCTTCGTACACATCAATAATATACAATACAAATATTATTTGGTCAATCTAAAATAGACTTGTTCGGTTTTCCATTAAAAGTTCTTCCAGTAGAACCGGATGCTTTACTCTGGTCTTCTTGAATTGATTGTGTTTGACTAGTTTCCGATGGAGAACTATAATCAGTTCGATTCACTGGAGTATCTCTAAGCATCATAAATGTTAAAGATGTATTTGCATAATTCAACATATCTAGTGTTGATAATACATAATACATCCCTTTAAAAGTTTCTACTGATATTTGCACAGGTTCTGGTGTATTCAAATACATATTCAAACACATGCAATCACCAGATTCTTTCTTAAAAATTCCTGGTGATATCTTTATAACTTTATCTAATGGTAATTTTATTACAAAGCTCTCTTCATTTGTAATATAAAGACCATTGTTCAAATAAGCATAAATATGTGATGAGCCAGATTCAAACCAAGTCTTTTTCGCTCTGTCAAACATATCTAACAAATCAAACATGTTTTCTGGATAAATACAAATCTTTTCTGTTTTACCAGTTCGTCTATCATCTATGAAAAGGTAATAACTCAAACTACGCCGTATCATAGTATTACAACTAGGTTCTGACTTTATTTTAAATTCAGAACAATTCGAATAGACTTTATTATTAACTCGAAAAGATGCGATTACATGAAACACAATCTTGATATCTTCATTGATTGTATAAATGATATCATTCATATACATATAATCTGATTGCATATTACCACCACCTTTTCACAAATGTAAAGTCTGGTATTACCACCAGACTTTATTTCCATTTTCATCCATCCTTTCAAACGGCATTCCACCATGATTTATTAATCTGTTATACATCACGTTAAAAGCTGTATTCTTCAATTGTCTCACTGTGAATACAATCTCTTTCGTATCCAATGCATACTTGTCAAACATTGGTAAAGACTTCTTATAATAATTATAAATTGGCTTTACAGAAGTATCAACCAAATCTATATAGAAAGAATTGTATTGTCTTGTTCTACCAAATCGTTGTTGATTCTGTGGTAATGACTTTGTTGGCTCTGCCATATTAACACAAACCATAAGGTCACTAATGTCTAAACATGCTCCAGCAGACTTAGAAGTGGTTAAAATGATTGTATTATTCTTAGCAGATTCTTTATCAGGATTGATAGAGGTATAGATGCCAATATCATCTGCATACTCAGAATAATTATATCGCAGCCAATTATAAAAGAATACAATAGAATTGTTAGTGGAAAAGAAGAATAACTTCTTTCCTGGAATCTTACTAATCATATCAAGTACGATTCTAGCAATATAGTCAAAGTTTTCTTTCATAACAAGGAAGTCACAATAAGTCATCTTATTAAACCCATGTGTGGTTAAACAACTTGACAATTCATTGTTCGAGATGCCACTTTTATACAGCATTGCAATATAATGCGTATGTGGGTCAGATTCTGGGTCAAATAAAGATAACATCGGAACATTACAAAAATAATTCTTATAGATTCGATTCTGTGCATCATCACCTCTTGACGGAGTTGCTGACAGGTACAGAGTCTTATAGACTGGAGAGGCATAATCTATATTACAGATATTCTCAAAATTTAAATGTGCTTCATCTATAATCTTAAGTCCAATTCCCAAAGTCTGAAATAACTCATCGATACGTTCCCAGCTATTATTGCTTGCATAAGATAATAGTGTATCATGAGTTACCATATACACTTTATACTTATCTTGATTAAATCTTTGAGATAGTATTTTATCAATCATCTTAGAACCAGATATAAATAATATCTCAGAAGATATTACATTGGTATGGTATAGATAACTATCTTTCCATTGATTCAACCATCCGACTGAGTTTGTTATAATAACTGTCTTTACATTCAACAATGCAGAGTAAACAATTCCTAAATATGTTTTACCTGCACCTGTATTCAATGCCAAAAACAGTTGATTATATTTTTTCGTATAACTATATTCTCCCTTACCAGATAAGAACTTAAGTGCTAACTCTTGTTTCTCATCTTTTGGTGGGAACTTAATCAATATCTGATTAGAATTTGTTGCTGGTTTGTTATATTTATTATCATAAAAAGCATAACTACCAACAAGTCTTTCAACCTTTTTGATATCGATTCCTCTCGGAATTGTATAAGTCTTTTCTTGACGGTTATATACACTTCCGATTGTTTTAAACCTGAAATAAGCTTTATCCCATAAATCAAACATTTTCTCTAACTCTGGGATATCATTTTGCTTATAGTTGTTAATCACGATTTTGTTATGATAAACAACAATCTTACGGTTATCCATATAATATCACGCTCCTATATAAAACAGGACTACTCCCAAATAGAGAGTAGTCCCGAAATTTTTAATCACCCATATACTTAAACAACTCATCTGATGTTCCCTGAGATTGAACAACTGGTTCATTTGCAAGGAACTTCTGTGGCTGTACCATATACAGCAAATCATATCCTGAAGGTTCATGCTTCTTGAAACTCAATGGTGAATATAACATTCTAGCAATATCCTCAGATTGAAGAGATATAGAAATACTTGGGTGAGTAGCAACTGCTTTCTTCAATGTGAGAATCTTATATTTCTGATTATCAGGAATTGACCAATCTGGAACTTCAATAATATTATCAATCGAACGAAGCTGATTCATAATAATTACTTCCAGATGAACACTCATGATATTATCAAGACCAATATCATTCAACTTATTACTCAATGTTTCCAAGAATGTTTCGGCTGTATAATTATCTGTATTTGCCTTGAGATTGATAATATTGATAACAGCTTGAAGTCTTTCAGACATATCATCATTATGAATATTATTCAAGTCAAACAAAGGATAATCAGATCCAATAATATTGTTTACTGGAATAATGATATCTTCATCTACTGTATTAATATTCTTAAGTTTCAGATATTCCAAAAGCCAATCACTCAACTGGAAGTTATCAAGGTTTGATGAACGAATTGGATAATCTTCTCCAGTGGATTCGTTTCTGAGATAAAATACATTTACATACTTTATCACATCTTCAAAACTTGTATCTACGTCATCATCGTTTTCGTCGTTTTCTATAGAAGCGAATATTTCTTCCTGAATATCTCCTTCTCTGATGACAAACTTCCATTTCTTTCCATCTCTGAATTCCGGATTAATATAAATTGTACCATCATCTAATGTGATAAGACGTTCAATTTGTTCCTTCGGAAGTACAGTTGTATCAAAAGTCACTTCATTAATCTTAGCTTCAAGAAGATGTTTTGCAGACAACATCATCTGAGTCAATGGTTCAGTAAGGTTCGTTACACTATAAATACCAATGTTTACAGCTGGTATAATATTGTATAACTCACCCATACATTTTCTGCAAATACCAAGTCCCATTGCTGCTGATTTACACTTGATTGGACTTCTAAGATATATCTCTTGTCCAATAAGATCAGAATTCTTCTTTACGATATTATATACATCGCTTGTCCGATATTCCATTCCTCTTGGGTTGGTACGATAATATCTATCTGCAATCTTTCTCAATGCAGTTTCATCCGTAACTTTATATTTCAAGAAGTTACGAGTTCCACAATCAAAATACGGATCGATTGTATTCGTATACGGTTTTGTATACTTCTTTGTTCTAGAACAATTCAATATCATAATTCTACTAAACTGTCCAGAACGAGCAGTATTTTTCTTTGACAGAATCTGTGCAATTCTAGCAATCAAAGATTCAAGAATATGAAATGCAACATTATTAGCACCACCGCTAATATAATTCGTGTCTACTACATATGGGAAAATACTACCTTCCCCATTCGGTTTGACACCAATATTAATATACATTTCACGAGCTTGTTTCGGTTTGACACCTTCTTTTGCTCTAAAGGCATCTGATAGACAATGGTCTCTACCGATATACTGTTTCGCATTAACGATATAATCAATTAATCGATTCATATCTTTTAATGCTTCTGCGTTCATCTGTTCTGGTGGGAACTGAGAATAATAATGATTCTTATGTCTATCCATGATTTCTTTAAATCCTGGACAATTGTTATACATAAGAATGAAATCTTCATTGTTAATGGAGTTGTTGAAGAACCACGCAAATCCATCTACAAACTTAAGATTTCTCAAAGTATCATAGATAATGCGATTCAAATTATGAATAATCATAATATTATTATCTTTACCACAACGTTCTCTTGTTGGGATAATCGCAAAATTATCAATATACTTTTTGATATAGCTGTTAGTAATACCAGCCTTATTGAAGAAAACATGATATGGTTTAATTCTTTGACCGGTCTTAATAACAAACTGCCACACAATAATGTTTATGAGAGCATATGCTAGTGGTAAAATAACTATCATATTGTTCTCAAATACAAATTGTATCTTTGTGTTTTGTACTCTCGGAACCTCAATGTAATCCAAGAATACATCCTTCAAATCTTTCACATAATCATCAATGGTTTCTTCATTAATATCAATCGTATTGATTGAAATGGGATTGCCATTAATGACTGGTGTAAACACACCATAGTCGTACACTGCGAGTGCGTTCATAATTTTCTACCTCCTATAAAATACATTCTTTATAGTAATAGTTTTCGGGCGAGTCAAATCCTATTACTATCTTAATAGTATACAGAAGAAAAAGAAATTGGTCAGTAGAACAATCTACTGACCAACTTTTGTTAACTTAGTGACGAGTTTTACTCATTTCTCTAGGCTGCAGTTTAGGGGTGTTTACATGTTTCTGACCCTGTCCAGAAACATACATACGCTGACCCTGTCTAGCAACGATCTGAGCCTTATTTGCATACTTCTTCTTAATAGCAGCAAGTAGCTTACGTTCTTGAATACGATTCTTTACAAGCTTATTCCAAAGAGCATCATGATTGTCTTTAGCTAACTGTAAAGCAGCCATACCAGTACGACGAGTCAAGTCATCATTCTTATTCAACTTTACAATTGTTCTACGACTAATCTTCTTTGCTTCCATAAGTACATCTGCTTCTTCCAAAAGTTCACGCTTTTCAGAATCAGAATCTGCATAATGATCATCATAGAAGAATGCTTCTTGCAATTCATCCATGTTTAAAGAAACTTGTGTTTCTCTCAAATCCTGAGAGAGTCTTTCATTTGTATAAAGTCCCATAGGATATATCCTCCTTTAAAAATAAAATTTAATTGCAATTAAAGTTTATTAATATTTTGCATATTAATCCCAGTCTTTTATATAATTGTTATGTTTTTAAAGCATGAATAACAATCTGATAAATAATTAATAAGATTACGTATTACGTAGTCTGAGAGAATATTGGAGGTAATTAAAAATGGATATCACACAAATGGTTAACAGTCCGACAGTAGATATATATAAGAATGAGATGTTGGATGCTCTGAAACTATCATTTCCTGGTTTGACAGAATTTGATTTGAGAGAAGCAATCGATTATTCTATTGTAAAGAGAGGTAAGGATAGTAAAGCATATCTAGATAATAACTACAAAAAAGTAAGGGAAAAGAGAACTCTGTTTGAGATTACAGATTATATCATTCAAAGAGAACCGATTATTACAGTATCTGGTGTTATGTTTAAGAAACATGGTTCTTGTCCAAACCCATTCGTAAGATTAATTCAAGAGTTCTTGGAACAAAGAGGAATCTATAAAAAAACAATGTTCAAGTATCCGAAAGGTTCAGAAGAATTTGAAAAGTATAATATTCTTCAACTTTCGGAAAAAGTTTCTGGTAATGCAATGTATGGTGCATCTGGTAATCATACAAGTGTCTTCTATAATCTTTATGTAGCAAGAAGCATTACAATGCAAGGTAGAAGTTGTATTGCAGCCGCTATTATGCTGTTTGAAGCTACAATGGCGAATAATGTAAAACTTCTCAGTTTAAACGATGTTGTTACATTTATCAATAATGTAAGAAGAGAACCAATTGGAAAATATCCTGATGAGATTATTCTTGATAAAGATAAGTATGTGACAGTAGAAGAATGTTTCTTTAAAATCTTATACAGTTGTGGATTCTATTGGATTCCAACTGAAAAAGAAATGACTCTGATTTGGGATATTATTAATCAATGTAGTCAGCATGAGTTGAACAAGTTGTTTTATAAAAACAATCTATTCTGGTTTGTAGATAATAGCGTAGTAATGAATAAAATTTTAAGTATTTTGTCTACTCTTGATGCACCATTTATTGACCCGAATGAACCACCGGAATCTATCAAAGGAATGATGGATGAATTATATGATATGATATTTGAATGGGTTTATTATGATAAACAGTATATGGATAGAATCGATAGAACTGAGAATATGTATCGTTGCGTATCTATGCTTACAGATACAGATAGTTGTTTCATTTCATTTGATGGATGGTATCGTTATATTCTAGATAAAACATTCAATATTCCAATGAAGATTAAAGAACTTGAAATCGAAGAAAAAACTGGTGAAATAAAAGAAGCTTTTGATATTTCATATGACTATGATTTCTATACAGATGAAATTATTGAAAGTCAGAATATTATTAGACCTGACGTTATCACACCTCAAGTAGGATTCCGTTGTAGTATTATCAATATTCTTGCTAGTATTATGGGAAAACTTGCAATTGATTATATGGGTAAGTATTCCGATAACTCTAATTCTACAACTTGTTATGATGGTTCAAAACGTAAGAGTTTCTTCATTCTTAAGAATGAGTTTCAACTTAAACGTGCTCTTATTACGGATGGTAAAAAGAACTATTGTGCATATCAAGAAAGACAAGAATCTAATATCATCCCAAAAGAAAAAGCATTATCAATTACAGGTATGCCAATTAAAAAAGTTGGTGTTCCGGAATCTACTAAGATTAGATTACAGAGAATTTTACTCGACCAAGTACTTGATAATCCTGGAGAAATCTCTCAAGTAGAAATTGTAAAGCAACTAGCTGTGTTGGAAAAACAAATCATTGAAGCAATCGAAAATGGTAGTAAGGATTATTTCAAGCCTGAAAGAATTAAAGCATTCAGTGCATATGATACTCCGATGAGGGAATCTGGTATTAAAGCATCTGTTGCATTTAATTTCTTGAAAGATGATAATATGGAAGCAATTGACCTAGACCAAAGAAACAGTATTCTGAATATCAAAGTAAACATTGATAAGAAGAATGTTGATGGGTTGAAAGAAAAGTATCCACAGATTTATGAGAAAGCACTAGAGCTGATGACCACAAAAAAAGAATTCGCTAAGGGAATTACAGGTATTGCAATTCTTGATAATATGCAAGTTCCGGAATGGGTAAAAGATTATATTGATTATGCAACAATTGTAAATGATAATCTTCGTTCATTCCCATGTGAAGCATTAGGTATAGACCGTATTGAAAATAAGTATATAAACTATACGAATATTTTGAAGTTCTAAACAAAAAAGAAGAATGGATGTAGAGTCCATTCTTCTTATTCTGTCTTTTAGCAATTAGGTTTGTCAAGTCCAAATATACCAATTAAATCTTGACACCAGCCATAATCAAGTTGACGTTCTGACCATGGCTCAATACCAATGGTTTCACAATGACGCTTATAACAAAACTCTGCGAAAGCCTTGCTAGCGGATTCTCGATCAACTATTTTCATCTCAAATAATTTTTCGAGAATTTGTCTCAGATAATACCAGTCATCAATGTAACCAGCTTTTATCATGAGTACTCTGCCTGGAATATCTCCGAACATTCCGATTAAATCTTGTACCCAGTCATAACTGAGTTGCTTTTCGTCCCATGGTTCAATTCCAATTGTATCGGAATTGTGTTCGGTCATCCAACTTTCAAAGGAAGCTGTCATATCTTCCTTATTTGCTGTGTCCATTCCAAATCCGAAAAGTTTTTCGGAAATCATACATAAATAAATATAATCTTCCATGAAGTGTAAAACTTCAGTTGCTGCAGTTGCAGCGGCAATCATTTTATCCATGTTGTTAGTTGTTGTGGTGTTCATGATAAACTCCTGTTCCGGAACATAGTGAATTATCAATATAGGTTTGTTCCAATAACCATATAATGATATTGTACATTATTGTACTAAAGGCTCAGTTTTAAGTCATCAGAGCTTTAGACTAAATAGACCTTTCTAAGGATAGTCATAGATTACTATCTTCTATTCACTATAATTATATATAAGTGAATATATGTAGTTTTACAAAGTCCGATATATTCTATCATCTTTAACATATCTATAATTGTGTAAATGAAAGGAGGATATTATATATGGCTGTTTCAGTTCAGAAATATATTAAAAATATGGCAAAATCTGTAGCTTATACAACTTCAGATGTATTGCAAACTAAGTTTGAATATGTTAAAGAATTTAAAGACGAGAATAAAGAAGTCTTTAAAGAAGTTTATCATTCTGTACATGATTATAGAACTACATTTGCCAGAGTGAAAAAAGCTATTACAAATAATAAAATAATAGACGCTGCCAGAGTAGGGTATGATTCTGTTCTATATAGTATTACTACCGGTGATTTCTATGCAAAGAATAGAGAAAATGAAATATCTGAAAAATATGGTGGTTCCATAATGGCAGATCTTGATATCGATGATGACGATTTCAACTGGGATAATGAAGATATTTCTACTGGTGAAAAGGTTATTGCTACGGCTGTTAAAAAGAATAGTAAGATTAATACTGCTCTAACAGTTGAAGCAATTGCAAAAACTGGTAAAGCACAAATGGATGTTGCAAAAGAAAACACTATGCTGTTATATACTCAAAACGAACGTATGCTAAATAAGTTAGATACTGGGTTTGAGAATGTATTAGGTTTTCTTAAGCAGAATGGTGAACAAACTGCCAAGATTCAAAATCAAATGAATGAGAATCTTAATAAGTTTATGACCAATGTGGATAATAATGTAGCGAAATTAACTGCACAAATGGATGAACTTCTTAAGATGCAGAGAAACATGTATAATCCTCAGAAACAAGAAGAACAAAATAAAAGAGCTGGATACGACGATCTTATTAGTCGTGGTGGTGTATTGAATATCAGAGAGTATGCGAAGCATGTTAAAAGACAAGCTTTTAATACGTTAAATAGTTTGACAGGTAATGGTCTTAGTATGTTACTTGGTGATACAACAGGTGAAAATTCTAACTTGTTAGCACAGTTTGCTGCTACACCATTTAGAAGTACAATGGCTACGTTAATGAATAAAGCACTTGGTGCTAGATTCGATAAAGCAGCTGCTGAATTAAATACTACATTAGCAGGAATTATTCCATCATTAATTGCAAAGATGAATAATGCTGGTAAGAAAAGTGATAATGGTATTATGGGTTTCTTAGGTAAGATTTTTGGTATCAAAGATAAATCTAATGAAACTATTAATCCAGGAGCATATAATAAGGGTGCTATTCCGTTTGATGGAATAACTAAACGTGCGATTACAGATGTAATCCCATACTATTTAAGAAAGATGACGTCTGCATTAACTGGTGGACAAGAAATGACATATAACTATGAATCTGGTAGATGGATGACTGTACGTTCATTATTAGCAGAACATAAGAATGTCAATGAGTCTGCATTAAATAGCACTACTTCAACATTACTTAGTATTCTTGAAAGTAATATGAATGGACGTAGACTAAGTAATTCTTTTGAAAATAAAAAAGATTATGATAGTTTCATGAATGCTCTAAGACAGTATGCTAGTCGTGTTCAAAATGCTGGTGGTGATGTTGGTTCTATTAAAGAATCAGATCTTAGAGGTGCTGAAAGAGAAGTTCATAATGCGTTACGACATGTTCTTCAAATATCTTATGGTGGATATAATAATGCAGCTTATAACGGTGATAGAAGATATGTAGAAAGAAATGGAAAAAGAGTTGAATCTGGTCTAGGAAGAAGTGCAATTAGTACTTTAAGTACTACTGTCAGAGAACAAATCAAATCTCAAAATTCTACTATTAAGAGTATTAATGCTGGTAACTCTATCTTATATCAAATTGATGCTGAAGGATTAGCAGGCGTTGATCCTAAGAACTTCATAGGAAAAGCAATGCAATATAATCAACATGGTGATATGACAGATAGATATGTTCAAGAATTACCAATGTCTCAATCTTTACTTCGTGCAAAGGATGAATATGGTTATACAATCTATAACTATTTAAGAGATATGGGTGGAAGTCTTAGATTTATCAAAGCAAACTCTATCTATCTTGCTGGTATTGAAGGGCTTGGAAATTTAATATCTTCAGTTAATAGCTCAAAACGTGGTAAAAAAAGAAGAAAATCTAATTCAAGTCCATCTCAAGAAAATTGGGATAGACTATTTAATGCATCTTCTAATCAAGATGTAAAATATGATAATAAGAAAGATGAAAAGTATTCTCATACTTATTATCAAGATCAATATAAAAAGAGTGTTGATAATTCAGAGGTATCTTATAAGAAAAATATTCAGAATGCTAAAAAGAGAGCTGCTGAAAAAGGAAAAAGCTTCGAAACTGCTACTAGTACTGATTTTCGTAGTTCTGATGATGAAATCGGATTAGCAAGAATCATGATGGGTGCAGAAAGCGATATTGTCGCTGGTGCAATTGTAGAAGAAGAAAAGAGAAAGAAAAAGGAATCTGATGAAAGATGGAAGAAGTTAGAAGATATCTTTGGTTCAGATCGTGCTAAGAAATTTAGAGAAGCATCAGAAAAATTCAATAAAGAACAAACTTTAAGTAAGAATATGGAGAAAGTAAAAGACCAAGGCTTTGGTGCAAACTTAGTAATGTTTACTAAGTGGGCAAGCGATAAAGTAGGTAAGCCTGGAGATCTGATGGCAGATAATATTCTCAAAATAGATTATTGGCTACAGAAAGTAATTTATGGTGAAGACTTACGACCAGAAGATCAAAAAACGTCTTTCTTCGGACATATCAAAAAAGAAATCAGAGATGGCTTTACTTTAGTATCTGATAAGATTTCTGAAACCTTTGAAAAAGTAAGAGATAAGATAAAACCTTATCTTGAAAAACCAATGAACTTCTTATTTGGTAAACCAAATTCTGAAGGAATTCGAGAAGGCGGTGTATTCGGTGGATTCATTGGAGGAATGCAAAAAGGTCTTCGAAAGAATGCTGAAGATGTAGCAAAATATGTAAAAGAACAAGCTGCTGAAAAAGCAAGAAAACTAAAGTCCTCTCTTAAACCAGAAGACCGTGAAGACGACGATGATACCAGTTCTAGTTCCACAAATCAGTCTTCTAACAGCGGTAATCATATTCCATTAACTAACAAGCAACGATATGAAGCAAAACGCAATAAATATTTAAATAATTTACCTGATGACATTTATGCAATAAATACTAAAGTTCAGTATGATAATATGCATATGCGTCAAAAAAATCAATATGAGAATTTCACTACAGATGCAGAAAGAGCAGAATCAAAACAAAGATTAATTAGCGAGTTATCCACTAAGATTCAAAATCAAGAAAATGCTATTGCTTATTATGATAATCTTTGTGAAAAGAAAGAAGACTTGAAAGACAGGTTATATGAAATCCAGTCAGAACTTCAAACAAGTTCTGGTGATACAAAAAATGAACTTGAATCTGAACGTGAAAATATAAGAAAACAAATTCAAGAATTAGACAAGCGAATTAATTCTCAAACACCAGTTATTTCAAAAACTAAAAAGAACTTAAAAGAAAATAAAAATAAGTTACAAAAGATTCAAAATTCTGTAACTAGAATAAAGAGAATGGCCGTTGGTGGTATTAATAAAACTGGACGACCATTCCAATCTGTATTATCTGCTGGTGAATTACATAACGGTGTGCCTGTTCCATCTATGGGTATTTATACTGTTAATCCTGGTGATGTTATTGTTAACCCAGCCAATAGTTCTACTAGAATGAAACAAGCAACGGCAGAAAAAAATTATCTTAATAATATTAGAAGAAATGCAGAAGCAAATGATAAATTAACTGCAGCTCCAGAAGAAGCATCAAAGAAAGATGATAAAAACACTGAAAAAGATGCTAATAAAATGGCAGAGCTAATGACAAATAGAGACTGGACTACATTAACCAGTAAAGAACAAAGAGCAGAATTCTTAGGAAATGTTGCTTCTAGAGGTCTTATTGGTGGTGGATTAGGTCTTCTCGTTGGTGGTCCTTTATTAGGTGCAGCTGTTGGTGCAGCATCTTCATTGACAAAATCTACTGATGCTTTCTCTAGTCTATTATTCGGTAAAGCAATCAAGGATAAAGATGGAAATGTAAAAGTAGATGAAAAGGGAAATATCGAAAGAGAAGATAATGGACTTATTAGTAAAGAAATTATGAAGGCAATGCCAGATGTAAAGAAATTTGGTCTTGGCGGTGCACTTGCTGGATTGATAACTCCTCTTGGCCCAATCGGTGGTATTATTGCTGGTTCTGCATTAGGTTTCGCTAAGAATTCTGAAATGTTCCAAGGTTCTCTGTTTGGTGACGGCGGTGTATTCTCAGATAAAAATATCAATAAGATTAAGAAAGGTGCTAAGAATATTGGTGCCGGTGCAATCATTGGTGCTCTTGCATTACCTGGTCCATTTGGTATTTTAGGTAATGCTCTTATTGGTGCTACTGCAGGCTATATTACTTCTACTGATAAATTTAAAGATGCTTTACTTGGTGAAAAAATTGACCCTAATGATCCTAATAGTAAACGTAAGGGTGGTATTGTTGGTAGAATCAAAATGGAAATGGTTCCATTAAAGGATTTCGGAATGCATCTTCGTGATAATATTATGGATGAAATATTCGGTAAAGATGAAGGTGAAGGACGTAAAGGTGGATTATTTGGTGCTATCAGAGATAATATGGTTACACCACTTATTGAAGGTAGTAAATCTGTATTTCAATCTTTATCAAATAGTGTTTCTGATATGGCTCATTTACTTGGTGATACATATAAGAAACTTAGGGCAAGATGGGCTGGAAATGATTTCTTTGGTGGAGCAATTGAAAAGCTTGATTCTCTATCAGGTGGTCTTATTAAAGGTGCTGGTAGTATTGGTAGAGCAATGACAAAACCATTTAGACTTCTCGGTGAAGATGGTATTGGTGGTGCACTTACTGCCGGTAGAATTAGAAAAGGTACAGAAATCGGTAAGACCGCTAGAGAAAGAATGATTTTCAGAACAAAACATAAGTTAGGTCAAGATGATAAATTCTATAACTCTGATAAAGCGATGTCTAATATGTCTCAAGATGACTTAATGGTAGCTCAGACTCTATTACAATTTGGTGATAGTAGAGACAATATTGATAAAGCTAGAGATGAAGATTATAGAGTTCTTGGACAAACTTTAAGAGAAAATCTAAATAGATCTGATTCTAAAAAGATTGTCAAGATGATCAAAGAAGGAGATATTGCTGGTGCTCAAAGATTTGCTAGAACTAGAAAAGCATCTGATGAAGCAAAATCAAATGTAGCATCTATGATAGCTAGACATCAGAATAAACTTGAACAGTATAAGAAAGCTAGTGACAGAATTAATAATTCTGGTAAAACAGCTCAAGAGTTATTAAACGAAATTGGCTTAAATGTAGATACAAGTGATGCTTCTTCTGTAAGATATATGCAGAAGCAATTGCAAAGAGAAATTGCTCATAACAATGCTGGTTTAACAGATGAAGAAATCGAATATGATAAGGTTAGAGAAATTTGGGCTGACCCAGATAAATCTCCTTTGAAGAATGTAAATACTGGTGTATCTGGAATTCTTGATCAATTAAAAGGTATTTATGCTGAAATTAAATTAGGAAATGAATATGACAAACTATCAAATTCTGAGAAAGCAGAATATAATAGTAAAGATGATTATATTAATAAGAATAAAGCAAAATTGGCAGCTGAGCCTGAATCTGAATCTGTCGAAAAAACAAATATAGGTAAAGCTGGTAATTTAGCAGATGCTGTTCATGTTAATCCACAGACGAATCTGTATCAAAAAATGAAAGCTGTAAAAGACCAAGAAAAGATTAAACATCTTCGTGAGATTGCTGATAGAGGCGTTAGAATGTTTAACAACGCTATCATTGCAGAACTTAATGATCCTGAGAAAGTAAAGGTTGATATTGAAGAACAATTTGGAGAAGGTAAAGACGAATACTCTCCAGCAAAAGCAATTAAAAGAGAAATGACTATTGAAAAGTTTGAGAAAACTTATACTTTCACAGTTTCTTATATATGCACGAATAAGGGTGATATTAAAGTTCCAACTGATCAAGAAGAAGATTTTGAACAAAACAGAGATCAATTTGTAAGTGATTATATGGAACGCTTTATGCCAAAAGAAACCGCTATCGATAGAGCATTTGATAAGATTCCTAGTCTTACATTCGGAAATATTATTAAGAGTTCTATTAAAGCTGCTGGTGTATTAGGTATTGCTAGTTTGTTCCCTCTTGGTGCAGTGGTTGGACTTCCTGCATTAGGTGCTCTCAAAGTTGGTAAATGGGCAGCTAAAAAATTCGATGTTAAAGGAAAAATAAAGCGTGCTAAAAATAAATTAGTTCGTGGTATTAAACATAAACTAGGTTCTCATGAACTAGATATGGATTCAAAGCATCAACAAAAGAAGGATGAAAAATATAGAAGCAAAGCTAGAAAAGAACTATTAAAAGCTATTGACAATGATGATCCAGCTTTGAATGATTTATCAAATGAAATGTATGGTTCTGATTATCAAGACCTAAGTGAAGATGAAAAGAAGGAAGTTAATCATCAATTCATCGAAAACTATGTATCTGGTAAGCGTTCTAAACAATTAAGTGGTCATGGACTTGTTGGTAATATAAAAGCCGCTGGTCGAAACATTAAGTCTGGTGTTAAAAATGCAGTTGCTGGTAGTTTGAAATTCGTTAAAGCTAAGAAAGAAAAAGCTCAACAAGAAGAAACACTCCTTGGAAAATTTTTTGACAGACTTGATAAATGGAACTTAAAGAGAGAAAGAAAACTTGTAGATGGTAAGAAAGACAGTAAACTAGCAAAGATTCTAAAATGGTTATTTGTTGGTGGTATTGCAGCTCCAATTATCGTAGGTTTCGTAAAAAATAAAATAGTTCCAGCCGTTCAAGAAAAAATTGCTCCATTCTTAAAGAAAGTCGGACAGAAAGTTATCGGTGTTAAGAATGAAACTACAGGTGAATATGAAGGCGGTATTGTATCTGGTATTGTAAATCCAATTAGAAACTTCTTTAAAGACAAATTCAAAAATATTCATGACTGGTTTACTAATGACGGTAAATATGAATCTCATGATAAAGGTATGATTGGTTTATTAAACAATATTAAAGGTATCGGTGAATATATTATTGAGCTTTGGAAATCTGGTGCTTCTACAATTTACGGTGAGTGGCTTCCTAAAATTGTTGAAAATGCTGGTAGAAACTTCTTACCTATGCTTGGTAATTATTTCAAAGGATTATTTAAAGGTCTTGGTGATATATTTAATGGCAAAGGTAAAGGAGATTTCGGAACTGATTTAACTGTTGCTGAAGCAGGTGGTGAAACTTCTTCTCAAGGTAAAACTGTTACACTAAATACTGGTTTCGGTAAAACAATAAATCTAACTGTACCTGCAAATAAAAATAAATATAAGTTTAATTTTGATACAAATATTAAACGTATAACAAATACCGATGGTACAGCAACATTTAAAAATGATAAGACTGGCCAATCTATTACAAGTGAAAAGATTAATGATAAGGATATGTACCTATCTGGTAAAAATAAAGACGATGTTAATATTTATACTAAGAATGGTACAAATAAATCTTACATCAAAGATGAAGAAACTGGTACTTATATTCCTCTTACTGAATATCAGATGGCTATGAACGAAGCTGCTACAAATAACGATGTTATAAAAGATTATCAGAAAAAAGAAGCTAATAACCAACAACAAGCTGGTTATGCAGTTGAAGATAGTTCTAAGAATGCTGGAACTATTGGAAAGATAATGGGAAAGAGTATCTTTAATCTTAACAACTTGAAAATATTTGGTGGAAAAGCAATTGAAGATGCATTTAAGGTATTCAAAAAAGGTGGAGCAAAGAAAGCAGCTAAAACAGCAGTAGATTTGCTATCTCCTGGTGGTATACTCAGTTTATTTAAAAAAGGTTTTACCCTTTTGTCAGCTATTCCTAAACTTGGAGCATTTGGAATTAGAGCCGGTTCTAAAATGACCAAAGGTTTACAAGAAAAACTTCAAACAGCTCTTTATAAAAAAGCAAAGAATATACCTGGAAAAATAAAAAGTCTTGGAAGAAAAATAAAAGGATTCGGAAAATGGGCAGCAAACACTGAAGCTGGTAAATGGGTAGGAGGAAAAGCAGCTAAAGCCGGTAAATGGATAGGTGGAAAAGCAAAAGGACTAGCAGGCAAAGCAGCTAAAGCTGGTAAATGGGTAGGAGGAAAAGCAGCTAAAGCCGGTAAATGGATAGGTGGAAAAGCAAAAGGTCTCGGACAAAAAGCTACAAATGCATTTAAACGCTTAATGCAAAATGAAAAAGTAACTTCGCTTAAAGATAAAATTCTTAATGCTGGTAAAAAAGCTAAAAATTTAGGTGAAAAACTTGGTAATAGTAAACTAGCAACTAAAATTAAAGAATGTGTAAAAGCTCTTAAAGGAAAAATTAGTGATAAGCTTAAAAAAGTATTAGAACATGAAAAAATTCAAAAACTTTTAGGAAAAGTTTTAAGAAAAAATACAGATACAATTGCTAAAGGAGCAGAAGAAGCTGTTACCGAAACAATAGAAAAGAATGCAGAAACGATTGCTAAAAAGGCAGGTAGTATTACAGCTAAACAAGCCGCAAAGAGTTTTAGTATTATTTCTATTGTAGCTGATTTTATTCTAGGTGCTGATGATTGCAGAAATATATTAGGAATAGTAGAACAAAAACCATCTATTACAGAAAGAATTACTGGTGGTCTTATTAACAGTATCCCTTCTATTATTGCTTCTCTTGCTGAGGTAATAACTGGAGCATCATTTGGTGCAGCTGCTGGTGTAGGAATAGCAATGTATGTAGTAAGTGTTATTGCAACAGTTATTATTTCCATAGATTCTATTAGATCGGCTATTATTGACCTTATCCTTAAATTATTAGAATCAGTTGGCGTCGATGTTTCTGGTATTAAAAAGAAGAGACAAGATGCTAAAGACGCAGTAGCTGCTTATAATGAAAAGAATAATACCAATATATCTATTGAAGAATATAATAATATAATGGGATATAAATCAGTGCAACAAAAAGGAAAAGAAGGAGTTGCTAACGCCTGGTCAGCAGCTTGGGGTTATGACTCTGGAACAAAAAATGATATTAAAGATAAAACATCTGAAGTTAAATTAGATAATAAAAAATCTAATAAAACTAGAAAAAAACTTGCTACAATATTCTCATCTATTTGGCAATCATTTGGTAAATCTGATTTTAATTACTATGCTGAAGATGAAGATGGTAATGAATTATCTGGTAAAGAAAAGCTTAATGCAAATCAATTAAAGTTTGAAAATCTTGCATCTGAAATCATAACAAGTTTGGTTACTTTATTAGACCAAGCCGATCCAGATGTAATTAGCGATGTATATAGTAATTCTCATGATTTTGTAGGATTTGTTGATTCTAGAAACAGATTGAGGAAGACATTTAAGAAAGGTAAAGAAGACCCAGCAACTCAATTTAATATAGATGAAGAACATGCAAGTTGGAAACGTATTAAAGCAATTGCCGGTGTATGTGCAATTATCAATGAAATCTTTGAACCATTAAACGACAAAGCAACTGTAACCGGAATTATTGTATCTAAAATGATTCCTGCTTACTTTACTTCTAAGGGTAGTGATAGTGATGTAATCGACTGGGCTAATGAAAATGTAGACAATAGTGTTTATAATTTAAATATGACTCAGTATGACGCTGAAGAATCTAACTATATCGGTGCTCAAGCTGTAGGCTCTGAAACAGCATCAGGCATAGAAGGGGTTACAACTAATGCAAATGCTAATAGTAAATTGTCTCCTATCAAGGGAAAATTAGCAGCTATCTTTGGAAAAGGTAAGAATCTAGTATCTAATATCGGTGATAAAGTAAAAGATACTCCATTCGGAAAGATTGGAATGAAATTATCTGAAATTATCGATAATGCAATTAGTTCAATAACTGGTGGATTTGAAAATGTAGAAGATATGTTTAAGAATCTATCTAGTAAAAATAAGAGTACTAATGAATCTATTGATACTTTATCATTACTCCCAATTGATAAGAAGTATTGGAAAATTAGTTTGGATAAAAAGAATCCGTTCTTAAGTTCAATCTTTAACTTTATGGAATCTATGAACAGAGTTGTTAAAGCACCATTCGCATTAGCAGCAGCTTCGTTGGGTTCAGGTTTGGATACAATTTCTAGTAACGTATCTGAATCTTCAGGTAATTCTAATACAAGTAATAATAATTCTGGGGATAAATCTGATAATACTAGTACAAATTCAACTTCTTCTTCCGGAACTAAATCTGGCGGAATGTTAAGTAAACTTGCGAAAGCTGGTAAGTCTGTTGGTAAAGCAGTAGTAAGTGCTATGAAGGGCTTATTTGGTAAAGGTCGTGATGGTACAGATGATGAATCTGGTTATGGTGATGATCCTTACCATATTTATCAAAGAGACTATAAAGGTTCTTTTCATACAACTGGTGATTCAGAAAGCCAGACAATCGCAGATTCAGGATGTGGTCCAGCTGCTGCAGCATCATTGTTAAGAATGTATGGTAAAGATGGTGATATGAATAATGCTGTCAATTATGCATTGAATAACAAATATAAAGAAGTTGATGGTGGTACATACCCTCAATACTTCAATGATTATTTAAATAAGAATGGTATTAGCACAAATTCCAATGCTGATAATAATGATGTTGTTAATAATTTAATTCACAATAAGCCTGTAATTCTTATGGGTAGAGACTCTACTAATAGTGGTAAAACACCTTATGGCTCTAAATATTCTCATTACGTTGTAGCAAGAGGATTAGATAAGAATGGTAATGTAATTGTAGAAGACTCTGAAGACAAAAACGGTTCTACAAGATATAGTCTTGCTGATACACTTAATAATTCTTCAGTTCGAATTACTACTGGAAAAGGACAATATGGACGAGCAAAAAATAATGTTATGAATAGTTATGTTGGTGGGGTTAACTCTGTAATGTCAGCTGCTATTTCTAACATTATCGGTAATGTAGCTGGTAGTATAACTCTTGGTAGTAGTTCAAACAAATCTACTGGTAATAATGCTGCAAATAAAGTTGCTGGTACTAAAGGTGTTAATGGCAAAATTGGTGTAAGTGATGATATTAATACATCTTGTGGATATACAGCCGATCAGCTTAAAGCTGCTATTCATAGCATTAATGCAGGGTGCTCTGCAGAACAATTCCCAGAAGCAGCAATTGCAATAGAACAAGCTAAGGGTGTTAATGCATTATTCACAATTGCAGTGGCGGTTCAAGAACATGGTTGGGATGGTCCTGTTGGTGTTAATACAACCGGTGCAAATTATGGTAACTGGAATGTATTTAATATCGAAGGTAGTCCTAATTCTTCTAATGGACGTTGGAAAGACTATGATGATTTAACCGATGCTTTTGAAGGATTCGGTAACTTAATTATGGGCGATACTTATTATGGAGATGGATTAACTACACCTGAAAAAATCGGTCCTAGATACTGTGATGAAGGATGGGCTGGGCCTGTTTGTCAAGTTGCTGCATTGATTGCAGATCACATTTCTGGTTCCGGTCGTGGTAAGAATGATAGTATTATTCGTCCTACATTTACTAAGAAATTCTTAAATAACGTTACTAGTACAATTAGTTATTATACAAATAATGTATTATCTAGACTAGGTGCAACTTCTAGTAGTTCCTCTGGCTCTAATAATGCAGGAACTGTTTCTAGTGGAAGTGCAAATGTTGACATTGATGCTGATACTACAATCATCTGTGGTGACTCTATTACATGGGGTTTGAGTGAAAGAACAAGTCTAGGTGATAGAGCTATGGGTGTTATATCTGGTACAACTGATATCAATTGTCAAGGTAGTTTGGGACAAACATATCAATCTCAATTTAAAGCACATAGTGATATTATTAAAAATGCAACGGATGCTATCTTCTTCTGGGGTATGAATGAAGTATTTCTTAATGCGGATGTACAAAGCTATTTTAAACGCTATCAAGAATCTATTGATACAATTTTAGGTTATGGTGGAAGAAATACAAGCAATACAAATGTTTATATTTTAACTGTAATCTGGGTACCTGAAAACTCTGGTATGGGTGGTAGTTTTAATGCTGCTGCTATAGAGAAATTTAATGAAACTTATATTAAGCCATTTGCTCAGAGTAAAGGTTACACTCTAATTGATATCTATGAAGATTCTAAGGAAGTTCCTCATGAAGCAGGTAATGTTCACCCAGCAGACTATCAAAAACTATATGAAGTTATTAAAGCTCATACAAACGGTAGTAGTACCACATCTACTTCCGAATCAAAATCTGATGATGATTCAACTATTGAAGAATCTGGTTCTGGACGTGGTCGTGCTATTGTAGATAGAATTAAGGAATTAAAAGGAAATATAAATAAAAATATCATTCTAGGTAGTAAGAAATCTAGAAAATTATTGGTTACTGGTAAAGGATATGACAAAAATGTTAAAAGATTTATCGGTAATAACGGTATGGAAATTGGTGATACGATTACCAATTTACAGGAAATTAGAAAAGCACCTTGGTGGGATAAATTTAAAAAATATATTAAAATTGGTAGAATTAAGAAAAAACCAACAAATAGCAATACTGTACTACGTTCTGCTGGTAGAGGTAAGGTTAGTGACTTAATTGACAATGCTAAAGAAGCAAGTAAAGACGATAACATGGTTATTTCTAAAGATGACATTACATCTAGTAATGATACTAATGATTCATCGTCAGAAACAACAGATGAAAATACTGCTACAGATGAAGAAACTACTGATGAAGCCACTACAGATACCTCATCAAATTCTTCTTCTAATTCTCAAGCAACCGGATTAATAAGTTTATTAGGTCAATACTCAAATGCTCTAACTAGAGGTGTATTTGGTGACTTCTATGATGCATTATATGGTGATACACAAGTTCAAGGTGTTAATAATAATCAAGGAATTACTGGTAGTTTGACCGAAGGTACTGCTGAAGAAAATATGAAAAATATGTTCAAATATATGAAATCCCAAGGATTTAGTGATAATCTTGCAGCAGGTATACTTGCAAATGTTAGAGCTGAATCTGGATTTAATCCTCATATTTTAAATGGTGGTGCTACAGGTAATATATTTGATAACCAAGATAAAGCATACGGTCTTATTCAATGGTATGGTTCTGCATCTAGAGCTTGTCTATATAACTGGTGTACAGCAAATAATTGTGATCCTGAATCACTTGATGGGCAAACAAAATGGATAGTTGCTCAAATTAAAGGAATTAATCTTGATTCTGAAAAAAATGCTGAAAATGCATCTAAGTTTAATGGTGAAACCGGTGCTGGTACAATGACATATAACTGGAACTATTTAAAAACTAAAGGGTCATTTAGTACATTTAATTCATACTCTCTAGAAGAAGCCACTAAACTTTGGTTGGAATGTGTAGAAAGATGTGAAAACATAGGTTCTGCTCTTACAACAAGAATTGGCTATGCAAAAGAAATATTGAAAGAATGTACAGGAAGTAGTGATTCAGATTCAGATAGCGGCTCTGGACGTGGTAAAGAAATTATTAGAAAAGCAACCTCTTCTAATAATAAATTAAGTTCAGGTAGAGCTAAATTATTTAGTCCTAGTCCTATAAGCACTGGAGGAATTGCAAATGCAGTTTCTTCTGCAGTTAACAATGCAGTTAATTCTAATAATTCATCATCAAGTTCTAGCAGTTCAAGTTCTGATGATTCATCATCAACCGATACAGAAGATGAAGAATCTTCAGATGACGAAGAATCAAAAGATACTGATACTTCTACTACAAGTAGTTCATCCTCTTCATCTGGTAGCACAACTGGTGCTAAAACTCTATTAAGTAAACTTGCTTCTTACACAAAAGCTACTATCAAGGGTGTATATGGTAATTTCTATGATGCATTATATGGTAGCGAAGTAGAAGAGGGTTCCGGAGATAATAATGGTGGTTATACCGATGGTAGTGGTGTAATATATGCTGCAGCAATGGTATTTGAAGCTATGGGTCGTGCAAACCCAACATTTGGATATTGTTATTGTGGTGGAAGAGTATTCGATCTTGAATGTAGGGATGGTAAAAAACTTGAAAGTGTTAGACCAGACTGTTCAGGTATGATGTCAGCTGTAGCACAATATATGGGTTATTATACATATCCTTCTACTAAATCTTCATATACTGATACATTCCATGGATTAGGTTATAATGTAACTAATTTCTGGGCACAACGTATATGTGATAAAGACGGTAATGTAAGTCCAGATTGGGAATATAAGGATTTCGACCCAAATGATAGACAGCCTGGTGATATGCTCATTAGAGATGATGTAGGTCATATTGATATGTATGTATTTACTGATACTAATGGTAGAGTTAGAGGTTTTAATGCAGGTTCAGGTGGTTTTTTCCCTGATGGACATTGTGATTCTGAAGGCAGTGGTATTGAAGATTCATATAATTTTGCTAAATATTATCTTGAACACGGAAATCAGTTACCTACAAATGATGGCAGTATGGGTGCAACAACTATACAAGACAGTGAAGCATTATATGTCGTACGTTATAAAGGAAGTAGCGGTTCTGGACGTGGTAAAGAAAAAAATCAAAACAAGAAAAATATTTCAAATACATCTACAAATGGGTATAAAAAAGCAAGTATTGGTAGTGGAGAACATATTAAAAAAGTTCCATGGTCGGTACAACAAAATATAGATAGAATCGGCAGAGAAGGATTAAAAGCATATAAAAATCAAACTGGTAGAGGTATATTGAAATCATTAGATGATGTTAAACAAAATAGCATAAATAGAAAATTATTCTCAACATCATCTAATAACTTATCATCGTCTAATATTAGTTCCACAAATAATAATACGAGAAATAATCATCTATCAAAATCATCATATATCGGTGAAAACACATTAACAACCAATACATCAATAGATTTAGGACAATTGATAAATCTAATAGGTATTATAGCAAATAATAGTGATAAAATAGACACAGTGTTACAGTTGTTAGGTGCTATCGCAACTAATACTGAAAATACAACTACAGCTGTTACAAATAAAAACAACAAATCGTCTAATACTGGAGGAAACGGATTATCTGCATTGAGAAATGCTCTTGATTCAAATAGTTCCGGTATAGATATTGCTAAAGCTGTATATCAAATTGCACAAAATTAAAAGTTATGAGGACTGGGTAATTCCAGTCCTCATATTTTTTGTATCTAGAACATTAGGATAAAATAACAAGAAAGGAGAAAATATCATGGCAAAAAAAACAAACACATGGATGAGACTAATTAGAGATAAAAATTATGCCAGATTTGTATATCAAAAAAATCTTAATGACGGTGGAATATATATATTAACAAAATATCAAACTAATGTATTTTCCGACCCTACAACTGCTAGAAGTAGTTCTGTATCTCAAGAAAGTTCAAAGGCGATGTTAATCATAAAAATGAATTATGCTGCAGCTGTTGTTGAAAAAAGTATGGTATCTGGTAAAATTGCTGTAAAAATTAGATGTGGTAATAAATATGGCTGGGTTTATCTCGGAAAGGTTAATGTTGGAGATAGAGGCACTTCATATACGTGGGGTGCTGGACCATATATCTCAATGGGTATAACAGAAAATCATCTTAAGGATTATAGTGGAGTTTGGTATGATCCTGCAAGTAGCTATTCATCATTAAATGCTACAGATTCAACACTGCATAAAGATGCTACTGTAAAAATTAATGATAGTAATGTTGCTGCTGCAGAAGATACAACAGAAGCCAAAGATGAAGCAACTGCTAGTAGTATATCATCTAGTAATGATAATGCTAATAGTGGTGAAATAAATGTTACTTATGAATATGCTGTAAAAGTTAGTCCATATACTTATATCTATAATATGGCAGATTATACAAAAAATAATAGTTATGAAAACTATGCTAGTTCTAATACAATTCAAAAAGGAATCGACTATAGTAAGTTAAGATTTGTATTCGGAATTCCATATCAATATCTTCCTACTACAGACTGTAGAGTTGGAAATAACTATTCAACTTCACTTGAACAAACAGGATATGAATTTGCTGAAAAGATTGTTTCTAGAATGCCATTATTGTATATTACTCCAGGTAATACATCATTCATGGGTGGTACAACTGAAAACTATAGAACTGCTTTATTAGGTTCACTTGGAGATAGAGCACCTGGTGCAGCATCTGCCGAAGATGCATTAACAGAAACATCTCTAGAAACAATGCTTGGAGAGTACAATGGTAAATTATATACTATTATGCCAGCTTATACAGAATATTTTAAATATGTAAACCCTTTATGTAGAGCTGGTGCAATCTTCTTAGATATTAGTGAAAAATCATTTGATAGTGAAAATGGTAGTGGTAGTGATAAATTCGGAAATTTTAACTGGGGTATTAATGAAGGTATTGCATATGAAATCTGGGAAGATGAAGAAGATACAGAAGATGAAGAAGTAGAAGATGGTGAAAAAGATTCAGATAACAAAGAACAAAATGACAAAAAAGCAGATAAAGATGAAAAATCTGATGAAGATAAAACTGATTCAACTGATGAAGATAAAAAAGAAGATGAGGAAGAAACTGAACCTAAGAAAGCCAAATTCGAAGAAGACTATTCAGAGTTCTTTACATCATCTATTTCTAAAATTAGTGAAACTATATCTGACTTTGAAAGTAGGCTATATTATGGTAATGCTATTGCATTTTATATAAATTCAGATTCTTCTTTCACAGACTCATTTGGTAATGAAACAACGGAATCTTCATTATCCACTACAATTAATACTTTATCTGATAAAGCTAGAGAAATTCAATTCCTATTAGGTACATCTCGTCAAGCAGTTGGTGAAGCCTTTGATAAAGTAGACGGTACATTAAGTGCAATTAAAGATCAAATCAATTCTATTGTAGAGAAAGTGGCAGGTGGTAATTCTATTTTTACTACTATTGCAAATAGTGTAAAGACTATTGTTTCAGGTGGTCGTATGCTATTCCCACAGATTTGGTCAAATAGTACATTTTCTAAATCATATAGTATTTCTATTAAACTAACTACTCCAAATACAGACAAAGTATCTTGGTGGTATAATATCTATGTACCATTATGTCACCTTATGGCACTTGTATTACCTCGGTCAGAATATGTAAACTCATATACAACACCATTCTTAGTAAAGGCATTTTATAAAGGAATGTTTAATATTGATATGGGTATTATTACAGAAATGACATTTAATAAAGGTAAAGAAGGTTCCTGGACAAAAGATGGTTTACCAACCGTTGTTGATGTAACTTTCTCAATTCAAGATTTATATAGTGCTATGGGTATGACATCTACTGAAAGTATGTTTAAAGGAAAGACACTTCAGAATGTTTCAGAAATGGACTACATTGCAAACTTATGTGGTATTAATATAAATGAACCTGATATCTTTAGAATGATTCGTTTATGGTGTGCATTCAATATCGAAAATAGAGTATATGACTTTATTCCTAATCTAGAATTAGGGGTTGAAAAATATCTTCATAATAGAGTCTTGAATGTTTATAACAATTTCTGGTTTTAAATATATAACTATATAGTAAAGATGTAATCCAGAGATTATATCTTAGCTCAATAGTGAGTTTCTTGACTTTGTCGGTATTTGTGTCTCCTAGAATTCCTGGTGGAGAAATCTACCAGGAATTTATTTTTAATAAATATATAACTATATAGTAAATGAATGGTGTGGTTAACTGTTCATTTGAGATTCACCTTTCTATTTGTGTTTTGGAATTTCTGATTACAACAAGATGTGCCTGTCGGGTTTATACTC